GGCACCGCACTCGGTCTCCTCGTTTCAGGTCAGGTCTCAAACATCGCAATCAATGATCTGGACCCCGCCGTGTATGCGTTCTGGCGCGCCGTCGTTGATGAACCCCAAGCGTTCAGCGAGCTTGTGCGCACCGTTGACCTAACGGTGGAGGAGTGGGAGAGGCAACGCGATATCTACGACAACAGTCCTCGCGACGAGCTGCTGTCGCTTGGCTTCGCAACCTTCTACTTGAACCGCACCAACCGCTCCGGTGTTCTCAATGGGGGACCAATCGGGGGCAAAGACCAGACTGGCAACTACAAGATCGATGCTAGGTTCAACCGGGCAACACTGGTGGAGCGGATCCGACTGATCGGCCTTCACGCCAGTCGGATTTTGGTGACCAACCTTGATGGAAGAGACGTTATCAAGCACTACGCTGATGAAGAAAGCGCGTTTATTTACGCTGATCCGCCATACTTTGAAAAAGCCGGGTCGCTCTATATGAACGCATTTGACGCTAGCGACCATGAAGAGCTGGCTAAGTGTCTGAATGAGGTTGACGTTGCGCGTTGGGTTCTCACATACGATAACGTTCCACGGGTTCAGGAGCTATATGGTGGGCGGCGGAGCAGGCTCTTCTCATTGAACTATTCGGCGTATAGCGCTGTGAAAGCGCAGGAAATCATGGTGTTCTCCGATTCACTGAAAATCCCTGAGAGCATTGACATCGAACACAGAGAACTCACCGAGACGAGGGTTCCGGTTACTGGGTATTCCCAAAGCTAGCATCGAAGTATCCATCACGAAACCACCACTCCTACTACCCGCCGACACCCCCGCGCGAACACTCACACAGTACGCGCTCATGCTGCACGGACAACGATTCACCCTCCACCCCGGCACTTAACGTTGATTCCACGTCAGACCCCATAGAGTAGAAGCAAACCGAAAGGAAACACCATGTCAACGCCAGTTTTTTGTTCCGTTAAGGAAACAAAAGGTTCTTTAAGGGAAGAGCTCCTGACGCGCGGCTACATCATTGCATTTTTCATTAGCCATAGTAAATACAAGTTTCGCTTCTGCTTTTCGGAGGAAGAAGTGGAAGCGGAGCGTAAAGCGGCGAGGCAGATGTATGAAAGGCTTGGCAAATATGGGTACAGCAAAATGTATTTTGGGTACGTTCCTGAAGTTCCCTACCTGCCACACACAAGCCAGCGTGGCAGTATCGATAGCGCTGAAGAGTTTCTTATCATTCGCTATCTAGCCATCGATTATGGGAATAATGGCCGACCATTTCCAGAAGATTGGTACCCCGATAGAGCAGGGCTAAACGAGTGGCGCGCATCCTTGACAAATGCAGACGTGACGATCCGGTATCTATCACAAGGCCAATATGGACTAGGGTTCAATTGTGATTACGGTCTCTTCATTCTTGCCAAGGAACATGGTGAATGGGTCTGGCCGAACAAGGCACAACTGAACCTGGCGTATCAATCCATCGTTAAGGCGAACATCCCAGAAAAGGATGTCGTCATTCACATCAAGCCCGCCAACACGCACGGGGGCGGGCTGACAAAAGAAAAGGCAATGAGGAAGCTCTTCCCGGAAGCGCGCATCATCGAAGAAAAGTGGGATAACGCCTATAACTGCGCGCTTTCTGCGACTGGCCCTACGGATCCGGGCAATAAGCGCCGTAAAATTGCTCGCACGATCCGCGAGATAGGCGAGGCTAACCCTCCCATAAGGAGGGGAGATCTGCTACCTGCCGAGTCGTTCAACTACCCGTTTGAGGAGGTTTTGTCGTGGTTGCGGACCTACGTGGATGCCGGTTACCCGGTGATCTTCAAGGACGAGGCCGCACGCTACATCATTGAGAGCATGGTCGCGTACCTCAAGCGCCCCGAGGGCGAGACCGGCATCTTTAACTTCCAAGAAAACAAACTGTCTGACGAGGCCAGTGTCCTCACCCGAATGGATAGAGACACAATTGAGGAGGTTGCGGTTACAGTAGGCTGCGATTGTGTGGCACTGAGTTCCGATGTCTACAGGCGGGGGTATAAGGACCCCCTCTACTGGAATGCGTCCGGACTCTACACGGGTCGTAAAGAGAGGTTGTTTAACTCGTTCGTTGAGGATGTGCGTGCGTCGAAGGAACCCGTGCTCTACTTCGTTGCGGGTAGTGACAACAAGACTCGTAGGTCTCTTGTTGAGGGGCGTGAGCTTCTGGCGACCTCACTGACCCCGGCAGACATTCTCTACCTCGCATACCAGCATGGAATGAACATGCCTGCCATGGTTGTGGAGAAGGCCCTACCAGGCCAGAGGGGCCTCCTCGTGAGAACCAATCTCACCAAGTAACCCGCACCCCATGCCCGTGAGCACCCCAGGACAGAGGACCGATAATCTCCACCCTGGGGTGCTCACGCATGTGACGCACCTAACTAGCGCTGTGGATATTGAGACTTGCGCATCCGAATCGGACGACATATGCTATAAATCATCCCGAACAGGGATACTACTTCACTCAACAATCCAGAAGGAGCAATCACAATGAATACCAAGAAGATCATCGCGGCACTTGTCGCATTCACCGCCGCTGCCACCCTCGGCGCGTGCACCAACCCCGGCAAGGAGATCGCCCCCTCCAAGGACAAGACTCCCGCCCCCAATGCGCAGTCGAATAACCCGGCCCCCGCGCCGACCACTCCCGCGCCTGCGCCCACAACTCCGGCTCCCAGCACTCCGTCCCCCAGCAACCCCACTTCTCCGCGCGTGCCCGTCTCTCCCGCGCCGACCACCCCGCAGCTCGGTCAGGGCAGCGGCTTCTATGGCTACACCAGCACCGCCTCGCAGCACACTTTCTCGGATGGTGGCTACGACTACGCCACCCCGGCGGACAACACTGTGTCCGCTGACACGAGCCACGCTGCCGCCCAGGCGCGCTTCGCCGCCGCCCAGGCCGCACTCCTGGACGCGAACAACGCCCTGACCGACGCGCAGAACAAGCTCTCCGCAGCTCAGGACGCGGAAACCGCCGCTCAGGGTGCGCTCGCGGACGCGAAGGTCAAGGAGTCCGACGCGAAGGCTGCGCTCGACGCTGCTATGCAGGCTAACCCCGCCGGGTCCGTGGCCTACATGAAGGCCAAGAACGACCTCAACGACGCGAAGGCTGCGACCGCCACCGCTCAGAAGAACCTCGACCAGGCGAACGCCGAGCTGGCTAACGCTCGCACCCAGTCCGATAAGGCCAAGAGCGAAGCCGACACAGCTCACTCCGAGCTCGACAAGGCGAACACCGCCCTCAAGGATGCGCAGGACCGCCTCGCCGCCGTCATGGCCGACCAGGCTACTCGAGCGCACGCCGCCGTCGATGCGGAAGCTGCTCTGGACTCCGCGAAGGACGCGAACGCTGACGCGCAGGCCAAGAAGGCTGAGGCGAAGGCCGCTCTCGAAGCATCTACCGCCTCCCTGAACGAGGCTCAGGCGAACCTCGATGCGGCCAAGCGCGCCGCCGAAGCCGGTGGCATCAACTGGGATGCGCTGACCGTCGCTCAGAAGCAGGATCTCGTTCGCGCGTTCCTCCTCCAGATGATGAACGACTACCGTTCTCAGTACCGTCTGCCCGCGGCCCCCATCGGAGTTGACGTGCAGGCATTCGCTCAGGCGCACGCCGACACCAACCCCGGCTACATGGTTGGTCCCAACATGGCCGACTGGGATAAGGGCAGCGCCGACGGTCTCACCAACCGCCCCTACGGCTCCCTGTCCACTGGCACCAGCTGGGAGGGCCGTAACCCCCTCGAGGCTGCTCAGGCCGCATTCGAGAAGTTCCGCGCCAACCGCTACGGCGATGCGACCATGCTCAACGAGCGCATCAACGCCTTCGGTATCGGCGTGAGCGAGGACGGCCACATCGCCGTCGTCGGCTTCGTCGCCGACGAGAACACCAAGGGAGCCTACACCTACGCGCCGACCGGCGTGGACGTGTGGGGTGGCAAGGAGATCCCGCAGGCCACGAACCCGACCTACTCTCCTTCCCACTCCTACCCCGGTTTCGAGGGTGAGGTTGAGACGAAGGAGGCTCCCAAGGTCACCAAGGCTGACGGAGTTGACCTCGCGCAGCTCGAGCGCACCCTGAACGATGCTCAGGCTACCGTCACCCGTGACAAGGAGACTGCGGAGAAGTCCGCCGCAGCCGCCGACAAGACCCAGGCCGACCTCGAGGCCGCTCAGACTGTGCGCGACCAGGCCGTCGCAGACCGAGACAACGCCGATCCTGCCGCCGCCCGCCAGGCTGTGACCGAAGCGTCCGACGCTCAGGCCAAGGCTCAGGAAAAGGCCACCCAGGCCGACGAGTTCGCCCGCGAACAGGCTGAGCAGGTCGCCCCCGCGCAGCGGAACGTCGAACAGGCCACCCAGGCCGCAGCCGAAGCCGTCAAGGCCCAGGAAGTCGCCCAGGACGCCTACGACACCGCCGCCAAGGACGCTGCGGACATCGTAGCCGCCGACAAAGCCCTCACCGATGCCCACAAGGGTACTGAGGACGCGCTCGCTGGCGTGGCTGACGCAGTTGCCAACCGTGTCGAAGCTGAGGATGCCGTCACCTCCGCTCAGGAGAACGTGGCCTCCGCTCAGGCCGACGTGGACGCAGCCGTGTCCGAGCTCGGTAACTGACGGGAGGTTCGAGAAACGTCCCCTGCTTGGCGTGCTGCTTCTGGGTTCGAGTGAAGTAGTGCCTGAGCGTGCCGGGTAGGGGAGTTGCCCCCAGGTTTCATGTGGAGCCTGGGGGTTTTCTCCACCCTAAATACTGTGTGATCTACTTAACCGAAACATGGGTTCTCAACGGTTGCGCACCATGTTCCGCGCTGCTAGATTGTTCATGTCAGGAGAAAAACTTCTCCGACTCCTGACAAGTGTGAATAGGGACAGCCGCCCGAGGCCCACAACCTCGACAAAGCCTCGGGCGACGCACGCTGCTCTAGCTCAACGGCAGAGCATCCGCCTTGTAAGCGGACGGTTGAGGGTTCGAATCCCTCGGGCAGCTCCACCGCCACAAACCAGTGGCGATGAAACTGAATACGGGGTGTAGCGCAGCTTGGTAGCGCATCTGCTTTGGGAGCAGAGGGTCGCAGGTTCAAATCCTGTCACCCCGACGACATGCCTAGCATGTAAAAGCCTGGACGCTATCAAACCGGGGAGGCCTACCTGGTTTGGTACACACGGTCTGGGTGGGGTTGGAAAGCTACCAGCCCTCGGCACCTAGCTCAAGAAGGCAGAGCACCTTCCGAAGCCCCGCCCCGCAAAGGCTCAGCCTTGCGACGGCGGAGGAGTAAAGGCGTGAAGGAGATGCTGGTTCGAGTCCGGCAGTGCCGCCCCACAAGGATCTCTAGCTTAATTGGGGTCACAAAGCGGTGTTCTAGGCCCGCAGCGCGACTCCCTGGGTAAAGCGCCTGCCCGAAGGACGGCAGGAGATGACAGTTCGATCCTGTCGAGACCCACAGATACCGTCCTTTACTGGATTGGTATCTCGGTAGTGAAAGCGCCCGATGTGTGGGACGAAAGCCAAGTCCTCACGCGCTGGGCGTGGCTATTGCTATCCGTGTCGCCGGGAGTGCCCCGGAGACCCTAAACGCACATGGAGGGATGGTGAGTCGGAGCGGCCTGTCGGGTCGTGCAACGCGAATCTCAGCGAAGTGTGAACCAAGCGTCGGCGGAAACGTCGTGTGAGGCTTGGAGCGGATGGCCGCAAGGCTGTCCTGCAAGTTACAGAAATGTGGCTTGTAACGGTAGCTCCCCCTCTCTGGACCGCTAGGTCAGGGGTGGCACAACAAACAGAGACGGGTTCGATTCCCATGTCGTAGAGAACGGAATACAGGACAAGTTCTCGGAAAGAGGTAATTCCTCTTTTCTGGGCTGTTAGCTCAATTGGTAGAGCACCTGTTTTGCAAGCAGGGGGTTACGGGTTCGAGTCCCGTACAGTCCACGGCTGTTCTCGTAAGAGATGCAGCTACCTAGCTGCTAGGTGTCCTCCGGGACTACCTAGCTTTACAGATCGTTGGCTCAGTTGGTTAGAGCGTCTGGTTTACACCCAGAAGGTCATCGGTTCGAGTCCGGTACGATCTACTGGTGGAGTTGCTTCGGAGCTCTGCCAGTTGCCTCCACGTTCCGTAGGGGCAAGCGAGAATCAATCACACTGTCAGCCCGCCTTGCGGGGCGGGCTGGCGTGAAGCGCATTTGGCGGAATTGGCAGACGCGCTGGATTTAGGTTCCAGTGCCTTCGGGCGTGTGGGTTCGACTCCCACAATGCGCACGCTCCTCAGTGAGGAGTCTCCTATCCCAGGTGGCGTGAGGTCGCCTGGCGGACAGAAGGGGCTCTGCTCCTCCCATGGTTTTGCTGCATAGGCCTTGGGGGAGTTAACAGATGTCAAGCACCCATCTTAAGGGCTCCACCTCACAATGGCGAAGGCCTCCGACCGTCTTTTCTCTTCTCTGGTTGGGGGCCTTCCGTCATACCTGGAGTGTTTTCGCGTAATCAAACGCCAGTGGTGCAGCGTTGCGCTCTCTAAGATGGGAGAGCACTCTCCCCCGTTTTCGCGTTGACGCAGAAAGGAAAACCTCACCAATGAATCGTTCTCGAACCGTCGGAGTGGGGCTGGTTGCAGCCTTGTCTCTGGCGTTCATCCCTGCCGCTTCGTTCGCGGCCCCATCACAGTCGGACTCCTCTTCGGGGGATACGTCGATCATGGCTCCCAGTAACCCTTCCGTGTCTGAGGAGGATCGAGAAGCGGCTGACGCCCAACAAGCCGAGGAGAACGCCCGAGCAGCGCGACCCGACCCGCAGCCGCCCACCTCGCCTGCTCCTTCGGCCCCATCGACGCAGACCCCGCCCCTCGTCACCACTCAGCCAGACGGGAGCACCGGCAACGACAAGGTGCACATCCTGTCCCTGTCGGGCGCTGACTGCATCGTGGTAGAGTCGAATGGTCACTTCGGCATCGTGGACGCAGGCGACGACAACGACTACCCGGACGGGTCAGACCCCCGCTACCCGTGGCGAGCAAATATCGCCACATGGGGACAGGAAGACCAGGTGCGCCCCTACCTCGACAGTCTGGGCGTGAACTCCTCCAACCTCGACTTCTTCATCGGCACTCACCCGCACTCCGACCATATCGGCTGGGCAGACACTCTGATCCACCGGTACCATCCCAAGCACATCTACACGCCCGTCTACGACGATTCCTACTCGGTCAGCGACGACGTGAACCCACTGTGGGACAACCAGAAGGTCTACGACGACCTCGTAGCCGCAGCGACGTGGGCTCAGAGCGCGTACGGGGCGACGTTCGACCAGCACGTCAAGCCCGGACAAGGCGACCTCATCCAAATGGGCGACATGCTCGTCCAGATCATCCCCCTGTCTCCCGACGAGGAATACGCGCACCCCGGCAAGCTCACGAACACGAACCTCATCAGCTACACGGCGAAGATCACCGCCCACGGGCGCAGCGCCTATCTGTCTGCCGACCTCGAGAGCGGCGAAGGCAAGGAAGACTACGCGGCCGGGGTGGTCGGTCACGTGGACTGGCTGAAAGCCGGTCACCACGGCCTATCAACCTCCAACAGTGAGAGCTTCCTCGACGCGCTCTCTCCGTCGCTCGTCATAAACACGGGCTACGAGTTCCAGACCCCCGACCGTCTCGGTCTGCCCGCACTCAGAGGCCGCTACGAGTGGTTCGAGGCGTACTCGATGCGTAACGCGGGCATCCCTGCCCTCGTCGGTACCTTCACTCCCGGCGGGATCACTCGCCCGTATATGAACGTCGGCATGGGGCATACCTTCGGATCGACTACGCCGCACACGTACTGGTTCCATGATGGTAAGCCAGCGGTCACGCGCGGATGGTGGAAGGGCTTCTACGATGGCTGGCACTACTTCGACGGATCCGTGTCTGCTGTTGAGAACGGCTGGGTGCTCGACAAGGGCAACTGGTACTGGATGGACGGCCTCTCTCACATGGCCGTGAATACGTGGGTCCAGGACGGCGACAAGTGGTACTGGGTGGACGACTCCGGGCACATGCTCCGCGGCGGCTGGTATCGCATCGGCGGCACCTGGTACTACCTCACCGGCTCCGGCGCTATGGCGACCGGCTGGCTCAACGACCGTGGTTCCTGGTACTACCTGCACTCCAGCGGCAAGATGGGGCAAGCGTGGGTTCACGATGGTACCGGATGGTACTGGATGGATCCCTCGAGCGGGCGCATGGACGCTGGCGGCTGGCGTAACATCTGGGGCTCCTGGTACTACCTGAGCGGCAGTGGTAAGGCCGTCGAAGGCTGGATGCTGGACCGAGGCTTCTGGTACTACATGCAGCCCGGCATCGCGCAGATGCGCACCGGCTGGATCAACGACGGCACGGGCTGGTTCCTCCTGTCGAACAGCGGCGCGATGCGCTCGGGTGGCTGGGTCCAAGACGGTGGCAACTGGTATTGGCTCGACGGCAACGGGAAGATGCTCACCGGTTGGCTCCAAACAGGCGGCGCATGGTACTGGCTCAGCCCCGACAACGGACGCATGGCAGTCGGCACGGCCACTGTTGACGGTCGCTCCTCCCAGTTCGCTCCATCGGGACGCTGGCTCGGATACGCCTAACCCCCCCTCCCCAGTGGGGGATGTATGAAGAAGCGCCCACCTCGACTCCTTTGTGAGGTGGGCGCTTCGCCATGCGACTGGGGATGCGCTGAGGCTACGTGTGGCTCATCCAGCCGTTGCCCCAGGCGTTATCTCTCAGGGTCTTGAACGCCTCTACGATGTCGCGCGCGAGCCGTTCTTCCTTCGAGTAGTAGTTCCGACTACCGTTTGGCGTAGTGCTTCGGCCTTTGACTGCGACGGCGCGCCACATAGCGCCACCCAGAACAGGTTGCAGGAGAGCTTCGGTATCCACGTAGATAACTCTTCCCGTGCGCGGGTCGGTGACGTAACCACTACATCCCCGTTTCATGCCGTTAACGTTGATGTTCTTGAGTTCCACCTCGAGGGCGGGGTCGATCTTACGGAGCTGATTGCGGAGCTTGACCGCGAGTAATGGTGGTGTCATGCGCTCATCATATCCTGACGTGAAACAAGAACTCGGTGGCGCGCTGACATGGGCACTCTATCGCCCGCCACCAACCCACTACACTAGGAACCACAATGCCCACAACCAGAAGGGAACCCATGCTTACGGCAACCAGAAACCGTATGTTCGTCGGCGGTAGCGCTGCGCTCATCATGCTGGCCGGACTCGCCGGCTACGCCACCTCACCCGCTTACGCGGACCCAGCTCCAAGTGGACTGAACGCACACCACATGGACACACTGCCCGTCCCCCCGTCGAGCGGCCAGGACACGACCGTCACCGTCCGCTTCCGTTACGACGATGCTGCACCCGCGTCAGGGCGAGGCTTCGTCGCCACCATCGGCGAGGGCGCGTCCTTCGAGCCTCACTCGTGGTCGATGCGCGAACCCGTGGATAACACGCCCATCGGTGAGTGCTCTACGCCGGACTCCAAGACGCTTGTCTGCTCCGAAGATGAGCGCGCCGACGGTAGGACCGCCTACGAGAACGGCGTAGTCACCTGGACAGTGAAGCTCGACCGCGAGCTCATCAACCAGAAGAACCTCCGCTACGCGCTCGTCACCCTCAACGGGGACACGTTCCCCCTCACGTTCCACCCCGCGACTCTGGGTTCTGGCACCACGATCCCCGCGAACTTTGACCCCAAGGGCCTGGACTCCGAAGGGGCTGCAACTGAGGCTCGCCCCGACGGCCAGCCTGCGCCGACACCCTCCCCGACGGTGACGACTCCAGCGCAGCCCGACGCTCCGCAATCTAGCCCGCAGTCGGGGCCTCAGTCTGGCCCGCAGAGCGGCACCACGGCCCCCGAAAAGCCTGCCCTCGATGAGACTAACCATCCGGGCGAGGGTGCTCCCGCGACGAGTGAGCTAGTGGCTCCCGACGTGCCGCCCCTGGACCCTAACGCTCTCGACGGTAACGGCACCGGCGTGAACCCCCTCGACCCGCCCAACACGGGCGACGGGGAGCCGCTAGAGCGCCCCGATAACCCTAACGCGGGCCTGAGTAACAACGACGGCACCGGCAACCCCGTTGACCCCACCAAGCCAGTGGAAACTGCGCCGGGTGGCACTACTACGGCTCCCACGGAAGACCAGTCGGTCGCACCTACGCGCCCCGCTCTGCCCACGGATCCCGCGCCCGCCGCTGCTGAGGCAACCGGCACGACCGTTGCTCCCGCAGGGGCAGACAAGTCCCCAACCGGCACCGCCAATGCCACGGTGGCAGCAGCCAAGTCTCCGACGCTCGCGAAGACCGGCGCGTCCTTCTGGCCGCTGGCCGGTTTCGCCGTTGGTCTCGCTGGTATCGGCGGCACCCTGCTGGGTGGTCGAGTCATGCAGAAAGCGCGCCTGCGCGTGAAGTAACAGGCCACTCTGTTACACACACGGCCCCGCCAATGGTCTCACTCAGGCCTTGGCGGGGTTTTGTGTCCCCAGAAACGCTTGTAGTGGGCACATTACAAGCCTTTGCGAGATACAAGCCACGCCATGCTGTACGCGAATTGGGCGACCTGCCGGTCAGTATGATGGTTTCGCCCATCCGGCCCCGTAACTACAAGGGAAACATGAACATCATTGCAACACGACATACGCGAAAGGCTCTCGGCGCGCTCGCAATTCTGACCCTCGTCGGAACCAGCGTCGCCACCACGCAGCCGCCCCCACAGGATACGAACTCTCCTGGAGCGACGAGTTCGACGGCTCCAATCTCGACACCTCCAAATGGGGAAACGCCTACGGCTGCTTCGACCCGAGACTGAAAACCCAAACCCACTACACCGACAGCTCCGAGAACGTGAGCGTGTCCGGCGGCTACCTCCACCTGACCGCACGCCACTCGCCCACGCGCGAGAAGTGGAACAAGGAAACCCGGAAGATGGAAACCATCGACCGGACCTGCACGCGCACCGAGAACGGTCAGAAAGTCACCTACCCGGCCCCCTTCACCTCTGGCATGGTCCAGACCCGCGACGATAAGGGCAACGTCAAGTACGCCGCCTACGGCGACTTCTACGCCGAGGCCCGCATCCAACTCCCCGACGGCCCATCCTCGTGGGCATCGTTCTGGTTCACTGGTACACAAGGTGGCCCCTGGCCGGGGAACGGCGAGATCGACGCGGTAGAAGCAAAGGGGTACGACCCGAACTACCTCCAAGCGAACACGCACACGCCTCGAGCAAGCGACCCGTCGAAGTCTGAACAGCACCGTGGGCAGCTCGGCGGTGACGGCACCAGCCAGACGCAGTTCCACGTCTATGGCGTGGAGAAGACCGGCGAGAAGATCACGTTCTACCTCGACGGCGTTCCGCGGCACACGGTCAACTACTCGGACATCGGTGGCGCTAACCCGTTCGTCGTGGACGGTAACGGCTTGGTCATTCGCCTGAACCACATGGTTGGCGGCACCTTCCTCACCACTGATTCCGGCGACACGACCTACGTGGACGCAACCGCCTACGCGGATAGGTACGCGGGCGCTGGATCGGACATGCTCGTCGATTACGTGCGCGTCTACTCGAAGAAGCCTGCCGTCGAGGAACCCGAGGCTCCGGTTGTGCCTACGCCAGAGCCGACTACTCCGGTTGAGCCTGCGCTGCCGACGGATCCCAAGCCCGCCGACCCGACACCGGCAGAGCCGACCCCCGCTGATCCTGCTCCGGCCACCCCCGCGCCAGCGGAGCCCACACCCGCCGACCCGGCCCCGGTAGATCCAGCCCCCGTGGAGCCCGCGCCGATTCCCTCCGCTCCGGCAGTGCCAGAAACACCGGCCACGCCCCCAACGGATGACGTTGTGACACCAACACCGGCAACACCGTCTCCCGCGACCCCGGCACCGGCATCGACTCCCGAAGCGCCCGCGCCCACTCCTGCTCCGACAGAGCAGCCTACCCCAGAAGCCCCCGCCCCTGCCCCCACAGTCGAAACCCCTGCGCCAAGCGCACCCACTCCGACCGTGGAACAGGCACCTCCAGTAAACCCTACCGATGGGGCTACTCCTGGTACCGACGGGGTACATGGGGCCGGTCCCTCTACGTCTACACCTGGGACCAATGGGGCGGTTACTGGTGGGGTACTCCCCGCTGGTACAGCCCCTACCGTTACGGCTACTACTCGTGGTGGTGACGGCGCACTAGCGAAGACCGGCGCAGATGCGAACCTGCTCGTGGGCGCGCTGTCCACAGCGTTCGCCGGCATCGTCTTCGTCGCCATGCGTAAACGCCAGACACGCCGGTAACGCGCCACAGCGCCTCTAGCGCACACAGAACGCCCCAAGGGGGGAGCAGACACGCACTGCACCTCCTTGGGGCGTTCCTGCGTCTCCTGCGGGCCTCTACGGCTTACAGAGGGGACGCTATGACCCGCACATGCCCTCCTATGATGGGAAAACTCATAGAACGAGGACCCTATGACATAGAGACCCCCTCCTATGACATAGGAACAGGCATCTATGAACGAACCTTGCCTCCACATGCGTGAGCGCCCCAGGGAGATTGAAGATCCTTGTCCTGGGGCGCTCTGCTGGGGCGTGGTCACTTGGGGAAGTGTGTTCTCACGAGGAGGCCACGCTGGCCTGGCAGGGCTTTCTCCACGACCATGGCAGGCATGGCCACCCCGCGCTGACGGGCAATTTCCAGCATGTCCGCCGGGGTCAGCGCTGTCGCCAGGAGCTCGTGTCCGTCCACGAGGGAGCGGCGGGTCTTGTTGTCGCTGCCAGCCACGAAGTAGCGCACTGGCTCCCTCGAGGCGCGCACGTCCACCGTGAACTGGTCGAACACTTGCTTCCTGCCATCCTCAAGCCCATGCGGCCACCAGGTATCGCCATAGCGCTTGTACATGCTGAAGCTCAGCGTCACACAGTCGGGGCCTTCGTCAACCGTGACCCTCACGGCTTTATCCTCGCCTGTGTGCGTGAATACTGTGGCTCCTTCGGCCAGTTTGTCTTCCTGGAGGTTGAAGAAACCAGCCGCGCCCTCGGGGCGCTGGAGGTACACGACCATGTTCTCGGTAATGTAGCCGGCTGCGTTGCCCTTGAAGATCACTGGATGGCCAGGCTTCACGTAGGCGCGCAGCCACGATAGCACCTCTTCAAAGGCATACTCAGAAGGCTTGGAGGACGTGAGGAGTGTGTTAACGTCCTCCACATCCAGAAGATCCGCTACATCTCCTCCGTCCCACCATGAAGGATGAACCTTAGCCACCTTAGCGACAGTGGCCGCAACCTCACGACGAGGATCCACAGGCTCCCCAAGAAGCTCACGCTCCCAATCAGCCAAACCCTCGGAATCACCCGCAGCTGGCGCGGGGCCGTCAATCTGGGTGTACGCAGGCCAGTAGCCTTCTGCTACAGCAACAAACTCAGTGACAGCATCACGCACTTTCCCTACTTGCTGCACGAGTTCGGGGATCTCACTGATCGCCAGCATGTGCGAGCCTTCGAGACGCGGGTCGGTGCCAACCATCCTGTAGAACTCTCCCAACTCGTGAACACACGTTGCGCGCATCTCGTTGAGGTGAACTCGACGCGCGCCGGAGACGACAGGGAGCGCAACATCGCTTTGGCGAGCTGCTTCAACATCATCCACGCTGATGCTGGAACGGTAGTTCACCTTATAGGGGAACTTCGTGGAATCGTCCCATGCTTGCAGGCAGTATTCGATAGCGCCAAAGAAAAAGGCGTGCGGCACATGGCGGTCGGCCAGCACCACGTAATTGATTTTGTCTTCGATGCCAGCAAAAACGCGCTCTGCGTGTCGCTGTACCTCTTTTGCGTCAGTAATTTTTCCTACTGCATCAGTCCAGAACTTTGGAATCACGCCTCGCGTCTCGCGCCTAAGATCGACGAAATACTGCTTCATGTCGTCCATGCGCGCTTTACTAAAGTCCTCTTCCAGAGCTTTGCGCACACTTCGGTACATTACGTCTGCGGGGACGTTTAGGAAGAGCGGTGCACCGTCTTTATCGTACAGGCCCGCGCCTTCCTTGCGAGCCTCATCAGAAGTGCACCATTCTATCGCAAACGATGCGCTCACCGTCTCGGTCTCGACGATGCCTCCAATGTTGGTGTATAGCTTGCTAGTGAACGTCTTTCCACTTAGCAGTGCAACGTTCTCCGAAAGGGTGCGGCCCCCACGCTCAAGTTTGCGCAGCTGCTCATCCTTGGTAGCCTCCCAATCGAGAACGGCCTGCAAGGCTTCACGCAAGATGGGCGTATCAGCTGTTGGCTCAGTCGCACGCAAACTCGGGACTTCCCTGTCTTCCTGCCTTTTCTCCAGCAAGAACGAGACCCTCTCAGAGATGTGCTTCTCTGCGATAACATTCGTCGCAGTAAGGAGGGCGGAGTCCTTCGGCTCAATACGCATGAGCTTCTGAATGTTTTTGACGACAATATCGTCGATGCCGCCATGGTAATCCTTGACGGGGAACATGTGGCGCAGGTTATCGTACACCTGGGATAGGGGGTTCCAACGGTCGTATTCGTCGTCGAGTTCCTTCACGCGCGTCTCGTACTCCACATCGCTAAGAGGCGGCAATTCGCCTTCGCACCAGAATTGGATCACCCTGTTTACTTGTTCCAGTGTGGGAGCATAGCTCTTAATCTGCCCGTCACAAGTGAACTCAACTTCGGACCCTTTTATGTTGTTGTTCTGGAGCGCGTAGTCCACAATATCGCTATTCCATTCGAGCAGGTCTGTAGGAAGGCTGTCATCGTAATACTCGTAGTCTTCTACTGCTAGGACATGGCGGAACGCTTCTTCACTTAGCGGACGGCTGGAAACATGCTCGCCGTCGCTAACGGAAAGCCACGCCTGTTGAAAGTCGCCGTAGGCGCTACCCATGCCACTGTTTGCACCAGGGGAAAGCGCCGCCTGGCGCGTGATACCGACCGTGATCGCTCCGCAGTCGTATGGGTAGAAGTAGATGCGCGTAATCACGTCGGCATCGACGTAAGCGGTTTCTGGGTGAAGTCTTCCATGGCGAGGCTTGAACGTTGGAAGTGTGATGATCTCGCGGATCTGCTCGTCCGTGATCCTGTTTGCTGCGTCTGGGCCTTGGAGACTGTCAAGCAGGTTTTGCTCCACCATGGACGCAGTTTCGAGCGTCTGGACGAGGGTTGTGGGGTTGTACATGGGGTTCCCTTTCTTTGGGGGTGGGTTGGTTCTATGTTACTTGCGGGGGGGGCTTGTGTCTGGTGCACATATCCCGATTATTGGTTAAGTGGATCATATGCGTGTTGGTGTGGGGAGCGGACAGGGGCGCACGTCATCCGCGAACACCACTCTCCCCGCATCATCCATGCGCCCCACAGCCAGCACTCTCACGCCGAGCATCCGACGCATCAGCGGCACCGCTTGCTCACACATCCACACCTGCACGGTGCGCCCACTCACCTCATCGACCAGATAGAAGCCGCGGCCACGCACATCTGCTGTTCCCTGTAGGACACCCGCAACACTCCTCACGCTTGTCCCCCGCCCACGGGAAGAACCCAGATCGTGTTGAAGCCAACCCGCCCTGACTCGTGATCGACGGGGACGTGCAGCCACCCCCACTGTCCTGTGCTGGTGACGGCGGTCAGGAACGATTGGGAGATACGTGTTTCGTCGAGCTTCGACACGAGCTGCGCAGTGTCGGGGGTTTGGGAGTCCCAGACGCTCACCTCCTGTTGAGTGAGGGCGCTCAGGAAGCTCACGACACGAACAGGCACAGGCGAAGGTGGTGCGCTTTTGAGGGGGAGCTGGAACCCTTCTGCGGGAGCGTCGTCAGGGTAGCAGTAGCCGCTGGGAGTGAGGGTCCAGTTCTGGCTGGTCATAGGTTGTCCTTTCGAGACAGGTAAGGCCCCGCCGGCGTGAACTGGCAGGGCCTCACCTGGGGGTTACTTCTGGGGGCGCGCGCGTCGAGCTTCGCTGTTGATGTATTCAAGCTCTTCGACGTAGAGGCGCTCGGTTGCCTCACTGAGGCCTTCGGCTTCCATCATCTCGTCCACGGTTGTTCGACGGGAACGATCTTTGGTGTTCAGCCCTGCGACGGAGACCGCCTCATAGCGGAACAGGAGTGCCATTACTGCGTCGTCATGCTTGAGGCGTTTGTAGAGGCCAGGTGGAACAACGTGGCTGCACATTGCGTACATGAGGGCGTAATGCACATCCCATGTGGGGTCGATGCTTTCGTCCCAGAGTCCGTCCGGCTCGCCGACGCAGTGCTCGTCGAAGTAGTCGTAGCACTCATCAATGCGTCCGGTGACGCATTTGATCCACATATCAATGAGCTGTTCTGGCGCTTTGTTTAGCGCTAGGTAGTTCCATCGCTTTTTGATGAGGGGGGTTGAGCTTGCGGCGGCGAGGGCAGCGTTGTATGCGGTGAAGAAGGTGTGCGCGTAGCGGCCTTCGTTGATGCTGGGCTCGGCGGTTTCGTCTTCGGCGAGGTAGAGGCTGGCGACGGGAACGAACCCTGCCCAGACTCTCCACTCGCAAGGGTAGGTGTTGCGCATTGAGATGCTGATGGGGGTGTTGAGCCAGTCGCGGGGTAGTAGGTGGCCGAAGTGGCGGAGGCACAGGTCGAGCAGGCCGCAGTGGTGTAGGCACTTGTAGACGTGGGTGGGACCGTCAGATCTCACCACTGCACCAGCAATTGCGCCTGCGAGATCCGCCCTGTCGTCGTCGGTGATGCTGGGGTCAGATAAGCCGTCCTTGATCTTCCGCATAGTCTGAATGATCGTTTCGCCTGTTGCGGTGATGTCTTGGATGAGGTCTTGGGTCCATTTGCGTACTTTGGGCCCGTCAATCTTGTCGGCCAGTTCGATCTCGTTCTTTGGCATGTTGAAAGCCTGAATGTAGAGTGGCGAACCTTCCATCGTCTTCGGGTACTTGGCGCACAGGTCTCGCAGGAAGTTGGCGGCTGTTTTCTCATTTGAGTGGCGGATGAGCTGCCGGTAGAGGAAGGGGCCGTGTGGGCCGCTGAGGATCTTCGCGTCGGTCTCGGTGGGATTATTGAACGGGCGTGGGCGTGTAGGCGTGTTGAAAAGTCGGCGGAAGCGGTCTTCGTCTTGGACGGGCATGAGCTGGGCAGAGTGTGCCAGTCCCAGGTAGCGGAGCAGCGCTGCCGCCGTGTTGTCGTCCACGCCCCTGGCGTTGGTCATGGCGCGGATGAAGTCGCTGTAGTTGTCGGCATCGAGGAGCGCTCCTGCGGGGAGGCGTTTCCCGCTTTGGGCTGTTTCGATGACGCGACGGTAGAGGTCTTCGCCGGAGATCGTCGCGTGGTGTCTGCGTTGTGTGGCCACAGTTTTGATCCTTTGCTGTTAGTTGATTGGCGGGGCTGGGAGTTTGTCGTCGTAGAGGTCATGCTTGTAGGCGAGGTCTTCGCCGGTGCTGAGCGCGTATTGGCCTCGCATGGGTACCCATCCTTGGTTGCCCCACATGTCGATGAGGTTGGTGATGGCCCTGTCGAAGTTGCTGTTGTACTGGGCCCACAGGGCAATGGGGGCAGTGTCCCGGTAGCGGGTGGTGAAGGGGGACTCGCGGACGACGGACAGGTACAGGGACGTGTTGTAGGCGCACAGGGGGAACATGTAGCGTTCGACGGTTCGCGCGAGGGGTTTGCGGGATAGCATCAGCGTGTAGGGGACGATCTTGTCGAGGAACGTCTTAGGGACGCAGTACAGGAACGCGCCGTCAGGGTATTCGTCTGACCGTGGGGCGCGTTGGGCGTACTTGAAGCCGTCAGGCATGTTGTTTGCCTGCTCTGGGGAGAGCCGGAGGTTGACTTGCGAGGCGATGGGGATACTGCCAGAGGGACAGGTGACGGGCTGTGTGCCGGTCTTCTGGTAGTACTCGTCGTAGGTCGTGACCTCGAGGGGCTTGTCGTAGCGGAAGGCGATGGTGCCTTTCAGGGGGGCTGCAACGTCGGGGAGGGATGCGTCCCAGGGCTCGGTGACGATGAAGCGGTCGGTCTCGAACAGTCGGGGGATGTCCCATCCTTGAGGGCGTAGCGCTTCGAGGGTGGGGAGGTAGTTGGCGGGTCGGGACCGCAGGAACGCTGTGTAGGCGCGCTTCTGTTTCTTGTCGTAGTCCTCACCGTTGAAATCTGGCATTCCGAGGGGTTGCCCGTACACGGAGATGGGCTGGTTGCTGGTTTGCTGGTAGGGGCTGGTCAGCATGGCGGGTGTTCCTGTCGTGGTCCTTTCGAGATGGTGAAGCGGAGGGGCAGGGTGTGAGTGTTCCTGCCCCTCCGCGTTAGGGGGTTAGTTGGCGTGCGCCCATTCACTGAGGGTCATTGTCCGTGACCTGCGGGCGGTGGGGTCTGGTGCAGTCAGGGCGTTGAAGTTCCGTGAGAGCACGATCCAGTGGGGGCTGGTGACGCGCTGTAGGGGGAAGCTCGTCGGGGACGTGTATGCGCCTTGCGGGTAGGTCACGTCGAGGGCTGGGTCGTAGGCCTTGACGAGCTCGATGATCTTGCCGAGGTTCCGGTAGATCTCCTTGTCGAGGGCCGGCATGTTCGGCATGAGGAACGTCATGTTGAAGGGGGCGACGTAGACGGTTGCGGTCTTGCCGGTGAAGCTGGTTTCGACGCGGATCTGGTCGAAGCCAATGAGGTTGCCTGTGCGGGGGTCCGCGACTCCCCATTTCTTCGCAATGTACGTTGCCCGCTTTTCCTCGGGGGTGCCTTTCTTGAAGGGGACAAGGCCTTCCAGATCGTTCTTGTCTGCGAGTGGCGTGTCGCGGAGCAGGAGGTATCGCTCGTCAGACAGAGAGGCGACTGGCGTGTACGGGAGGATAGCCTCGCCGCCCTTCTGTTTCTGGCAGAGTTTCGTCCAGAACTCCTTGTGGGCGACCGTGACGTTGCCGCCGGGCTCGGGGGTCATGCCGACGTACTTGTCGTACTCGGCGAGGTAGTCGGCGCGCGTCTTGCTCCACGTCGTGTAGAACGATTGGGGGATGCGGAGAGTGTCGGCGGTCTTAGTGTCCTCGAGGGGCCCGTGGTCTTCGCTGGCTTGCTCGTAGGTGAAGCTGTTGATGAGCTCGTCGCTCTTGCGGTCAACACCGTCGTTGTACGTGTTGGCGAAGGCGGGGAGTGCTTTCACGTCGCGGACCTTGTTCTGCGTCTGCCACACGCCCTCCCATGTGGAGGGGTTGCCCTTGAAGTGGAGGATGCGCGTGTCGCCCTCGTTGCCTTTGACCCACAGGAATGGGTTGGACCGCCAGCCCTCAGTGCTGCTCCAGTGGCCGGTCATGTCCTCCAGGAGGAACGCCGGGTAGATGAGGCGAGTGTCGAGTTCAACGACGTGGAGGGCGACGCGACCGCCCTTGTGTTGGTGAGCGAAGATCTCAACCTTGGAGGGGGTGCGGCCTGTGGGCCACTTGATTGGGGGCAGGGATGCCATTTGCTTGTTCCTTCCGTGGTTCCCCAGTGGTTGTGGGGCGTTGGCTTTATGGGGAGAGCATTGCTCTCGTTGATGCGGTGACGCTTACGCGAGCGCCCCGGCCACCCTACGATGAGTGTGAGGCAACCGGGGCGCGAGTGGTCAGCAGTACTGCATCCACTGCTCGAGGGTGGGGGCCTTTGCTGTAGCCCCTTCGGGGGTGAGGGCGCGGGCCCATGCGGGTGAGAATACGGAGCAGATGACGCTTTCTGTGTTCTTCGGGGAAGTCACGCGCAGTACCGTCGAGCTTGTCGGCGCGTTGAGGCCAGCTGCTTCGACGGTGCTCATCGCTCGGTAGACGATCTTATCGAGAGCGTCGCACATGGGGACGACGATGGTGCGCTTCCAGGGCTTGACGTAGGCGGCGACGAGGGTGCCGTCGCAGATGCGGGCAATCTCGATCTCTGACGGGTGGATCTGCTGCTGTTCTTCGCTGGCATCGGTTGTTGGCCAGTGCTTCTGGATGTATCGCAGGCGAGACTCGAGTTCCTTCTCCTTGGGGAAGGGGACGATGTTCGTGTCTAGGACGGCCCCGTACTTGGATGCGCTCTCCTCGAAGGCCTTCTGTGCCTGCTGCTTGTCGAGTTCAAGGTCGGGGAAGGGGTAACCGCCTGCGACTCTACAGATGTGGGACCACTGTTCTACGTCTGCGACGGTCCAGGGGTCCGTGCTGATCGCCGTGATGAACTCTTCGGCCCATTCGGGGGTGGGGTGTTCCAGTGGGGTGGGTTCCTGTGCGCCGTTTTGGAGGGCCTGGTTGAACAGGTCGTCGAGTGTGTTCTCGTCGAGAGAGCCGGTCGTCTTGTAGGTGCGGTTCAGGTCTACGCGCCCGGTAGTGGTGCTGACTTTGGAGAACTGCCAGTCACCGCTCCATGTGGACAGGGTGCCCTTGAAGCCTGTGATGACATAGGCGGGGTAGCTGGCCTGTTCTGATGTCGGTGACGTGTAGACGAACGGGTTATGGGAGATGTCAGCGTTGAGGAGCCTGGGGTCGATACGCAGGAGGTTCGTCGGGCATGATCGCCTACCTTCGTACTCGTTGTCGAACGTTGCGAGCGCGAAGTACTGGGAGGGCACTCGGTTGTGGAGTTCGATGGTGACTTGCTTGATCTCGTGGTTGGCGTTGTCGGGGAAGAGGATGGGGAGTCGCGAGTGCGCTTTGACGCAGCGCTCATGGTCCGTGAGCTCGTCGTCTTCCTTAGCAAGGGGCCCGTCGTACAGGGGAATGATGGTGTCCTCTTCTCCGTCGCTCTCGTACATGACTTCACCTGCGGCTCGGCGCACCTGGTCGATGCTGTAGGTGACCTCCCGGCACGTCTTGATCTCGTCGTCTGCGAAGTCGTAGGCCTCGAGACTGGATCCCTCATGAGCGAAGAACGTGAACTGATCGCTGTCCAGATCCCAGAGGAAGGACACGCCCTCCTGGACGCTGGTGTGGGTCTTGACGAACGCTTCGGCTGCTTCACGGCGAGCAAACGCGCGCGCCTCGCAGCTGCGCTCGACGACACTCCTGTTGCTTAGGCCGACGTAGCTAGGCTCGGAGCCTCCTACTTCTTCCGTGTAGTAGGGGATGACAGAGTAGCCCTTGAGGGGTGCGCTGCCGTCGAAGCCGTAGTCGCCGTTCGAGTCGATCAGGGCGAACGATTCGACTGTCCCCATGTCGTGAATGGTTTTCTTGAGGACTTTCAGGAAGTCGCTGCGGCTGTAGCCGTCTTTGTCTGCGCGTTGGAGGGCGTGTTGGAGTGCGAGGAATGTGAACTCGCCGTCGTTGACGGTCATGTAGTCAACGCTGATGAGTCCGGTGCGAGCGTCGCGGCTGATCGTCGCGTAGAGAGCTGATTGTTCGTTCATTATTATGGGGCCTTCCTGGCTGGGGATGTGGTGAGCCTCGGCCACGGTGTTTTGTGTCGTGGCCGAGGCTCGTTTGGGTCAGTGCTTTGCGATCCAGTCGCTCAGCTTGATGACGGCCTGTCGGTTGTTGAGGCGCTTACTTGCTGACCACGCGGGGGAGAACGCAGCACACATGATGGCCTCGCTGTCCTTTGCGGTGAGGCGCAGGTTCGTCAGCGGAGCGTTGCGGTTGCCCGCGTAGTCGTAGACTGCTGCCGCTAGGGCACGGTAGACGAGCTTGTCGAGCGCATCCCCCATGGGGATGACGAGGGAGCGGTCCCAGGGCTTCAGGTAGGCCTCAATGAGTTTCCCTCCCGCGAGGGGGGGACAGTTCGATCTCGTCGGGCACGACTGGACGGCCAGCAAGGCCGAGGAGCCAGCGGCGCTGAATCGCGTCTAGGCGCTTCTTGACGGGGGTGCCCTTCGGGAACGCAACGAGGTTGGTGTCCATCACGTCGGCGTACTTCAGTGCGCTCTGCTCAAATGCTTCCTGTAGGCCCGCCGGAGTGTCGGGCATCTGCGTCTCGTAGTCGAAGGGCACGTCGCAGCGCTTCGACCAGTACTCAACATCGCCGAGCGTCCACGGACCAGTGCTCATGTCGCGGATGAGGTCTGCCAGCCACGCGGGTTTGCGCCCGTAGTATGCGTCTGGCTTGTGAGCTCCACCCTGGACGGCCTTGTTGAACAGCTCGTCGAGGGTGTTTTCTTCCAGGTTGCCGGTGACCTTGTAGGTGCGGGACAGGTCCACGCGCCCGGTCTTGGCGCTGATCTTGGAGAACTCCCACTCGCCGCCTCCGATCTGGGGGTTGCCAGAGAAGTCGGTGACGACGTAGGCGGGCTGCGCTTCATTGTGGGGGTCGTACACGAAGGGGTTGCGGTCAATGACCCTACCCTCGAGCGTCTGATCGACGGTCAGGAGGTTCACGGGGAACTCCTTGCCGTTAGCGCACACGACGGCGGCGTATTGGGCTGCGCTGCGGTTCAGTAGGGCAATGCGGGCATGGGTGGGAGTGTCGCCGCCTGGCCATTGGAGGGGGAGGCGCTTGTAGGCGCGTAGGGCGATGTCGGACTCGCTCTCCTCCTCAGCGGGAGGTTCCGTGGGGAGTGCGCCTTCGTAGAGGCGGATAATCTGCTTTGACGACATTCTGCCGTTGTATTTGACGGATGCGTTTGGGTGGCGCAGCTGGTCGAGACTGTAGGTGATCTCCTTGCAGGTGACGGTCTCGCCGGTTGCGAAGTCGTAGGCCTCGAGAGCACCCCGGACGGTGAAGAACGTGAACTGGTTGGTGTCCAGATCCCATAGGTACGACACCGCATCCTGAGCATGGCCGTGTTCCTTGATGAACTTTTCAGCCGCCTTGCGTTTGGCGAACGCGCGAGGGGTTGAGAAGCGCTCCGACTCCTTGCACTTCGATAGAAGCAGGCCGTCACCGTCGTCAATGCCGAGGCGGTATTCTTTCCCGTCCTCATGGTTGTGGGCGACGAAGCAGTAGCCCTCCATGGGGTCGTGACGGTCGTAGTACGTATCATCCTCGTCGGAGCAATTGAAGGCGCTGATGTGCTCCATGTCGGCGACGGTCTTCTTGAGGAGCTTCAGGAACTCGTCCTGGGTGTAGCCGTCCTTGCCCGCGTGCTGTAGGGCGAACTGGATGATTTGGGCGATGTGCGTGCTCCATTGGACCGTCACGTGGTTGACGGTGACGAGGCCGGTGCGCTCGTCTTGAGTGATTGTGGCGTGTACGCCTCGTTGTCCCATGAGGGGTGTTCCTTTCGTCGTGAAAGCGGTTGTGGTCTGTGAGTGTTGGCGACTGGTCAGAGGATCACGTAACCGGGCGCGGTTGCGGTTTCGAGGGCAACGAGTCGGGGCATGTTGTGGAGTGTGTTCCTGTGGCCGTGGATGATCGTGATGTCGGAGCGGGCTGCTGCCTCACTGAGGGGTTCCGGGTAGTCCTCGTAGTTGATCTTCCTACGGTAGGTGCTGGTGCGGTCGTTTGCGCCGTTGGTGCACTCGAGGGCGGTGAGGGTGCGGTCCTGGTTTGCGGTGCCGCCGGTGGTGACGTAGTGGGTGCCTCTGTCCGCGTGGATGGTGAGCGCGCAGGTGAGGTGGTTCAGGTGGTGCAGGAGGTCGCGTTTCTGTGTTCCCGTTTGGGTGATTGCGTCGATAACTTCTCGAGCTTCGGGGAAGATGTCGGGGCTGGTGGCGCGTGTGAGGGTTTCCCACAGGATCGTCTCGTCGATCCCCTCAAGGAAGATGACGGCGTGGCCGCGCTGTTTGGCTTGGGTCTCGAAGTACTTGAGGATCTTCCACGCCTGGGCGACGTGCGGGCTGGATGCGAGCGTAGCCCCGAGGAACACCCACGTCACGGCACGCGCGTCCTTGGTCTCGTCCCATGCTTCCATGAGCGCTTTGCTGAGGGTGTGAGCGTCACCGTAGGCGCTCCCGATGACGACGACACGCTCCCCCGCCTTCATGGTGATTGTGCGCGTGTAGTGGCCGTCGATGGTGGAGCGAACGAACTCGCGCATGGCCTCAAGGTTGACCATGTGCAGCCCACAGTCACGCTCTTCCCACTGGGCCGACACCCACATGCCACGTCCCGCGTATCGGCGGCACTCGCGGGTGCCCTCACGCACCCTCGCAGAGATCCTGAGAACGTCTTCTTCGGGCACGTAGCTGACGGTGCCCGCTCGCTTTGCGTTCTGGGTGAGGATCATGTCGTCGGTGGCGTTGCCTTGCATGTCGATGACGGCGACCTGGTAGCCGTAGGCTCGGGACATGTCGGCGAGGTGCTTGAACTGTTGCAGCTCCGGGTTGGTCGCGTCGAAGAACACGTCCCCACCCTGCTCGAAACGTGACCGCAGGGCGGACTCGAGGACGCGGGAGATCGTCCCCTCTGTGCCGCCACGGATAGACCTGCCGGGAACGCCGTCCCAGTCGGGGATGGGCATGGCGAACACGTCGCGGATCCCGTCAAGGGAGACGACTTGGCCACGGGCCTGGTAGAGGCTGAGGAAGGTGCTCTTACCGATACCGGGCGCTCCTCGGACGATGAAGAATGTCCTCATGGTGTTCCTCTCTGGACGGTTGTGCCTATAGGAGCAGAGCGCCGCTAGGGGCTCATGCCAGTTGGTTATACGGATCGGATGGTCAGGTCACGCAGGTACTCGAATGCTGTTGCGACGTTGATGCCGGCCTTGCTGGCAGCTTCGCGTAGTGCGTGGAGTCTGATGCGCTGTAGGTGCTCTGACCTTTCGACAGGGCAGCTAGTGGGGTTCCCGTCGATGTCGGTGGCGAGCGCGGTCTTTTGGTGAGCGTCGATGGCACCGAGAGCGTGCAGGTGGTGAAGAAACTCCCCTGTGGGCGCTCCGTACATGTTGGAGGCGTTGATTACGTCGCGTGATGTCCACGTGCTCCTGTGGGCGTAAAGCGCAGTGGGTGGCATGATGAACGCTCGTGCGAAGGACTTGGCCTCTTCGATCCTGTGCGGCGTGCCAGCTGGCTCGTTGTCGGCGGCATGCATGGCGAGATGCCCTAGTTCGCTCGCGAGGGAGAAACGCTGTGCTACAGCGTCCCGCCTGGTTCGCAGGAACACGTAAGGCACCCCCTCCCACACGAAAGAGAACGTACCGGCCTCTGCTCTCCCCTGGCCGAGAGAGAAGACGCGCACTCCCACCGCTTCGAGAAGGCGCACTACGTTGCGGACTGGCCTGTCAGAAAGCCTCCATTCGGCGCGCAGGAGCTCAGCTGCATGTGTTGGGCCGAGCGCAATGTCTGCTACATCCAGGGGTTGAGGTTGCGGAAACCCCGCGTGCTGGTCGAGATGCCTGCTGAGCCTCATGCCTGTGTAGGCGTACTCGAGGGTGGCGGCGCGCACATGAGCGGGAAGTAACAGGGGAAGGCTCGTCGCTTCGACAGGGATCCCTTTTCGCTCATCTGGCGTAGCGGCCATTGACATCCTCGCTACAGGTTGCCCACGGGTCACATGCCGACGCTGACGTAGCGGACGTGTGCGACTTGCTGCCCGTACATGATGGCGGGATGTGCGAACCAGTAGCCGTTCCCTACGGGGATGGGCTTGTTCGGGTCCAGGCCGTAGTCTGCGCACGTGTCTGGCCTGAGAATGGACTCGCCAAACTCTGCACCGTAGGTGAGGTTGACTGGCGCGCACGTCGTGTAGCCGATGATGCCCCCATTGGGGTTGATGAGCACGCCGCTGAGCTCGTGCAGCTGGCGCGTCCAGTCGTCTTCCGTTCCCTTTATCCGCAGGGAGGTGTGCCAGGCCCAATATGCCACGGGGAGTATGTCTGCGTTCTCCATGTGGAGGACTTCTTCCAGGAAGCGCTGTGTTTGGTCCCAGTGTTGCTGGACCGCAGGGTTTGGGCATGTGCGGAGGTATGGAAGGGGATGAGGGATCATTTCTTGAGTGGGGAGTTCTGGTTTCAGCTCGGCAAGACCTTCAAAGTTCGGCTGTCGTAGGGCTTCTTGGGACAGGTTTTGTTGCCTGATGCCAATGTAGTGAGGGTTGTAGGGGGTGTTCGTCATGGTGGTCTCGCTTCCTGGGTAGGGGTACGGTGGCGCGTTCGTGATAAAAAATATCATATCACAGTTCATATGTGCTACTTTGTGGCTATGCAGATACTCAACTTCACCATCTCAAACCACAAGTCGATCAAGGATGAAGCCACCCTCGACCTCACTCAATCGACGCTACACACCCTCAACCCGCCACAAGGCTCCCAGTGGGGCGACCACCTGCACTGCATCGCAGGCATCTACGGCCCCAACGGCTCCGGGAAAACAAACATCCTCGAAGCCCTCCACCACATACAGAACGCGATCACCACTCTCCTACCCCTGGGAGCTAACGCGCTCCCCTACCGGCCCTACGACACGTCGAACCCAACCTGCTACGCCGTCGAGTTCATCCACGATGGCACGCGCTACGAGTACAGCCTGTCCCGGCACACTGCCGGCATCGTAGGGGAGAGTCTGCGCGTCGCTCGCAAGCGGTGGAACGTCATCTACTCGCGTGATGAGCATGGGACGGTGACGGGCCTGAAAGGCCTCCCTCACGTCAACGTGAACGAGCTGGTTCTCACTCGAGCGTCCCTCATGGGCGACCCGCAGGTGAAGCCCGTCCGCGACGCGCTCACGACTGGGGTCAAGGTCTTCCGTGTCGGCGCTCCCTCAATGGAGGATGCGTACCTGCATATCGCCCGGCACCTCCTGTCCCGCCGCTTCGATACGACGGCCCTGAGCACGCTTGCTCAGGTCGCAGACCTTGGCACTACGAGCATTGAGCTGTGCGCCCCCCAGCGGCCAGCGCGCTCCACACGCCACACCCCCGTAGACGGTGAGGCTGCGGAGGTCGCGCTCGCGAAGGCTCTCCCTCATCTCCTCGAGTTCCGCTACGGGGCGCGCGCACTCCCCCATACGGCGCTCTCAGCGTCTTCGGGGAGCATCATGTGGCTGGCGCTCGCCGCCGCAGCCGTTGACACGCTCACCAGCGGCCAGGTGCTTGTCGTGGACGACCTGACCGTATCCCTCCACACGGGCCTTGGCCGCACCATCATCGACTGGTTCACCGACCACACCGTCAACCAGACGGGAGCCCAGCTCATCTTCACGACCAACGACATCGCACTCATGGACATCGGCCGCGGGCCCATCCGCAACCGTGAGCGCATCTGGTTCACAGAGAAGAACAGTGCCCAGGCCACCACGCTCTACCAGCTCTCCGACTTCACCGGCCTACAGGCAGGAAGCAACATCACCAAGAACTACCTCGAGGGACGATTCGGAGCCACGCCCTACACGTGCCCTTCACTCATCTACCACCTTCTCGCCGACTGACGGCAGGACACTACGGTGAGCTGAACTAAGCCCCGCACACAGCAGAGGGGAGGGATCTACCCGAAAGTAGATCCCTCCTCTTCTCGCAGGTGCGATCAATTAGAGATGCCTACGCCTTTCCGTTGAATGTCGATGAATGAACTCATACTGGAACGGGGAGTGAAGGATCCAGTACGTCGTCCATGTTCGAGGGTCAGCTTTGATGAGCTCCGCGTAGTCCTTAAAATCGAAGCCATTGTGGGTGTACCACCAGTCCCTCAAACTGAACAGTTCGTCAGCTGTCCCGTGGAAATGGGGGACTTCCTGCCCCTCGTATGTGCACGTGTCCCCTCGGCCCGTGCCGCCAACTGCGACGACATAGCTACTACGGATGTTTACTTGGTAGCCTTGGACATCTGCTCGTGAGTAGAGTTCATTTGCCAAGCGCGCGCGCTCAGTTGCAACTCGCCCTCCCTCTCTTCTTTCAGGCGCATCCTCAACCTCATAAGGGGTAATGATGATATGCCCGTCGGGATCCATCCGAGTGCCGTTGGTCCTATCAAACACGTTGAAGGCATCATCACAAGAAGGAGATTGGCCCCACGTGTAGCTTTCGTACACAATATCTCGAACATTTCCAGTGCGCACGTAGTCCAAAATGCGCTTAGATTCGTCTTTTGTGAACACTGCGTCCCTTTGGGGCGACTTTTGCATAAACGCCCAGAAGACATTCTTCACGATGCGAGCCTGTAGCCCGCCCCAGTCAACCTCAATCTGGGAAGTGGGAACATGCGCATCGTGCCGTAGCTTCTGGTTCGTCCGCACATGCTCACGGTCGTAATTGTTATTGAAATAGTCCGGCCAGGAGTACCATGGAACCGCAAAGAAACAATCCAGTGTCCTGTCGATAAATGACCCAAATGTTGAGTCATTAACATACTCTTCGCTTTCTCCAAGCAAGAGCTGGCGACTCGTTTTAACGTGCTCCAGATCGGCCTCGGTGAGGTGCAACTTGTTTAGGAGCATGTCTACAACTTCGCTGCGTTGTTGCCGCTCTGCCTGGCGCTCTTTGTTCATTGGCACGCCGTTGCGACGCAGGTGGTTTTGAACAGAAGCCCACTGCTTATTCATGCAATGCACGCTATCGAGTAGCGGCAGCGTGTCAGCAATCGCCTGCATAAGCGTTCTGATGTCCCCAAAAGTGGGGGCCTGCTGAGCTGCCGGCCTGACGGCAGCATCAAGTGCCTCGTGTAGTTCCTTTTGCTTAGAGAGCAAAGGGTCCAGCAAATTGAGATGAGGAGCAATCGCCGACAGTTCTTCTTCTCCGCAAGATTCCACGTATGACGTGTCATATATTCCTGCGGACACGCAAGCCTCCAGCAGAGAACGGTGTTCATCTTTTGAGTATGGCTTCTTGCTGCGTGTTAGCGCACTGATGATAAGTGCATCCACGGCGCTAATTCTCGACGGAAGCAAACCTCGAAGAAGCTGGGTGGTTCCAAGCACGGGGAACGGGATAAAGTGCGCGAGGAAGTCAGCGCAGTCACTACGTACCTGCTCGCTACGCCCTTCTTCGACAGCGAAGACGTACTCGTGCGGAAGGAACGTGTTGAGTTCACTTACAGGCTTACCCTGTTCTCTCTCACGCGCTTCCCACCATGAGCCCTTTACGCGAAGGTACGCGCCGAGAGGGAGACAGTTCAGGTCTTGTAGCGGCTTGACTTTGCTGCGCTTCTCCTGAGCCTCATAGAGGGTGCGGAGAACACCGCTGGTTTTGAGATGCCACCTCAGTGCTTTAACGGCATCCGCGACAGGCTGGGAGATTCCCTCAGTGGCGATGGCGTTGACGCTGCTGTTGTAGAGGTTGATGCGCTCAACCGCCACCCACCCCTCTTTCTCAAAAAGAGCGGTGTAGAACTGGTCGGTACGTGGAGCTGCGTCATGTAGCTGTGTTAGAACCTTGTGCTGCTCGACCAGCTTTTCTTGCTCCGGGGTAGAGACTCCGATCAGCTCCATGACGGAGAGCAGTTCTCCCAGGGTCTTCGTGTCTTCGGCGGAGACCGGCAGATCCTCCACCTTCAGCAGTGGAAGATCTTCGGGGAGCCTGTACAGGCTCCGCACGTTCTCGGGAGTGGCTGCGCGGATCAGCGGAGCATACGCTGCCCAGTCGCCCTCGCCGCGGATGCCGGCGCGCAGGATGTTGCGAACCCGGTCATGGATGGGGTACAGGTCGTTGGGGAAAGACCCGTGACCGGCTTCTGGGCTGGCCGGATCGCAGTACGTCTCCTCGCTGTCGAACACTGCGCAGCACTGGGTGCGTAGGTCGTCAACAAGGGCTTGCACCCACGGCTCAGGGTTTTCCACAAGGCTCAGGCGAACGCCGTGGAGGTAGGACTCGCCATAGGGAAGACCAGACAGGTTCTCCACTACCTCCTCGCGATCAAATACGCGCTCCCGAGCCTGCTGTTCTGATTCTTTTGTCAGCCTCTCCTTGTTTGAGGTCGCATCGTCGCTCGAGGAGTGGAAGTCAACAAGGCGAAGACTGCCCTCCTTGATGCGCATTGTTTCGACATCCAGCACTGCTTCACAGGTGAAGGAGCGACCGTACTCCACCTCGGTCAACGTCTCGTCGCCAACGTGCGTGCTGACGGGCGCGGAAACGGTCGCCGCAAAAGACACGGTGATGGTATCGCTTCCCTCTGACACCTCAAAGGACGTATCCCTTTTGAAAAAGTTTGCAGGAGTGTTGAACGGCACGATCTTTGCCTGTGGGGATGCCAAAATGGCATCGTTGATCTCTTTTGTGCTGCGTTTGATCTTCGCGCCGTTCTTGACGGCAAGATCCGCGAGGAGACTCGGGTTGTACATGTCACTTCTTCTTTCTTGTCAGTAGATGGGGACGTAGTGGGCGATAACTCGACGGCCAGCCTGTACCTGCTCAGCGAGGTCTTCCGCGAGTGAGTGGTCATCCCATGCGCCTTCATCGGGGCTGCGCCACAAGCGCTTGAACTTCATGTACTGGCGGTCCTCATGCGTCTTGCCATGGCCAGGGCCTACGGTGACGATCACTGTCCCCAGAGGGAGGGTGCGTAGGTCTACCTCGCCGTGCATGTCGATGAATGTGATGGCGGGCATGTCCTTGCGTGAAGCCATGATCGGGGTTCCTTCCTGTGCGGCTTTTGACTACTGAGCTTCCGCGTTCTGATGCGCAGCCTCGTAGGCCTCAATGATGGTCGGGCCGAGCCGACCTCGCGTGGATGACGTGTAGCCCTTCTCAATGGCCCAGGCGCGGATCTCTGCCGTCTTCTGGCGCTGAGCGCGCCCCGTGCTAGCGCTGCTGGACCTGCGTGACGACTTCCGTGAGGTCACGCGCCGACCGTTGGCGATGTAGGGCGCGAACGCCTCACGAAGCTGATCCGCGTTCTCTTTGGATAGGTCGATTTCGTAGTGTGCGCCGTCGATGCTGAACTTGATGGTGCGGTCGGCTTGAGAGCCGTCGAGGTCGTCAACCATCTTGGTGACCTGGTATTTCTTGAGCATTTGTTGCTCCTTTCTGATGAATTGTTCCTTAATGCCCTACTATAGCATTACGCGCATTACTACAGCAACATTAAAAGCGTTGCAAGGCCGGGCAAAACCACGGTTTTGCTAAAAAGGGGGAAGCCCCGGAGAGTATTGCATCTTTGGGGCCTCCCTATTTGCTGACTGGGGTCAGTTCTTGTTCTGGCGGCGGCGGGCCACCAGGAGCGCGCTACCGACGACGGCGAGCGCGCCAGCGCCAGCGATCAGGCCAGCGTCGGCACCCGTCTTAGCCAGCGTGCCACTGCCATTACTGGCGGGAGTGGAAGGCGTGGGGGCCTTGGGGGTCACCGGAGGGGTGTCCGGGGTGCTGGGCGTGTTGGGGGTGACAGGGGTGGTCGGCTTCGGCTCAGGTGTGGGAGCCGGAGGCGTGGAGGGCTCAGGCGTAACCGGGGGCTCCGAGGGCTCCGGGGTGGGCTCAGGCTTCGGGTCCGGCTTCGGTGCCTCCGGGGTGGGGTCCGGTGTCGGAGCGGGCGGCTCAGGGTCGGGGGTGACCGGAGGCGTGGACGGCTCCGGGGTGGGAGCAGGAGGCTCCGAGGGCTCAGGCGTGGGGGCCGGAGGCTCGGACGGCTCCGGTGTCGGCTCCGGTGTCGGGTCCGGGGTCGGAGTTGGCGTGGGTGGAACCGGCTTGGCGTCCTCGTCGGTTTCCGCGCCCGAGGAACCCTTGGCTCGCCACGTAACGGTGGAAGAAACTTCCTTGCCGTTGACGGTGGCGGTGTTGGTCATCGTCTTCTCAGACGTGGCGACCAGGACTCCGACACGGTTTTCCTGCGTGCCGGTGCCGTCGGGGATGGTAAACGTGATGGTCTTTCCGTTCACCGTTGCCTTGCCTGTGGCCGAGGGGTTAGCCCAGTCACCGTGTTCCGTAGGTGTGGTGTACACGGTCTTCTTGAACGTGATGTCGTCTCGTCCCTCAACAATGGTGATCGTGTCACCGGGGTTTCCCTGGGCCTGGAGCCAGCACATGAACTCGTACAGGCCTTCCGGGGTCATTCCGTGAGAGAAGCAGAACTTGTGGTCGCCGGGGGTGACTTCCTCGCCGACAACCCCCTTGCCGAGCGACACGGTGTGCTTGGTGCCGTCAACTACCACATCGGTGGTGGTCTTGCCGATACTGGCCTTGGTTAGGGTGGCTTCGAGCTTCACGAAGCCGTTCTTGATGGAGCCGTTGCCCCCGAGGACTTCGGCAACGTTCTCAGTGACGGTACAGGTGAAGGTGCCGTTAGCGGCGACGCACTGACCGATGGTCTTCTCAGAACCATCGAGAGCAGTGGCCTTGAGGGCCACAGAGTTGAAGCCGCTGGGGATCTGAAGGCCATCACCCAGGCCGACGGAGAAGGTGGCACCCTTCTCAACCTTATCGCCCTCGTAGTTGACCTTAATGTCGAGCGTTGCATTAACGGAGAACTTGTCTCCGTAACGACCGCTCACGTTCGTGTTGGTGATCTTGATGCCACCAGTTGCGGTAGATGTGCCGGGGTCCGATGCGATGATCCTATTGCCGCCATCGGGGGTAGCGGCGGCGGGAGCGCCGTCGGTAGCATTGTCGGGCGCTGCGAACGTCGCTGCCGCGGGCTGGGCGATAACGCTCAGGCCCGCGAGCGCGAAGAACGTGACGGCCTTCGTGAGGGCCGAGCGCTTAAAAGTGACGGTCAAGGTATTGACTCCTTCTGTGTTGATGGAGGGGGTGAGCACCCCCTCGCTCCGTGCTTTCGTGGAAAGCCTATATGTACGCTGAATGTTTTTCAAGCGCATTTTCTTGTTTTTGTTGGCGTATTAGTTTGTGGCGGTTGTGAAAGTGGTTGTTTTGCAACTAAAAACGCCTCTTTAATGCGCGTAATGTGGTTGTTGCCACCTTTGTTTTGTTGCAGTTTCAGGCATTGCCTGCCGCTAGGTGAGTATTACTTGTTTTGTGGCGCGAAGGGTTCGTAAAGCTGCTGAAAAACGGCTGGTTGCATTACTCGTAGCCCATACTTTGTGCGCACAATGTACCAGCCTTCTTGTGCGAGAACGGGTTCAGGTCCGCGCCTGCTGTTCCACACGTACATGCCCCACGTGGAGGGGGTTTCGACATAGCGGGTGGTGCGTGGTGCCCATTGGGTAATGAGACGTGCGACGTGGGGGCTGGTGAGTTGGACTGCTGGGTAGAGCCAGTTGGAGCCGTATCGCCGCTTTGCCCAGTGCGCGCCGTCGATGGGTGGGAGTTCTCGTGTGGCGCGTACTGGTTTGGCTGCTTCGCGGGCTTTGCGAGCGGCTTTGCGTGCAGTGTTGCGGCGCTCGCGGGCGGCGGCTTGCTCGGATGGGAGTGTGGCTGCGTTGCGGCGTGCTGTGGCGATGATCTGCTGAGCTGTCTGGGCGGGCATGGACTGTCAGAGGTTCGTGTAGACCTTGTTGAACTCTTCGGCGCTCATATGCTGAGCAGAGACGGCTCCTCGCAGGAGGTAGGAGCCGACGGGCGCGAACGCATCGTGGCCTTTACCTGTGGGGTAGAGGATGCCGGCGACGGTGCCTTTGCCGGGGATGGCTGCGCCTCCCACTTCCCCGCCGCACCATTCTGCGACGGCCTCGAGGGTTTCCCCGTAGATGCGGACTGCATCGTGGAGGGTTCCGTCGGGGAGGGTGAGCATGAACGGGAACACGTGGGAGGCGCTGGCCATTGTTGTGTCCTGTCTGGGCTAGAAAGGTGCCCCTGTGCTGTAGGGGTCTGTCGTGTATTGAGTGTTGGGGCTGTAGGAGTTGTAGCCGTTACCCTGACCGCTGGATGAGGGAGTAGTCTTCTTGACGGTGGCCTGCTGGCGACGCAGGGAGACACTAACATCGTCGGCGATAAGTTCGAAGCCACGAACCTTCACGCCGTTCGAGTCGTACTCCTTGGGCTCGATCCTGCCCACGACGGCGACAGTCGCGCCCTTTCGCAGGGACTCTACGACGTTCTCGCCGAGTTGTTCCCAGGCTACGCACTGCACGAAGAGAGTGGTGCCATCCACCCAGTTGCCGGACTGGTCGCGGACTCGGCGGTTGACGGCGACGGTGAATGATGCGACGGGCTTCCCGGACTGCGTGTAGCGCAGCTCGGGGTCGCGGGTCAGGTTTCCGCTGATGCGGAGCTCGTTGTCGTTGTTGCTCATCGGGGTTCCTTCTTGATGGGTCGGAGTGTCCATTCCTGCTCGAACTCGTCGCGCGGAATGGCGGTGAAGATGGATCGGTTGCCGCGGTATCGGCGCACGATGTAGTCGCCGACGTGGGCGGTGGTCGTGTGTGAGGTGATGGTGTTTGTGACTTCGATGAGAGCGATCTTGCCGCCCTCGGTTTGTAGAGCACCGTGGCACCATCGGGCTACCTGGCGCAGGTTGTCGCTGGTGACCTGCATGGCTTCGGGGGTGCGCCTGAGCTGGCAGGGGCGCGGCTGGTCAGTTGGTGGTCTTCGCGTACCCATTTGGCACTTCCTTTCCTGCATCTAGCGTCATCCGCAAGGTCTCGTCATCGACGAAGCCGATCCATCCAATGAGGTCGGTTCGGAGGGATTGGCGCTTGTCGTTCGGGGTCATGAGGCGCAAGCCGAAGATGGAGATGCCCCTAGCAGCGAAGCTGACAGCCCCAGCTCCAAGAAGCGGGAGTGCCGCATCAACGACGAGGGAGGGGTGCAGCAGTGCTGCGCACAAGGCTACGAGGCCGCTGCCGAAGCCGATGAGCCACGCGAACGTGGAGACTGTTCCGAGGGTGAACAGGGCGGCGCACAGGACGCTACGCAGCGTCGTTTTCGCTACCTTCATCATTGGTCATCTTCTCCTTCCTGAGCGAGTCTGGCGACTTCTTCCTGGGTGAGTCGTGTGAGCGTGAGTTTCACGCCCTGTTTTGTGCCGTAGTGCTTCCACACGTTCCAGTGGACGATGCGACTGTCGTCCCGGAGTATCCCGTTTCCGAGAGCGTCGCCGATTGCTCGTTGGAGCTTGTCGAGGTCGGGTTTGACGGCGGGGAGTTTAAACCGTGGTCGTTTAGGAGGTTGGAGGTAGAACTCAGCGACTACCTCGACTGGCTCGTCCAGGGGCGTGTCCCAGCGGGCCTTGTGGGCGGCGTGCTTGACAAGGAAGGTGACGGCGGTGCGCCACGCTTCGAGCCGGGGATTGTCGTGAACGATGACCGGCTTGCGGGAGCCTTGGGGCGTGAAGCACCGGGTAGAGCCCTGCGTCTCGGGTTTACCCGGCACCCACACCGTGATCGACTTAGAAAATGCGCTCACGCTTGCCATAAACGAGCTTCCCGTAAGCCTCCCACACGCCACCGTGGGTAGTGGTGATCTGCGAGCGATCATCGTCCTCTTCACCAGCCTTGTTGAAGACCAGCTTGAAGCGCACTCCGCGCTCGCGGAAGAACAGGCTGGTTCCCGCCAGCTCGATAGGGAAGAAGCTAGGGACGTAATCGTCATCCCAGGGGAAATGGGCTGACAAGCCTACGAGTCGCCCGTCGGGGCCGTAGGTGAAGTCCCAGGCGAACATCAGGTAAATGTCGCCCCTGAGCCCCTGTTTGCTGAGCTCGTCGTGAGTGGCGATGTAGTTGACGAGCCACTGCTCGAACATCGCTTCGTCGGCTCGCGTGAAGGTTGCCTTAGAGAGGTCGCCCGCCTCGAACGTTACGTCCGAGATCCACCGTCGATAACTCATCGGATGAACTGTCCTTTCTTCTTGATGGGGCCGCGCGCTTCAACGACCCACTCAGCGTTCCTGCTCTTCTTGCGAGCAGTGATGGCGGAGCCGTCGTGCAGGTAAGCGCGACCGTTGCGTCGGTCGAGAGCGCGGAGCTCTCCCATGCAGATGTTCTCCAAATGCGCGAGAGGATCAGTGACGCGCGCGACATGATCCAAGTGGACCTGGAGCTGCGACGCGAAAGATGCGGCCTTGTCGGTCGGGGGCAAGTAGGTGGCGTTCACTCGTCCCCCTCTTCGTCATCGTCGCTGGCTTCTTCGGCGTTCTGGGCCAGGAGCATGAGCGCCGAGGTGAGGCATTCTTCCTCTGTGCGCTCATCGTTTTCAACCTCGGGAAAGTCTTTGAGGTAGCTGTACCAGTTGTCCTCGGGTACGACTGCTTCGAGACGGCCTGCCTCGATTCCCTTGTAGGCCTCCCATGCGAGGAGTGCGTAGTACGCTGCGCCTACGCCGAGCATGGTGGGGATCTGGTATGCGTGCCAGCCTTCCCCGTTGCGGCTGGAACACTCAAGGATAGTGTTCGCGTAGCCGGTCTCGTTGATCTTGAAGGTCAGCTTGGAATGTCGAGATGAGAAGTGTCCGTCTTCGGACTCGATGGTGAGGAAGACAATGGGTGCTTCTCCCTCATTCTCCTGGTATTCGACGTATGCGTCGAGGTTGATGCCGTGGCGGAAGCCGAGGGAGTCGATGGCGGCGCGGATACGCACGGTGTCGCCGGACACCTTCGTGTTTTCGCCGACGTTGTAGGGGGTCAGGCACTCCTTGAGGGCGCTGAACACCTCGTCGGTGATCGGCGCGTTCTTTTGAAAAAGGCCCCCGAGGTATCCGAGGATCTGGTTCTGTTCCATGGCGACGTTCCTTTCTGTGTGTCTGCATGGATGGTTTGTTGTGGCAACGGTACCACTGTTTTGGGGGCACATTATCCCCATGTTTGGTTAAGTGGGTCACAGCGCATTTATGCTTACCTCACGCCAAATGGGATACCATAGTGCGCGAACCTAAACCAGGGCATAGGAACACGTTCTCCAAAGTGCGCCTTTCGGCTATATATCAACACTTTTGGGCAAGCGTTATACACTATGCGACTCGCTTCGCTTGGGTCTAGCCCCCGTGGAGAACGAGACCCAAGCGCTCAAAGTGTCACTGTTTATTACCGTGCGGTAGTCAGTGCGAGGTGAGGTGCCAACCCTTGCACGCTGGGCACTTGTAGTAGCGGCGTTCTTCGCGTCGCGGGTTGCGTGAGCGCTGCGTGGAGGCGAGGGCGAGCTTCGCGTCGAGCTTGGTGCGGTACCGGATCTTGCGGGGAGGCTTCACGCACCAGCTGGTCTTGCCCCAGCGGAGCTTCTTCTTGCGCTTCATGGTCCCATCTTCGGCTGGGCGTAAGGCTTGTGTGATTTGCGGGTTGAAGGTCATGGGCGTAGTTCCTTGGGGACGAGGGCGTAGCGGCTGGCTCGGTGTGCGATACGTTCTTGGACGATTAGAGGTAGCGGTTCTGGGGAGGGGTTGAGGCGGCACTTTTTGCGCCACTCGATACGCCCATCCGGGTAGACCCAGAGGAGGCCGATTGATCCGCTCATGATGGGAGGGGAGTCGATGAGGCCTGCGGGGGTGGCGTAGAGGAACCTGTGCGTGACCTGTCGCCAGGCGCGGACCTTGGCGAGGCTTTCTCTCTTTGCGTCGGCTCGGTCCACTTTGATCTCGATGGCTGTGCGGATGCGCTTGTCGAACATGAGTGCGTCGATGCGTCACGTGAATGCCTCATGCTCGCCCTGTTCGTAGTAGTCCGCGAGGGACTGCTCGTCGTTGATGGTGAGCTCGGGGACGAACGCCGCTGTCGGGTAGTGGTGGCGTAGGGCGTTGAGGATGTCTTCGGCGTTCATCGGCAGTGCTTCTTAGCTGCTGCTGAGATGAGCGAGGAGATGTGCTCCGTGAGTGCTGTCACGAGGGGTTCTGGTACGACAGTGGCGGAGATCGGCTTGTGGTCGGGGTTCCAGATGAGCGCGTCGCCCGGATTCAAGTAGTGCAGGTGTTCGCGCAGGTGTCCACGCGGCACTGCGAGCGCAAGGAATGGCGTTCCGTCTGGGTTTGTTTCGATGGTGACGCGGAGGCCTTGGGCATTGAGGTAAGCTGCATCGGTTTCGTGGTTTCGTGTAGTGATGTACGCAGTGGCATTCATAACTGTTCCTTGCTGGTTGGTTGCGCGTATTCGGGCCAGCCTTCCTCGAGGGCGGCTTGGCGTTCTTGTTGGAGGGCTCGAAGGATGCCTTCTGCTGCTTGTAGGGGGACGACCCCGTTGCCGAGGGCACGCAGGGTCTTCTCACGGGAGAGTCCTACGCCCGTGACGTGACCGTCGGGTAGGCCCATGAGCCATTCGACGAAGCGGACAGACAGGCGTGGCTTGCCTCCCTCGCGTAGAGGGGGTTCTGTCGGGGCTGGAGCTGCGCGCCCGGTAATGGTTTCCCAGTGGGCGACGGCAGGCGCGTAGGGGCAGAAACTGTCGCGTAGGGTTCCTGCTGTCTCGTGCAGGTTGGGGCCGTAGCCGTTGGATGAGTAGGTGGCGTTGGTGGCCTGCGGGGTGGGCAGGAGGTTCCCTCCGGTCACAAAGAGTCCTTCGCGGGCGATGATGCCGAGATCGGTGACTTGCGTGCGGCCCGGCTTCTTCCGCAGGTGGGCTTCGGCGGTGTTCCCTGGGGCCTGGGCGACGGGCGTGGGGAGGAGCTTGGTTGCCTGGGACAGGCTCATCCCCTTCCCCTCCTGGTGGTAGCCGCCTTTCCAGTCTGAGGCAGTTGGCGTGGGGATCAGGGTTCGGGTTCGAGGTGTTCGATCACGTCCGCTAACGTCGGCCCATGACCGCCCTCCCGGCGTTTCTCGGGTGGCTGGCTCCCACCGTTCGAGCCAAGGTTCGCCGTGGGGGTGAGCAACAACGAAGACTCGGGCCCGCTTGTGGGGCGCTCCAACGTCGGAAGCATGAACAACTGTCCACGTCGCGTCATACCCGATGCTGGCAAGGTCTCCGAGTACACGCCCGAGTGCCCGGAGAACAGGTCCGGTTGACCGTCCTCCCAGATGTCCCTCTTCGGGTTCCATGAGGCTAAAAGCTGATGCACTGAGAGCTCCTTGCACGTTCTCCCAGACAACTAGCCTGGGTCGTAGGGCGGTGATTGCGTGGAACATGGACTCCCACAGTCCTGATCGTGTGTCCTTGGACATGCCCGCTCGAGCGCCGGCGAGTGATAGGTCGGTGCAGGGTGAGCCGCCGCAGATCACGTCTACGGGTTCGACCTGGGTCCAGTCGATTCTCGTGATGTCCCCGAGGTTGGGAACGTCGGGGTGGTGGTGGGCGAGGATGGCTTGGGGGCCTGGTTCGATGTCGCTCACCCAGGCGAGGCGTGCGGGGCCGAGGGCGAGTTGTACGCCGAGGTCGAGGCCACCGTTAATAGCCCGAGAACAGGCTTCCGATTGTGTAGTTCCCAGGCAGTTGCATCACCTCCGAGAGGATGTCGGGGAAGGTGGTGGTCTTGTCCTTCACGGGGGCGGCAGTTTCAACGGCGGGAGTGTCCTGCTTGGGCTGCTCGGGGGTCCGGGCGGGTTCCTCGGTCTTCGGCTCAGTGAGGGCCTTGTACTCCTCAATGGTCTTGCAGCCCATGCGGATCATCTTGCGACGCTCGGCGTGCGTGGTGCCGCCCCAGATGCCCTCGCAGGAGGGGCCCTGGGCGAGTGCTTCCTTGAGGCACAGATCCTTGACGGGGCAGTCGGCGCACACTCTCAGGGCGAGGGTGGTTTCGCGGTTGTCGCTGATTCCGCGCTCGGGGAACCAAGCGTCAGGGTTGAGGGCTCGCGCGCACGCGCCCCTCTCGGTCCACGCTTCGGGCATGACGAGAGAGCTGAGCGCTCCACTGTCCTGGTCGTTGAGGCTCATCACTGCCCCTCTTCTACGGGGTGAGCGGACCAGTGGTCGTATGAGCCCACGGGGATACCGTGGTATTGGGCGATAGTAACGGCGTGAGCGCTTACGGGATCGGTGTCCCAGCCGGACATGATGAGAACGCCGTCGCACTGCATCAACATGCGCAGGGTATCCAGTCCATTCGTGTCACTATCCGCCGGTTTGACCAGTTCATAGCCGAGGACTTCAAGGTAAAGAAAAGCGATGCGAGCATCCCCGTCTACACAGGAGTTCTCGTGCGTATAGTCGCGAGGTAGGGCGACGTAGAGTCGCTTGGACATGAGTTCACCCCTTTCAGGTGGTGGTCGCGTGTGTGGTTATGTGGTGGGGATTCGGTGGCCGGTGTCGTCGAGGATGAACAGGCCGTCCTTGTAGTGGACGGGCACGTCGTGGGGGTCTGCGTATTGGGAGACCGCCCACCCGTAGTTACGGGCTTCGCGCCTGTTCACCTCGACGTGGCCGTGGCATCCCGTGGTGCCGGAACCGCATAGGACGATGAGGTTAGCGGGGCTGTTGATCGACGGGTCGTTTGTGCCGCCCATGCCGCGGGCTTTGCGGTGCTGGATGCTGGATTGGATGTAGGTGACATCCTTTCCGCATCGGGCGCACCGCCACATGTCGCGCCCGTAGATGAGTTCGCGGGTTTGCTGGGTGGGGCCGGTGCTAGTTCGCGCCGCCGCCGGGCTTTGCCGTTTCCGGCCAGCCTTCGTTCCACGTTTCAGGGTCATCGTTCACCTCGCCCCCGTTCTCGCTGTAGGACTCTTCCAGATCCTCCATGTTGTCGGCGGGCGCATCGCCGTCAAAGGGGAGTTCAGCGGTGGGTTCCGAGAGGGGCCCGGATTCCGCTGCGTAACGCTGGATACCGTCGAGGACGGTGGTCATGTCATTCATGGTCAGCGCATCCACGTTATCCACATCTGCACGCTTATCTTCGCCGAAGATGTAGGAGAGGACGATGGGCAGTTCATCCATGGGGACACCCTGCTCCTTCATGGTGCGCTGGATCATCGCCATGGGGCCAGAGGTGCCCTGCGGATTCTGGGAGCCGAGCGGCGGGTACTGTTCGGGGCGCTGAGACTCGTCGTAGAGGCCGTAGGACTCCTGCGTGGGGGCCGGGGCTGGTTGGGGCTGGCTGGCCGGTTCTGGGCGCTGCTGGGGGGCCTGCTGGGGCTGTGTGGGCATGTGCTGGGTGTATCCCTGCTGTGCCTGCGGGTGAGGCTGCTGCGGGCTCTGGTAAGGCTGCGCGGGAGCCTGCTGCTGAGGCGCGGGCGGCTGCGGAGCATGGGCCTGCGGGGCAGGCTGAGCCTGACGCTGGCCGGAACGGATACCCGACTTCTTCGCCTGGCGCAGGAGCACGTCAAGCACCTGCTCAGCCTCACGCAAGTTCATAGTGTCGTATCCCCTGCCGGGGCGCACGTTGCGGCGCACGATCTCAGCGAACGCGCCTTCGCTCAGGTTCAGCTTGTCACGGCCCTTCTGGATGCGCTCACGCACCTCGTCGATCTTGTCCTTGTCGCGCTCGTACTCGATCACGCCGATACGGGCGTTGATTTCCTCCAGCTCTCGCGGAGTCATGAGGGCGATGGGAATACCGGGGAGGGTCACGCCGTCGAGGACTTCGGCGACCTTCTCGTTCGACAGGTTCAGTCGGGTCATGTCGTGCTTCACCTGCTCACGCATATCCAGGACACGCGAGGCCGACTCAGCGGTCTGGAACTCTTCGGGCACGTAGCTGAACCCCAGGAGCACTTCGGAGGCCGCATGGCGGCACACCTCGCTCATGGCGCGGGCGGTGAGCATGGCCTTCGGGTACTGGACCCACGTGGGGGTCGATTCCCATAGGCCAGCGACGCGGGCCTTCTCCTCGTCCCAAACGGCGACGTGCTCGAACGAGGGGTCGTCCTTGCGGATGAGGGTGGCGGTGGCCGTGTTGGTTTCTGCGTCCCACTGTTCGCGGAGCGTGTGGCCTGCGTTGCGGACGAGCGCGGACATGAGCTGCGCCGTCATTGCAGGCTTCACGTCCTTGTCGCCGATGAACGACAGGCCACGCAGGGCGGTGATGAGGGGGATGTTCAGGTGCTTGGCGATCTGCATGAGCAGATACATGTCACCCGTGTTTCCTCGCATCTGATAAGGCACGAGCGCGTGCGCCTGGGCGTATATGCCAGCTTCGGCCAAGTCGCGGCGCATTTCCTCCTCACTGAGCGCCTTGTAGCCGGGCATCTCATACGAGACGACGGTGGTTTCCTCAGCCTTCTCAGTGGCCTTGGTCGTGCGGGTCTTGGATGCAGCCTTCTTGGCGACAGGCTGCGCGTCGTTTGCCTTGGGGGTCATGTAGGTAACCTTTCTCTACATGTTGAGGGGTGTCAGGCGAGGTCTTCCTTGAGTTCCAGCATCTCGAGGAGCTTGCGGACGGTGAGCTTATCGTCCACGAGGTGCTTGGCCTGTTCTTCACTCATGCGAACCGTGAGGGTCGCTGCGTTGAGCGTGGTGTCGTCATCCATGCCGTCAGGCATCACGCCACCGGCCTGTTCGATGAGCTTGGCTAGGTTCTCCTGAGTCACGAACTCTTCGGGGAACGTGACGGTCGGCTGAGCGTTATGCTCGATGCCGTTTTCCTCGCACCAAGCCATGAATGCGAGAGCGTCCACGATCTTGAGGCCAGTACCCGGCTTACGCGACGGCTTGCGGTAAGAGAGCGTGCCAGAGTCACCGTGGACATCGGCATCAATCTTGTAGCCGCCCTTCTGGGCGACTGCCGGGAAACGCTCGTCCAGGTTCTCGAGAATGTACGTCTTGACGGGGCCCTCGGCGTTCTTCACCCTGTCCTTGAGGAGCTTCGCGTAAGCCATGATGCGCGGGGCGAGGTCATCCCACTTCTTTGACTTGCGGAGGACTTTAACTTCCTTCTTCGCTGCCATTGTGTTTGTCTTTGCCTTTCTTGCGAGAGATTCGTGGAGGCAGTGTCGCCTCCGACGGATAGTTTCGGGCGTTGATACGTGCCCTCGTGACGAGAGCATGAGCAACGCTGGTCTGGCGCGCTTTAAGTGTGAGCTGTAGGCGGGCTAGTGTTTCCGCCACTGATGGGCTTGTGGGTGGGGATGGGTCTTCTGTTACTGCTGGTTGGCCTTTCGGTTGATCTCACGGAGGACTGCGACGAGCTCGCGTCCCTTGGGGGTGAGCTGGTGGAGCTGGGCGGTGCGCCCGGTAGAGGTCGGGGCGCGCTTGGGCAGGGCTTCGACGTATCCCCGCTTCTTCCAGTCGGACACGATGGTCCGAGCGCGGGATGGGGTGAGGCGAGTGAAGAACGCTTCGTCGGTCAGCTCTTCACTGATCCATTCTTCCTTTTCGATGGTCTTGAGTTCTGCGAAGAGGAGCTGCGACTTCGTAGCGTTCACTGCGAGGGCCGCGTCCCAGCTTGTCTGGGGGTTGGTGAGGCGGGCGCGGGCGGGGGTGGCGGTGATGGCGGTCATGGTGTCTTGTCCTTTCTTTCTGCGTGTCCGTCTGCTTTTAGTCGCACAGGCTGTTTCACGCATTCTTGATGCGTTCCTGCATGTTCTTGGCGGCGCGCGAGATAGCCTTGCTGAGACGGTCGCGCGCTTCCACGTAGTTGCCTCTGGTGAGTTCGGTGTCGTATGTGCAGAGCTTGGATTCGGTCGCGCGCATGTTGTTGTTGACTTCAACATCGTGCAGTGTGGGGAGGTTGCGGAGGTTAAAGTAGTGGTTGTCGTAGACGAGGTTTCCGTGCTCGTCTGTGTCTCTCTTGAAGAAGCGGATGAGCATGAGCGTCACAGCGTCCCTGTTGTAGGGTGCCATTGCCTTGCGGAGGGTGTCAGATGCGCTATCGAGAAGAGCGTCCTTGGCGCTGTTGGCGCGGCACTCGGAATTGGCGACAAACGAGAACATCTTAGAGAAGTCGGGATAGACAGCGAGTTCCTGCCCCTCTTCGCTGTCGCGTAGTTCGCGCAGGAGGGCACCCATGTCGCTGTCCTGGTGGACGAGGCGGTGGACCTCGGTGGTGAGCGCGAGGGTGGTGCTGGCGACCATCGCGTCCTCGAAGTAGTGCATGGTGCCTCGCGTGTATTCCTCGAACTTGTTGGCGGCCATGTAGTATGCGGACGCTCGCTGAGCGATTTCGTCTTTTTCGTCCTGGGTGAACCAGGCGGCGAATAGGGGCACGTCGATGTGTCCGTCGGCGGTGATGATGTCCTGGTAGCCGCGTCGGTCGCTGTCTACGACGGCGAGGTTGGCGATGGCGCGGGAGCGCGCATCTCGGGAGGTCGTGTAGGTCTTGGCCGCAGTGTCGGCGAGCTTAGTGTAGTCGATGGCGGTGTTGGTGGTCATGAGGGTGTCTCCTTCTCGTGTGACTGGGTTATGGGTTTGATCGTAGCTTGTGGGTTAGTTTGCCCGCAAGCGCTAACATCCACCTAATTGGTTAAGTGGATCACAGGCGGTTTAGGGTTGAGAAAAACCCCGGAACCACCAACCAGCAGCCCCAGGGCCTCCGCGTCGTAGCCTCACCGGCCACCAGTAACGCCTCGACGATCAGCCGAAGACGCGCACGCGATCACGCGCTCAAACGACGCGCCCACATGTCGCATCTGGCGCTCCGCGCGCCTCTGCGCCCACGCAGCAAGCTCCCCACGTCGGGCGAGTGCGTCCATGTCTGCACCTCCCTTTTCGAGGTCGTCAGCCCAGGCGCGCAGGACGCGGGCGAGGTCTTTCTGTGCGTGGACCGTGTCGCGGGTGAGGTCGGTGGGGCGCTTTCGTTTCGGTGTCATGGTCATTCCTTTCGGTTGGTTGCATACGGCAACGTGGTGGCGGCACCCCTGTCACGTTAGGAGGAGGGGTGCCGCCATTGGGTGATGGTTCTGGTTAGGACCAGGAGATGATCGGTCCCGGTTGGGAGGTGAGGGCGTGCATGATGCCTGGCTTCGTGTAGACACCTACCATATCTCCATGCCGGTTTGTAGCTTCAACCCGGTTCACGAGCACGGTGAGGGTCACTGCCCCTGTGTGTTGCGCGAATGGGTGCTGCTCGTCGAGCTGGATATGTCCACTGTTGCCACCAAGGGCTTTGCTGGCCGCGACGAGCGTCGTCCAGTAGTTCCGTTGCGCCTCAGTCCCCATGCCGGGGATGAACTCGGCTGCTGCGTGCGCGAACCACTGGGGCGGCACCACATCCAGAGGAGCCGAGGTGCTACTGAGGCTCACGCACGGCTCCACGCGAGGCTTGGCGGCGGAAACAACGAAACCGAACACTGGAACACCCGTACCAATGACGCTGAATGCAACGTTTCCCTTGACGACGAATCTGCGAACTATGCCCCAGTCACGCTCGAAAACGGGGCGAATATCTTTTGTCGTGTAAGTCATGGCTATCAGAAAGGTGTTACTTCGTAGAAGAGGCTACCTGGCTCATCCGTGAGCACATAGAGGAGGTCGGCCTTCTTAATGGTCCTGACCGTCTCCAACTCGGCGTTCTTGATGCGGAACTCTGTCTCCTTGCCTTCAATATCGAAGGCGCAATAGTCGCCAAACGCCTTTCTGAGCGGATGCCCCTCATTGAGAGTGATCCAGCGCATGTAATCCCCCGATGGGAATGTTTGCTGAGCCGCTCGGAGTGTGTAGAGGTACCACTCCTTTCGCTCGTCGCCCCGCATGTAGGGTTGGGCCGCTTCGATGAACCAGAGCGGAGGTACTGTGCGTAGGGCGGTGCAGGCGCTCACGGGGACGACTGCCTGGATCCACAGGGTTTCGCGTGGTGAGTGGAGCCAGCCGATGATGGGCTCCGCGTCGGGGAAGGCTGCGAAGAAGACGTTGCCCTTCACGGCGATGTTGTTGGCAGTGGGGTAATGTCTCTGGATTACTTCGCGCTTCTGCGCTGTCGTGAATGCCATTGGGATGGGCCTTTCTAGTTGGTGGTGCAGGTTGCCAGTGCGTCGGCGAGGGCCTGCTTCTCTGCTGTGGTCACTGTGAGAGCGTAGCGGCTCTTGATCTGGACCTGCTTAGAGGCGTAGGCACAGGCGTAGTCGGCGTTTGGCGGCATCCACTGGTCCGCGCTCTTGGAACCCTTGGCCATGTTGTCGTGACCGTTGACGGCCAGGAGGTTGTCGGGATCGTTGGCAAGAGCTTCACGATCTTCCTGGGTGAGGTTGTACGCGCCAGACTGCCAGGCGTTCTCGAGGGCGACAACATGGTCGATCTGGACCTTTGATGCGTCCTTCTTGCGGAAGTCGATCCACTTGCCCGAGTAGGGGTCTGCGAGTTGGCCGGCGGTGATGACGCAGGTGTTACGTCGGTCGCTGATGTTTTTGAGGTCGCGGGCGAGGATGTCGTTCCTCGTGTCGCAGCCGTTATGGTCCACGTCCTTCCAAGCGGGGCCGAACTGCTCCACCCGGTTGTACTTCTCAGGTGGTGCGGGGTTGTCATCGACGGCAAGCTCGTTGAGGTCATTGAGGGTTCCGTCGGCGACGGCACTGGTGTCCATATTGCTGACAGACTTACCTCCGTCTGACGAATGCACGACACCGTACAGCCAGATGTGGAGGGCCAAGAGGAAGACGATTCCTACAATTGCACACACGCGATCAACTGTTAGCCACTTGCGCTTGTTCATGTTGCTGTTCCTTTCAGGCCCACGGGCTGATGGTGTGGATGAAGTGGATGGTGGGGAAGAAGCCGCATAGGGCGTATCCGAGGATGCCGTTGATGGCCCATGCGCTCCAGTGGATTGTGAGGGGCACGTCGGGGTAGCGGCGGAACATGTTCCACACCGTGACCATCATCAGCAGTAGGGCGAGTGCTGCGAGGCCGAAGTTCACCCAGGCGTGGATCACGTCGGGCACCTGGTAGGCGGCGGGGGTGAAGATCGGGGAGGCGAATGCGGCGCTGACGAGGGCGACTGTGAGCGTGGCGCTGAGGGTGTCTGCGCTGCGTTTGAAGGCCGTGTCTCCCATGAGGACGACGGTGGCGACCATAAAGGCTGCGGACGCGACGAGGGCCGCGGCGAACGCGATGATGAGGGGTTCACTCATGGCGGGTTCCTTCCATGAGGCGGGTGGCTAGAAACTCGGTGCCTGCGGGGTGTTCCTGCGCGTCGTTCTGGGTTGTGTCGGCATTGGTTTCAGCGTCGAGGTCATCAACTTCTTCGCGGGCTGCGGTGAACTCTTCTAGTCGCTGCTGGCGACGCTCGCGGGCCTTCTGGCGCTGCTTCTCGCTCGTCGTGGGGGTGGGCCACTCGAACGCTCCCGCCAGGCTTGTTTCGAGCTGTGCGGGGTCGGTGACGTAGGACGGCCACATAGCAACGGCCACGAGGAGTAGGGCTGCGGCGAGGAGCGCTGCGGTGAGGGTGTTCATGGAGACGGCGTGCTCAGCTGTCGTCGAGAGCGGGACCGTGAGGTTCAGATCGGCGACGGGGGCCATCTCCCCTGTGGTCAGGTGGGCGGTGTCGCCCGTGTAGGAGGAGACGAACACGGTATCGCTCCCCCATCCTGCGGCGGGCATGTTGACGGTCGTCAGCCAGCCGGTGAACACCTTCCCGAGGACGGTTTCCTGTCGGCTGGTGGCCCACTGTGCGGGGCCGATCAGGCCCACGAACGCGAGGGCAGCGACACGCCCGCGCTGAGGGCTGCTGCGATGCTCATGGCGTAGATGTGGAATGCGCGTCGGCGCTTGTTGGCTGCGGCCTTGCGCTCGCCGATGGTCATGGTTTTCCTTTCTCGATCTGGGTAAACCTGCGGGCGCGTCGCTATCTTCTCGACAGGGACGCGCCCGCAGATCGCTCTCGGACTAGGACTCGAACCTAGATGCCCGGAACCAAAATCCGGTGTGCTGCCATTACACCATCCGAGATGGAGAGGTGGAGCAAAGCTGAAAGGCTGCGCGAGCAAATGGGGCCCTGGGTCTACGCCCAGGATGTGTTTTCTATGCAAAGAAGTAACTCACACATTCGCGTCTTCACTCCACCAGTGGGCCAGGCAGGACTCGAACCTGCAACGTTTCTGATGTGCCCGATTTACAGTCGGGTGCCTTCACCAATTCGGCTCACTGACCCCTGGTAGGTATTTAGTTGTTGGAGTTCCGGTGACAGGGCTCGAACCTGCAACCTTGGGATTAGAAGTCCCCCGCTCTGTCCGTTGAGCTACACCGGATCGGAGTAGTCCTACCGAGAGTCGAACTCGGGTCTCCAGAGTGAAAATCTGGCGGGCTGACCGCTACCCCATAGGACCATGTATTCAGTTGGCGGCGGGACAGGGATTCGAACCCTGGGCACCTGTCGGTGCGACTGTTTTCAAGACAGCTCCGTTAGTCCACTCCGGCACCCCGCCATGTTCAGTTTTTCACTGAGTGCCCCCAGCAGGACTCGAACCTGCGACCCTCGGATTAAAAGTCCGCAGCTCTAACCAACTGAGCTATAGGGGCGTTGGTGGGGCCTCGCCCTGTGGTGGGAGTGTCGGGTGAGGCCCCTAGTGGGTGGTTACTCCCAGGGCCAGGACTGGCCGATCCCGCGCTCGAGGAGCGGGATCATCTGGAAGCCCTTGTCGGAGAGTCCGCCGAAGGTCCAGCGGCCCTCTCGGGCCTCCATCTGCGCTGTCGCATAGCCCGCCAAGTTCCAGGTGAACACCGGAACCCTGGGAGCATACGTGTCGAGCGCGTTATCGACGCTGCCGCCCCTGTACTGCTCATCCGTGAGGATGATGATGCGGTCGTACTTCTCGCCCTTCTTGTGGGCGTAAGCGACAGCATCCGGCGTGTAGGTGCAGCCTCGAGCGGTGGGCATCTGGTCCACGACACGGAGCAGGTCCGTGCTGGCGACCTTCACGTCCTCCATGTGATCGTCGAACGCAACCACTCGGACGCTCTCGCCTCGAATAGCGAGCGCCGACGCGAACACGTTGGCCGTGTCCTGGCAGCTCAGCGACGACTTCGCCGACATGGGGTAGCTCATCGAGCCGGAGCGGTCCAGGAGGACCAGCGTGCGCCCCTTGAGCGCGGGAACGTTCTCGAGCGAAGCGTTCGCTGCGTCCTGTAGGGCGGCGGCGAAGGCCAGCGGCGCGTTCTTGTACGCTGCGTAGAACGCGACCGGCATGGTGCGAGACTTCGCAGCCTCTTCCACGTCGCTCAGGCGCTCGTTGATCGTGGCGATCAGCGCGCGAGACGCGCCGGATGCTTCGATGCGTCGGAGGTTCATTCGCAGGGCCATGTAACCCATCTCGGGGACGAGGGTTTCCCACACGTCGGCGGGGATCGTCCCGATTGCGCCTGCGATCACCTCGTGGGTGAGAGCAGCCTTACGGATGACATCCTTCGCGTCCGGGCCGGTGAGGGCGCTAATCTGCGCGTCACGGTCCATGGCGAGGAACTGACGGCGTGCTCGGATGGTGGGTAGTTGCTTGTCGTCGCCCTTCTTGCCGTAGCCCTCGTCGAGCACGAGTTTGATGAGCGCTTCCTGCGTCTTACCCTTCGGCTTGGGGTGCGTCAGGTTGATGACATCGCGGAGCGTGACGCTACCCGAGTTCATGCGGCCAACCCACTTGAGGTAGGAACGCTCGGACAGTCGGGCGCGCAGAGCGTCGGCAACGCCACGGCGCACGCAGGATGGGATGTTACGCCCGTACAGGCTCATCCACCCGGCGATCATGTCGGAGGCCTCGTCGAGGCGACCGATGGCCGCTTCGATAATCTGACGGTTCGTGCCGGTCAGGCCAGCGTCCAGGCGTGCCTTAACGACGGTCATGGCGACAACACCGGGGATCGAGCGGAGTCCGACTTCCTGGCGAAGCCAGCGGACCATGCCGAGCGCCCACTCGGGGCTGTTGATGATCTCGGGGTCCGTGGTGAGGGTCTGGATACGGTTGACGCGCTCATCGGCGGTCTCGTAGAAGGTGTCCTCGTTGAGGGAGGTCACGGCGGCGAGGAACAGCTCGCCCTTGGGGGTGCGCTGCCACCCCGTTCCACCTTCTGCGGTGAAGGCCCGTCCCGTCGTCGTGTTGACGGGAGTGGTAGCCATGTTGCGGGGCTTGCTGCCTCGGGTGTTCATGCGTGCCATGACGCTCTCCTTTCTGGGTGTTTTGGGCAAAAGTGGGGGACGCGAGAGAAAAGGTTGAAACGAGTGTAGTTTCGATCCAAATGAAGTAACTCGTCTCAGGCGCTTCTCGCGTCCTGCGGAAAGAGCGGGATTCGAACCCGCGAAACAGATTCCTCTGTTTACCTCCTTAGCAGGGAGGCCCCTTCAGCCGCTCGGGCACCTTTCCGGGGTGCTCCCCTGATCCGGGGCGGTTCAGGGGAGCTATGAAATTGTGTTGTTTGTGATGGGTTTAGTGTAGGCCGGGGTATTTTGTGCGCGCAACCCGGAAACTGGTTAACTAGATCACAGGTATGCAGGGGTTATGCTCACCCGTCACATGTAGAGCATCTGCCACAACGACGCGACCCACCTAACCAGCATCCCACTGATGAGCAAACCACCCAACGCTGCAACCAACCCGGCAGTGACGAATACGTTCCCCCACGTCGCCCAGCGGCCTCGAGGTGGAGCTCCCAGCTCCTTCACGCCCGCACGGCTTTGCGACTCGTGATGCACAGTCAGGGAACCAGCTGTCGCGAACTTGAGAAGAGAGAACAGCGGGAAGGCCAGGTCGAACAGGAACGCGAGGACAATGACGAGGGCGTACAGGAACAGGATGATGCCAATGATGGCTGCGCCGGTGCTGAACCAGTCCGACATCTTGCGGTCTTGTTCAAGCTGTCGTTGGGCGACGATCTGGTCAACGTTGTCTTTCTGCGTGGTGTTCAGGTTCGTGTAGTTCGCGAACTTGAGGGTGTCTTTCGCGAAGGCGAGCTTGTCTGCTTCGGAGAGCTGGTGGTTTTGTCCGACGGTGCGAGGTGGCATACCGGGTAGGTCGAGGTCGCTGATGATGCCGGTGTCGGTTGCAGTGGCGGTGTCACCGCTGTTGCTGCTGCCGACGCTAGTGGCCGCGTCGTCAATGGTGGGGAGGTCTTGAAGTTTCTTGCCGTCGGTGCGGGAGAACTTCAGGATGGGGCCGATGCCGCCGGGGTATTGGGATCGGTCGAGGGTGGTGAGGGGTCGCCCGGAGTCGATGGTGTGGACGGTGTTGCCCTCCACGTAATCGCCAGCGATCCAGTGTCGTCCGCCGGTGTCGGTTTGGACCATGAAGATGACGAAGTAGCCGTCGTTCATGGCTTGGCGCACGTCGTCTTCGGTGAACTTGTTGGCTCCAAGGCCTGCGCCGCTGGTGTCGCCTTGGACTTCGACGGTGAGTTGCCCGCCGGTCATGTTGGAGACTCCCTGGGCGAAGCCTTCGGGATTGAGCTGGTAGAGCCAACCGTCATCGCTGAATGGGCTATCTTTGCCTGCCTGCATTAGCTTGATGGCTTCGGCGCGCATGTCGTTGACGGTGTAGGAGCCGCGGGCTTTGACTCCGGCTCTCAGTTCTACGAACGCGAAGGAGAAGTTACCGCACGCTGCCTCGCCCATGGTTGCTCCGGCGTTGGTAATCATGCCGCGCTCTTCGTTTGGGTCGTACCCGAAGTCACTGTCGGCGCACCACTGGCACCAGGTGGAGGGCTTGGCCTTGAGGTTGTGTCCCTGGTCTTCGGTGAACGCCTTAGCGGGGTGTGCGAAGAACGTGAGAACGAGGGCAAGGAGGAGGGCGAGGGCGACGGAGCCCCGCCACGCTCGATGGAGGTGACGGGGCGTGCGGAGTGGGTTCATCGCGGGCTGTTCTTTCTGTACGACTTGACGAGGGGTTTTTGACTAACCGAGAGATAGATTCTCTCATACTCGCGACACCCTTCTTCGGCAGCTAGGAGGGGCTGCTCTCGGTAGGCTGATCCGACCCACCCCTGACTGAGGACTGCGTGCGCCGCTTCAACATCCTCCCGGTCGAGTGGCACGTTGAAGGGGCGGGTTGTGCGGATGATGGTGGAGGCTTCGGCTGCTGCACTCAGGAGTATCCCGTAGGTTTTTTGGCGCGCCTTGGCGGGGCTGAGGGTTACGCCGGGGCGGTCGGTGTGTGCTCGGCTGAGGTGTAGGTGTTCGGCCTCGAGGTAGCTGTGGGCGAGGTGGAGTGCTGCTTGCATTCGGTCGGCGTGGCCGGCGAGGGTGAGGATGATGTCGCCGGTTGGAGTGCTGGTAGCCATGCCTACGATGCTGAGGGCCTGGCACATGTCCAGGATGCCTCGTGCTTGCACTGGGCCGCGCGTGCGGTTCGCGGGGACCACGATCTGCTGGCGGGTCATGGTTTCGTCGAAGGTGGTGGCGGCGGCTTCAAGGATGGCGTGCACTTCTGCCGCCCATTCGAGTCGGCTGCGCGCCTCATGGGTGTGTGCCTGGCGGGCGTTGTGTCGCGCGATGGCGCTGCGAGGAGTGTTCATGGTGGCCTAGTTTGCCCGTTGGGCCATCTTGGCTGCGTCGGCCTTGATGAGGTTTCTGTAGTGCGCGACGTAGCTGTAGTAGGTGCTGTAGGGGTCGTTGCGTCGCGTTTCGGGGTGCGTGCTGCGCGATGGCACGTATAGGGGGAGCGCGTCAGCGCACACGTCCAATCTGCCGTTGCAGGCGGCTCGATACCCCTCAGCGAACTCTGACCATAAGGAGGGGCCGGAGCTCCAGACTCTCTGTCGGACGAGAGCATCAACGATGGAGTACACGCCGACGAGGCCCAACTTGCTGTAGTTCTTAAGTGCGTTCTTGACGAGCATCGAGCGGCCCATCGTGTATGCGGGGTCGCCATGGGTTTCGTGTGCTACGAGGTCACCGTTCATGTAGGTGAAGGAGCCGACGTTTTCGAGGTAGAACTCGAGACGTGCACCGCCTCGGGTGAGGGCATACGCTACGCCCTGGATGTCACGCTCGAGGCAGAAGGGGTTGGTGGCTGCGTCATCTACTGCTCGGGCGAGCGTTCGTAGCGTGTCCTGCGTGGGTGTCGTTCCGGTTCCGTCGAATAGGGGGATGCAGTCCTTGGGGAGGGAGACGAGGAAGTAGTCGGAGCTGTCGATGCTGGCTTCGAGGGTTGGCTTGTGCGCTAGGGAGCCTTCCTGTGTGCGGTAACACGTGCGCAGGGTGCACTCGGTGTCGGTGTCTGGGCGCGTGAGGGTCCAGTAGTCGGGTCGTGTGGGTCCGGCTGCGCCAAATGGGCCAGAGGCGCGCGTATCGAGGCGGGTGAGCGTGTAGGCGTTGGCGTAGTTGACGGCCTCGCGGAGGGCTTGGATGTCCCATGCCGCGGCCTTGGGGTCGATACCCCGGTCGGTGATCTCGTAGTTGTCGAGAACCTGCGCGAGCGTCTTGCTGCCCTGGTCTGTCTTGATGACGGTGCGGGGCGTGATGGCTAGGTCGTCGCGGGCGAACAGGTTGACAACTCGCTGCCCGTCGAAGGCGCAGTACTCGTAGCCTGCTGGGTTGTATGGGGCTGCTTGTAGGTTGGGCGCGCGTCGCGCTGCCATGTTGCGCAGGTCTTGGGCGCGCTTGACGGTCTGAGCGGTGGATGTGAGCACGCCGCCGTCCTCCTGGTAGAGGCTGAATCCTGGCCGCTGGAAGTAAACCCACGTCGTCATTCTGCTGTGTCCTCCAATGCTTCCTCACCCTTTAGGGTCTTGACAACATCTTGCGCCTGCTTCTGCTGCTCCCAGAACGGGTTGCGCACAGGCTTGTACTTCCTGAGCGCCTTGCCGGTCTCCTCCTCAGCCTTAAGGATGACCTTCGCGAGCTTGATGCAGACGCGGAACATCGTCTGATCGTTGTCGGGGACGTTCTCGAACTCTTCCTTGGTCATGCCGATCTTGGCGTTGAAGCCGGCGAGGATGTGTACGAGGCCGTGGCAGCGCTGGCAGAGCGTCACGAAGTTGCTCATCGCGTCGGAGCCTCCCACGTAGACGCTGGTCTTGTGATGGGCCTCGAGCTGGCCAAGGTGGACCATGGACGTGATGCCCTTGCCGTAGCCGCAGGCCTGGCAGGTGAACTCGTCGCGCGCGAGGATCGCCGTGCGTAGCTCCTTGGAGAGGGGCTTGCGGTCCTTCGTGTCCTGGACGGTGTTCTCATCAACTTCGCCGAACATGTCCTCGTCATCATCGCCACCCTCGAAGCCGACCTGTTCGGCTGCGTTTTCGGGGATGGGATCGCCGCCGTAGTTGTCGTCGTCGATGTCGGTGTCGTCGGTGTCGGCTTCCTTGTTGAGGAGGTCGCGGACTTCGCGGAGTTCGTCGCCCATTTCGAGGAGGTTCTTGACTTCCTCGTCACTGAGTGGGGCATCTTCCGTGTCGGCGGTTGCGAGGTCGCCGGCTTCGTCAACGCTGGAGATCTTCCTGTCGTCGTCGCCTGCCGTGGGGTTCGCCTCTGCCTTACGGAGCTTTTCAAGGGCCTTGTAGGAACGCGCGAGGTCTTTCTTGCCCGATAGGAACTCGTCAGTTACCTCGGGGTACTCGGCGAGCATGACTTCCTTGAGGCGCATGGAGTCGCCTGCGTCGATGAGGAGGAGCCAGTCGAGCATGGATGGGGTGAGGCTGTAGGACTCTTCCATCACCTGCTGCATCGCCCACTTCTCAGCCCATGTGTGTGTCTGGGCGCGGTTGAGGACTAGGTGCATGAGGTTGGATAGGTCGCGTCCGACTTCGGGGTCGTGGAAGGTAACGATGGCGGCGGGGATCTCGTCGTAGTTGTTCTTGAGGGATGCAAAGATGCGTCGCCACCCGTCGAGGACTCGGTAGCGTGGGCCCGCGTAGCCGAGCTCGTCGGCTTCTGCGCCGGTGGTGATGTTGTTGTCGGCGAGGAAGTCGGCATACTCAGCGAGTGGTGTCACGACGACGGGGACAATGACACCCATCTCACGGATCACATTGAAGAGGCCGCTGTAGGTGTCAGCCCGGTAGTCCTTGATGGGCTTGGTGCCGACTACCTGGTGCGGGCTGATGTAGGTGTACCGGACGGAGTATGCGTCGCTCTTGACGGTCACCACGTCATTGACGCTGCTGATCGCTTCGACTGCGGCGCTGTCGAGGCCATCCGTGTCGATGTTGATGCGGAAGGGAGCAGCCTCGGTGTCGGCGCTGGTTTCGTCGTCAGCGCCCTCGTTGAGGTCCGTGTCGTCCTCGGTCATTTCGTCTCCGTCGCCCACGGCATCCTCGTCGGGGCCGTCTCGTAGTGGGGTGAGCGTGAAGGTGGTGACGGGAGCTGAGGTTACGTCGTCCTCGTCGTCATCATCCTCGTATTCGTCATCGTCCTCGTATTCGTCATAGTCGTCCTCATCCTCTTCTGTGGTCTCGAGGTCGGCTTCATCGAGGTCGTCAGGGCCGATGGTGTCATCGTCGAGGTCAAGGACGATGGTGTCGTCTGTCGTCTCGTCGAGGTCTTCGATGTCGTTGTAGTCGTTCATGGTGATCCGTTCGATGGGGAGGTGTGAGCTTAGAGGATAGTTTCGGGCTGGGGGTCGTCCTCGAGGCCGAAGGCTGCGAGGTATGTCTTATCGGCGGAGCGTTGTGCCTTGTACGTGTCCATGAGGGAGTCGAGGGCGCTTTGTGCTTGCTGGAGGAAGGTGTCGGCGGTGACGATGAGCGTTTCGAGGGGGTCGCGCTGTTCCTGGTATTCGCGCTCGGTAAGGATGATGCCCTCAACGGGTGTCTCAGTGACGGTCCCGTCGGGGTGTGTGACTTGTTCGATGTAGCGGCGCACAGCGCCTCCCTTCCTGTGGGAGCCGTAACCGGGGCTTTTGCCCTAGTTTCTTTAAGGGTACCAACTGGAAGAGAGGCGGAAGGAGTATTACACGCGGGCGTGGTGTATTGAAGTCGCGATGGCAGCGTCGATAATGACGGTCCCCTGGGGGGTGCAGGGGATCGGCCCGTAGGCAGTTTCGACGTAGCGGACGGTCCCACCTAGGTAGGCTTCGGCTTGAGCGAGGATCGCCGGACTCCATACAGGGATCACGGTTCCCGTTGCCGTGCGGATGGCAGGCGTGATGATGCGACCATCTGCGGACCAGGTGATGCCTTCGACACGGGTCTCGAGGACGGGCAGGTCCGGGACGGCGGTCAGGGTGATGGTGTACTGGCCGTCGTTGACGCTGATCGTGACTCCGATGTCGGGCGCGTCTCCGATGAGGTCGCTCAGGGTTTCTCGCATGTCTTCGACGGTGATGCCGGAGTCGTTGACGATGGTGATGGTCTCAGTGTCGCCTGCGCTCGCGGGTGCGACTTCGAGGTCGATGGACTTGTCGCGTTGGAGAGCTTCTGTGCATTGCGCGATGAAGGTCTCGTATTGGGGTGAGCTAATGGTGACAGGCTCACCGACGTGTTCTGTCGGGGCGTTGTCCAGTCGGGCGCGGATCTGGAGTTCGAGGGTGGGGGTGATGCCCTCACGGGGTCTGGGTTCTGGAATGTGAATGAACATGGTGTGGTCTTTCAGCGGGTGAGGGCTCCAAGGATGGCGTTGCCGGAGGGGGCTGCAACTGATCGGGAGAGGGTGTCCCAGGGGCTTGCGGCGACGGTGGAGGCGGGGATTGGGGCGTGTTGGGGGACGCGGAAGGAGAGGCCCTGTTGTGCTGCGATTTCGGCGATGGCGCGTAGTGGGAGCGAGTAGGCGGGGTAGGCGACACCGTTCATGGTGATTGTCTGGGATCCGTTGACGCAGTAGTAGCCGAAGCGGAGCTCGCCACCGTCGTTGATTGCTTTTTCGAGGCGCTTGGTGAACAGTTCCTTGGCTTTGGTGCGACTCTCCCCCGCTGCTGTGAGGATGTCTTCCTCGTAGAGGCCTCCGCACTGTTCGATGACGTTGACGGCGACGCTGTAGGCGGTTTCGAGGATGAAGCCTCCGACGACGGGGATGAGGACGAACGTCAGGGTGGAGGCGTTCGCGTTGGTGGCGGTGCGAGTGGTGACCGTCTTGTGTTGGGGATCCCAGATGAGGGGGACGGGGCCTTCTGGGTTGTAGGGTAGGCCGAGGTCTTCGACCTGCTGGGGGTGCAGGAACGCCCATGAGCACCCGAGGGGGATGGTGTGGAGGAACAGGGCGAAGAGCTCGGCGCATTGCTGCCCGTACTTGGTGACGAGGGTTGTGGCGAAGTCGGTTTCGGACTGGCGGGTCATGGGAGGGTTCCTTTCAGGAGGTGAGGGCGATGACGAGGTGCGCGAGCCAGGATTGGATCACGCCCGTGAAGATGAGGGCACCGAGGGCTGCGAAGGCGAAACAGGTGGCTAGGACTCCGGCGACTCCGTAGGTGCCTTTCGGGCGCTCGTCGGCTGGTAGTGGTGAGTACTTGATCCGCCCGAAGGTCACGCCCTTGAGGACAGAGAACAGTGGGAACGACAGGTCGATCAGGAGGGCCAGGAGGATGACGAGAGCGTAGACAAACAGGGCGACACCGACGACGGCGACCCATGTTCGAGCTGACTCAGCTGCTTCTCGGTCCCGTTCTTCTTCGAGCTGTGTTTTCAGGTCGGAGGCGTTTGCGCGCTGCTTCGCCGTGAGCTGCGAACTGTCCGCGAACGTGAGGGACTGGCCTTTAGCGATTTCGGGTTTCTTGGGCATCCCAGGGAGGGACCACTCGTCGAGGATTCCCCCGGTTGAGCCGGACTGTGCGCCGCTTGTGGTGGACTTTGCGGCGGGGTCGGTGTTGCCGACTTTCTTGAGGACTGTCGCAGCGTAGGAGGCGCGTTCCATGAAGCCTGCTTCAGCTGCGCCGGGGGCTTCCCAGTTCGTCATCCAGATCCAGGTTGCGAAGTACCAGTTGTCGGTGCTCTTGAAGCCTTCGAGGCTCCCGAAAGAGTCGTCGGCGGAGGGGACGGTGCCGCCGGTGATGCCCCAAGTGCCGGCTTCGTTGAGTGCGTAGGAGGCCATGCCGCCGTAGATGATACTGGTGGTGGGCCAGCCGAGCCATTCGCTGCGCCCGTCCGCGAGCGCCGCCTGGGTGGTTTCTTTGGCTTTGAGGCCTGAACAGCCTGAGACTCCGTTGTAGGTGAACAGGAGCGTCTGTCGGTCTCCAAGGGCCTGGTACATGCCACACGCGCCCGATGAGGCGTTCACTGCGTCCACGTTGAAGTGGGACTCGCGCCAGAAGTTACCGGCGATGGCCGCTGCGGCCTCCGCCGAGTAGCCTTCGGCCTTGGCTTCTGCGACAACCTGCTTGGCTGCTTCCTGCTGCTCGGCGGATAGGGTCGCCCAGTTCGCCTCGATGACCTCATCGGAGACGTTGGGATTGGCTGGGAGAGCGTATGCGGGGGCCGGGGTGAGCGGCAGCATGACGGTGGCCGCGGCGATGAGGGCGAGGAGTACTCGTCGGGCGCGTGTGAGCATGTGGGGTTCCCTTTCGGGGCTTAGCGGAGCAGGCTTGCTGTCTTGCTTGCGAGGTCTTCCTCAAGGTTTCCGTATGCGCTCCAGGCGAGGAAGCTGAGGGTCGCTCCAGTGTAGACCAGCGGGTTGGTGAAGTCGGCGAGCTTGCGGGGCTTGCGCCCGTCGCGGCTCACCCAGTACGTCCATAGGCCGTTGGTTTGGGTGTCTGATCGTCCGACCTTGGTGTTTCCGCTGATGCTGCGCGCGAGGATACGCAGGAGGAACGGGGTATCCCAGTCGGTCGGGTCTTGTTCGAGTTCTTCGTCCCAGATCTCTCCGTACTCGCGACCTCGGTTGCGTGCGAACACGGACGGGGTACGTCGAAGGATAAGGTCGAGTGTCTTGCGGTCGGGTATGTTCTCCACATCGCCTGCATGGAGGACGTATAAGGGGGTGGTGCCTGACCTCTTGCACACAGGGATTGGGTTTATTCCTGGCCAGACCTCGTTCACTCCGACCATGAGGTGACTGTCCGACGGTAGGGGCGATGTGTTTTTCAGCTTGCCGTGGCCATTGGGGTTGTCGCGTGTTTTGATGACCTCAGCGAGCCCAGCGCCGCCGTTGGGGAAACGAACGATCACGTCGATGCTGGCTTGCATCGCTGACGCTGGGGACATGTGCGTGCGCGCGTAGGCCACGATCTCGAGCGGGGTATTGGTTGTTTGCGTGACGACTTCGCGGGCGTGTAGGGCCCTAGCAATCAGGTACGGGGGGACGGGCATTGTGTCGGGGTCGCTGAACGTGGGGTCGGGAATGGCGATCCAGACGGGGCCGATGAGGCCGTCGTATGCGTCGGTGAGGAGGATGCTCGTGCCGATGGGGCTTTGGATGTGGGTTTTGGTGCGCCCGAAGTTGAGGGGTGGGCGCGAACCGTACTTCCCCCGGTAGGGGAAGAGTGATTTGTTGTCGATACGCATGATGTTGTCACCGTTGCTTCTGGATGTGGGCGAGGACAGCGTTCCCGCTGGGTGTCGGGGTGAGGATGTGGGGACCGAACTGTGGGCGCAGTTGGAAGCGACCGTATGAGCGGACGGGTTTCCGCATGACTCGGAAGTCGGTGCGGTCGTAGAGTTCGCAGCGCTCGTAGAGGTCTTCTACGACGATCTTGAACGCGGGGATGCGCGTCCCGTTGACGGTGATCGTGTCCCCCTTGTTGGTGGAGTAGATCGCGATGGGAACCTGGGTGCCTTGGGGCAGGTTTTTCATCGTCGCGAGGTACTTGTCGAGACGCAGGAGCTCAGGCATCCGCGTCTTGGGCTGGCATCCGTGGAGGTTGGGATATGCGTTGCCGCCGTCGAGGTCGAGTAGTTCGATAGCGTCTCCGACTACGCTGTTTTCCTTGTATCGCAGGGCCTTCATGTTCTTGTCGCGGTACTGGGCGTTGGTGTAGAAGTAGTCGTTGTGGTCGTCGTCGGGGACGATCACGTAGTTCACTCCGTAGTCGCGTCGGAGGTCTTGGTCGAGGAGGTCGAAGGCGCAGGCGTAGCCGCTGTTGTGGGTGGCGGCGATCCAGCTGCTTTCGCGTTGGTTCTCGTGGTAGCCGAGCGTGAGCTGGGGAGAGGGCTGGTTACTTTGGGCGCGTAGGAGGCAGTTGAGCGCCCAGAGCGGGCTGTTCGTTGCCATGCTGATGAGGTTCAGCACGTCGTACACGGTCGCATTGTCGGGGACGTAGATGTTCCGACTGTCGGCGGCTAGATGGAGAACTTTCAGAGCGAGGGTTTCGCCTCCTCCAATGAGGGGTGAGCTGATGGCCTTCGACAGTGGCGCTGACGTTGCAGCCTTCCCCTCAGTGAACGCGAAGACAGGCGTGTCTGGGCCAACCATGGGGATGTGGTCCCAGCCTTCGTAGAGGTCGAGCAGGAACTCTTCAACCATGTCATCCCACACGGGGCCCCGTGGGTGTAGGAGAGATCGGCGGAGGAGGTCGTTTTCGCCGCGTTCACTGTAGTCGTTGACGTAGTAGGCGGTTTCTTCCAGGTACTTGTCGAATGACGGGGACGTGTCCAGGCCGGGGATGAGGGGCACCCAGCCCACGCCTTCTTCGGCTGAGTATCGCGCGATGCGCGTGTCCTTGTTGATGAGCGCCATGGTGGCGGTTCCTTTCGTGCGCGGACTGTTCACAGTGTGAGCATCCGCTAGAGCGTCCACACGTCCTTTGTGGCGCTTGTAGCGACAAGGAGGCCCTGACCGTGGGCGAGCGGCTTGATGGTGCGCAAGTTTGTGGTGTAGCGCATTTCTCTGCCGGTTTTCTGGTTCATGACGTATTGGCTTGGCTTGTCGAGTTGGTCAGATCGTTCCTGTTCGGCGTACATGTAGGTGCCGTCGAGTTCAGACAGGAGGAACCCGCATGAGGGGATGCGTTCGCCGTCTACGGTGAGGTAGTTGTTGCGTTCTGCTGATGCGGCGACAAACCTGACGACTTCGGTGTGCTGTGTGCGCTCATGAATGGCGTTCAGGAAGGCGCTGAGGTTTCGCGCGTACACGTCGAGTCCCCCAGCGTGGGCTCTCAGGTCTCGAAGGACGAACGTGAAGCTACCGTCCGTGTCTTTGTGCCATAGGAGGGTGAGGCCATTCTCGAGGTGCCAGAATGTCGGCTTGTAGGGCAGGCCCATCAACCTGTCGGTCCTGTCGCGCATTCTCAGGAGGTCTTCGTGAAAGCGGGGTACCGCATCTCCGCAAATGCGGACAGGCACGTTGGCTCCGTGCACGTCATGGAGGATGCGCGCGACGAAGGTGAGCACATCTCCCGTCGTGTCGCTGATTGGGTAGTGCCCTCCTGCTATGGCGTTAGCTAGGTCTTGGCGCGTAGCCGAAGTCGAAGGGTCAATAAATGCGAAGATCCTAAACCCGGTGCCGTAACCGCCTGCTCCGTCGTCGCCCCTGATGGTCGCGAGGGGCAGGAACTCGGGATTTCCGTCAACCATGACGAAGAGAGTGTAGATGTGTGGGTCTACGGCTCCCTCGTCGTTGTTCTCCTCGTCGATGTCGCAGGCGACGTGGGCGCTCATGATGCGCGCTTTGCTGTTGCCTTGCTTGTAGACGTTGATGAGGTCGTACCAGCCTGACCTGCACCATCCGCATCCTTCGTGGCCTTCGACATGGAGGACCGTGCCGTCGTCAAGAGCGATGATGCCGAGTTCGTTGTCAATCTCAGTGACGTAGCGGCCTTGGAGGACGCGCGCGAAGTCACTGCTGGGCGCGTAGTGCTCGATGAGTGTTCTCTCGACTGACATGACGGTCTCTCTCAGTTCTGGGATTCGGCTTGGGTGGTGATGTGTGTGGTGCCGGTGAAGGGGATGGGTGTGCGGGAGGTGTACTTCGCGGAGCACTCGTCTGGGGTGTCGCCGCAGTAGCGGGGTTGGGAGAACACGTAGCCGACGAGGGTGTTGGCTCCCATGTGGATGCGGCTGAGGGTCGCCTGGTGGACTGTGGGGTCCGGTGCGGCTCCGGTGGGCATGTAGGGGGCGAGGACTTCCTGCGTCATGACGGTGGGTGCGTCCGTGGTGGGGACGAAGATGCCCATGATGTCGCCGTCGCCTCGCGTGAACATGACCTGGACGCTGGTTTGGCCAGCGTTGAAGGTCGCGTCGGCGAGGCAATAGCCGGTGGCGTAGCAGCGTGCGGTCGCGTCGGGCGCGAAGGCGATGTCGGTTTGGCCTCCGAGGCTGGCCTTGGGTGCTAGTCGAACGGGCGGCAGATCCGCGAGCGGGACCGCCGGTTCGGTTTCTTGGCCGAGTCGGATGTCGCCGACGACGCACGACCAGTAGAGCTGGAGGTCGCGGGTCTCGTACATCTCGCGGCAGGTTTCGCGGTTTTCCTCGTAGTCGCTGGCCGTGTATGCGCGAGCCTCCTGTGTGGCCGCAGGCTGGGGTGCGGGCGTTTGCTGCTCAGGGGTGCTCCACACCCATGCGGCGACACCTGACGCGATGAGGGTGACGACGGCGATGAGGATGACGATGATGGCGCGCTTAGGTGATGGCGCGGGCGTGTTCTCGCTTTCTTCGAGCCAGGTGGTCTCGAGGGTGGGCTGCGCTGGTTGTTGTGGCGCTGGCGTGGCTCTCATGGCTTGCCCTTTCGTGGTGGCTCGATGGTCATGAGCTTAAGGCCCATGAATCGCGCCTCATAGTCGCTTGCAACGGTGCGGAAGCACCCGGTTTCGATGACGGCATCGCGCCACACGTCGGCGCTGATCGCAGCGTTAGGCCAGAGGGTTGTGTACGCCTGATCGCCGGGCGCGTAGACGGCATACTGCTCGGGCCCGTCCTTTGCCGGATCGTTCTTCTGGGCGAGTACCAGCAGAGCTTCCTCTCCCTGCACAGATGCGCGAGCTTCCTTCTTGGAGGAGTCGATGCGCTGGAAGATACGCATGACTCGGGTGGGGATAACGGTTCGCACGCCCTGCTCCCAGTTACGCACCGTCCACTTGTTCACGCCGCACATCTCAGCGAGATCGGCCTTGCTGAGGTGAGCCTGGAGTCGCCGGGCGCGTAGTTCGCTGGCGGTCAGCTGCGACTCATCGCGAGGATCGGGCTTGATAGTCACCTCGTCGTAGGGGACTCCCAGATGGTCGGCGAGGAGGTCGGCGAGGTCGTCCGCGATGGTGGGGTCATCGTCGGAGTACAGGAGTTCTGACTTGTCCCACTTTATCCACGTAACAAGCGCGTTTTTCTTACCCATTGAAAGCCTCCAAGGCTTCTTCTGGGTGATGGCATGGACGAGGCTCGCAACCTGTTCGAGGTCGCCTGTGCAGGTGCCGTTCGCCCACTTGAGGGTTAGCGTCATGACATGATTCCTTTCAGTAGATCAGTAGAAGAGCACGTCGCGGATGTGCGCGAGGTCTGCTCTGGTTAGCCCAGTGATGGGGTCGGTACCGATGGTGTGGATGCCATCTACCCGCCCGTATCCTCGGGGGTGTTGATCGTCCACCCACACGATGCGGGTGTCCGTGTCGGCGAGATAGTCGAGAATGAGATCATGGGCACGGCGGAGCTTGCACTCCTGGTCGATAGCTCCCGGCGTGAGGTGCGGGAACAGGTTGACGGTCTTTCGGCGCGGGAGGTGCAGGCCCACGGCCTTCACCGCTTTCATGCTCGCTTTGCCCCATGATGAGGCGAGGAGGATCTTGTCCGCGTCGCCGACGATGACGTTGAGGGCTTCGATCATGCGGGGCGAGTACCAGACATCCCCGGTGCCCACGAGTCCGCTGTCGAGCTTGACCGTGACCAGGGTGCGGGCGCGATCTGGGTACGCCCCTTTCGCAGTTGGGGTGCCAGGGGCGAGAATGAACACCTCGTCGAAGTCGAGGGCGAGAATCGCCTTGCGTGCGGCCATAGAGAGGCCTCCTTTCTATCCAACAGCTTATATCCCATATTGGACTGCTGCAAGTTGACACAAATCCATAATGTGCACTTACTTTTGACAAGGCTCCACATGCGGAAGCGCCCCTCCCCTAGTGTTCAGTGGGGAGGGGCGCTTCGCGTATGTGGCGAGTTTAGGATGCTGCTTTGACGGCTTCGTGTACGTCCTGGGGGATCGTTTCGTAGAGCACTCCGTCGGTGTAGACGATCATGTCGCCAGGGTAGGCGAGATTGCCGTACTCTCCGTAAAGGTCCAGGATGTCAATGGCTGGTTCCATGTCGGTTCCGTCGAGGTGGCTGGCGCAGATTTGGCAGGCGAGGCCTTCACGCTGGAGTGCGCCGAGATCCCGGCCCATATCCTCGCCCATGATGTAGTACGAGTAGCACAGGTGCGTGAATGGGGTGCCGGGGTTGATGCGCTGTGCGGCTTCTACGTCGCCTCTGGACAGGTACCAGACCTCATGAGTGTCGGGGTTCCAGACAAGCGCGTCGCCACCGTCTTCCTCGGTGTCATACCCGTAGGCCTGGTCGTAGAAGGCGATGCGGACATCGTTTCCGGTGTGCTCACAGAACTCGCCGATCCAGCGCGTAGGGAGGCCGCGGGCGGTGAGCTCTGCTGCGAGGTCGTAGTCGTCGGGGACAGTTGCGGGGTCTGGGATGATGTAGACGCTCAGCATGAGACGACTCCTCTGTGGTGGTGTCTGGCGACGAACTTGGTGGCTCTGATCTGCCACCTTGTCTCCTTTAAGTAAGGAAGACGAGGCGAAAGTGGGGTGAGTCGATTTACGTGGTACTCGATTCCGTCGATGCTCTTTTTCAGGTTCGACACTTCCCAGTCGCAGTATTCCTCGTCTGTGAAGATATTACAGTCGGGGTCGCGATAGTCCGCTAGATCCAGCTGGTGCATCAGCATTTCCTGCTCGAGTTTCACCGTTTTGTAAGTGTGTCCGCAGATTTGCGGGTAGGTGGCGATGGCGGCTTCCCAGTAGGAGGTCGCGTTGATGACGCTGGTCTGGCAGGGGGTGCGCATGAGCGCGCCTGCGAGTTCCGGTGTCGTTGCCTGTAGCTGCTTGCAGGTCTTGCCTGCCCAACCGTCTGGAGCGGTCTCTCCCATGGGGAAGTTGCCGTCCAGGTAGGAGAAGATGGCCTTGAGGCGTTGACGGCCATCCAAGACTGCGGCCTTGCTGGAGTCGGTGAACGGCTCGTAAATGAAGACCTTGGGAGGGCGTGTGATGCCTCTCGTGAGGTTGTTGAGGTAGTAGGCCTGTTGACTTTTGCCCCACTCGAACAGGGGGCGGTGGCGAGGAGGCTGTTTGCGCTCGCTGCGGGACAGGCCGATGCTGTCGCGCATGGCGTACAGGTCGTGGACGGTGAGGGTTTGCTCGGTGACGGTGGGCATGATGGCGTTACCTTCCTAGGTGAGGGCAGGGGAAGTCGTACTCCTTTCCCTCGTCATCGACTGGTAGGTCAATGGGTTTGGGCCAGGGTGGCGTTGCGGAGAGCATCCAGACTGGTTCCCAGCCTGTCGGCATGGGCGGATCGTTGGGGGCTAGGTTCAGGGGGTCGGTCATTGGATATGTTCTCCTTGATGTCTTGGCGGACATCACAACAGTCCAAATTGGCTGATGCGGTCTATGAGAAGAAGGACAATTAGTAAGGAGTAGCAGATTCCTAGAACGGCAAATCGGATAAGCCGAACAAGTTCAGGACGAGCATACTTCCACACTGCGCGCCTTATCTGACGCGCATCGTTCATGCGTTTCATTTTCATCCTTGGGGCCTTACTGCTTGCTTTCTGCTTGGGCTTCGCTCCTCGCGCGTCGGTCGATTTCCGCTTGAGCTTCACTCTTGATGCTCCGAGCAAGGCCTGCGAGTGCATCATTTGTACTAGCGAAGCGGAGCCAGACAGAGTAACCGGGGGTACTGATGATAGGTTTTCCGCCACCGCCGTTGAGCATATTTACTCTGCGTACTCTACCTCCGTTGTGGATGAACTCGCGGAGGGCCGCAGAGTTTGTAGCACTAACGAATACGTCCGTGTCAGACTCGTCAGGGCGTAGATCGCGTAGAAGAGCCACATGCGTATCACTCGCATAGAATCGATGGGAGTCGAGTGCGAGTTCGATCTGGCGCAGGATGGTCAGTGAGGCAAGCGTCCACCTACTGAGCGGGACTTTCGTGAGGGTAGCGGGAGCGTTTCTACGCCACCGGGGTCTGGCTTTTCGGGGGGCAGCTTCGTCGCGTTCGACCTTCGCTTCCTCTCTCTCGCTTCGACTGCGGAACTCAGGCCACATGAGATGCAAGATCATGCCAGAGCAGACAAGTACAGGAAGTGCCCAGAGAATCCCATGTTCCTTAACAAGGAACATTGTGCCCTGCCAGACGAAAATGGATGCCGCTATGACAGCCCCGGTGAGCGCAGAGACAACAATGCACGCCTTGACCAGCCACAGCGCGAACTTAACTGAGTGCTCAATGAACGCTTTTTTCTTAGTCATGAACTGTGTCCTATCAGCTCCGCGAAGGTCGGCCAGCCGTAATGAGCAGCAAACGGTTCATATATGCTGTAAATAACTAGGGCGACTGCCAGGACGTACAGCACATACAGGAAGCCCTCACACAAGAACCACCCAAACAAATCAAGTGCACCTTGTGCGAGCTTGAAGAGAATGGGGTGGTTTGCCTCAAACTTACGCATTCGTTCCTCATACGCACGGTTCTCCTCTTCCATCTTCTTCTGGTACTCGTCTTCCTGACGCTTCCACGCCTCACGCTTAGCGATTGTCACCTTGACTTCATCCTCGGTGAGGAGCTGGTCATCGTCTTCGACTTCGGCAGGGTCTTCGAGGTAGTACTCGTCCTCGTCGTACTGGACGTACACCTTGCCGATGGGCATACGGTTGTCGTCGTACTCGTACTGTGCGGCGATCTCTTCTAGCGTGTACGTGTAGAAGGGCTGGAGACCTTCGTCTGTTACGTCTGCATAGATGTTCATAGCGATCTCTTTTCCCACTAAAAGCGTTCAGTCTCCCGTCGCAGCAAATGCAGCGAGCTTCAAAAGCATAAACAAGATACCTGTCACACCAGCAATAATGCCTTGCGCCATTCCGAAACTTTTCCATGCGATGAGCGCAGCAAATATTGTGACTAGCCCTATTAGCATGATCTCAAGTTGAAACAATCTGCATACCTGATAGAGGCGCGCTTTGTATGCTCGCAGATCTTCCGACTGTGCAGTGTCGGCTGTGCTCCATGTGTGAACAACTTCCTCATCAACGATATCCATGTCAGGGGTGAGCGCTGATTTGCTGACGAGGCAGTATTCGTCTGGGGCGACCCTGATGAAGGTTTCCCTGTCAAGGTGCCAGTCGTGCTGCTTGAGGTATTCGACGACCTCGCTGCGGTTGTGGACTGTGGCCTCGACGAGGTTCTTCCGGGTGCCGATGATGACTTTCTTCTGGGTTGGCATGGTGGTCTTCTTTCTGGGGGTTCTCTTAGTCTGGAACTGTAGTCCATGTTGGACTTGTTTGCAAGTTGAATGGTCCGGTCGAGCCTCTTGTGTGGGTAGACTGTGGATAGTGTGCGTGTTGGCCTGTTGCTACGGGGTCGCTTGCTGTGGGCGCTGATACTCTGCATGTGCTGGCGCTCGAGTGGGCGCGATTGACTACTGGAAGGACTTGTACTGTGAAAATTGAGGATCAGATTCGGCATTTTCTGCGTTTGGCTGAGGATCCGGGCGCTTCTGCTTCTGAGCGTGAGGTGGCGGCTGCGCGTGCTGAGAAGCTGATGGTGAAGTATCGGATCGAGTCGCTTCCTGACGTGGACTCACCTAGGGAAGATGTGCAGCTCATTAGGGTCAACATTGAGGGCACTAATGGTTCAATGAGGCCTGCACAGGTGCTTGGTTTGGCGACCTTGGCGGAGGCTCTTAGTTGTGTGGCTGTCGAGCGGAGCTTTCCTCGAGCGAGTCTGGTTATGATTGCTGGCGCTGCGGGCGATTTGGCGCTCCTAACTGAGCTCTTTAATTCGGCACTTGCGCAGTGCAAGGTGAGCCTTAAGGAGGCGTTGCGCGGAAGGTACTTCCGGTCTCAGTCTGAACGTTTTCACTTCCGTCGTAGTTACACGCTAGGGTTTTTCCGCGGTGTCGCTAATCGGGTGCGTGAGGCCATGAAGAATGAGGTGTTGGGTACGTCGAAGGAGCTGGTTGTCGTGGGGCGCGCGTCGCGCGCTGAGCGACACATCGCTGAGCTATTCCCAAAGACACGCGAAGGCAGGACTCGGATGAAGTTTTATCGTGACGAGGTGAGTCAGGGCGAGGGAGACGGCTATCGAAGCGGTGTAGGTGCCCCTTCTCCACGAGGTGTTGGTGGGGATCGCGTGGCGATTGGCAGGTAGGTATGCGCGGGAGGCGAGGCTTTTTCCTTGCCTCCCGTGTTGGATTCTAGTTCCGCTTGTGCAGTCCGGTTTGGGATGCTATGCTCAGTCCTGTTCACAACTCCTGTGGACGTGTTGAGAAGGGAGGCCCCACATGTCACTGGCCAGCTCGATTGCTCTCATCGCAGTGCTCGCCATTGTAGTGGGGTCACTTCCCGGCATCGTCTTCGCATTCACCTACGCGCCCTCCTTCAAGTGGCGCGCACTGAAAGCCACCAGGCGACAGGTGGCCACTCGAAGCTCGATACTCAATCACCGTTAGTCCTCACACATACGAAAGCGGCCCGGCGTTCCCAGTGGTGGGATGCCGGGCCGCTTCGTTGTGTTTGAGTGCTATCTGCCGAGCGTGTAGATCACGGTGGCGGTGAGGCTGACGAGGAGTAGGACTTCGGCGTAGCCGGTAAACTCCCACCACCAGCGAGGCTTGGGAGCCTCGATGTGGAACTTGCGGACGAAGGGGAGGGTGTTCCATCTGCTGTGTTTGGTGATCCAGGATGCGAGCGCGAGGACTGCGATGAGTGCCAGGATGAAGCTCATGCGTGGGTGGAAGAGCCAGATAGGTTCGATGAGGACTCCGGCGGTGGAGCTGTAGCCCGCGCTGCCCGCGTGGGAGGACACGAGCGCGGTGATAGTGCCGTCTGGGAGCGGGTTGGGGATCGTCGTTGTCGCGTCCTGTGGTGGGTGTGAGGCGAGTACAGCGTCGTTGATGCTGATGGCTCGGTTCATGTCCGCGAGCGCGAAGGAGGCCATGATGCCGCTGATGATCCCGACGATAGCGAGGAGGGGGCGGATGAGGCGGGCGAGGCCGTGGAGGATGGTTCCTCGACGTGGCGTGCCGCGGTGCTTGCTGGAGCTCTTCTTGGTCATAGTTGGGTGCCTTTCTGGGGGTCGATAGCCCAAACGCTCTGGGTATTTGAGGTGATTGTAACGTCTCCGCGCCCGCCTGCGCGGTGCTTGATGATACGCACGCCGTAGTTCTGGGGGTGGAAGAAGATCCAATCAGGGATGAAGGAGGCCTCGGGACCGATGCGATGGCCGTGGAAGCCACAGACTTCGGAGAGGAGGAAGTCGGTAGCCGGCACTCGGGTTCCATCGACGGTGGCGGTGTTACCTTTCAAGGCGTAGCCGGTGATGAAGGTCTTAATGGGGTTCTTGGAGGCGCGCACTCGTTCTGTGAAGTCGCGTAGCTTCGCCACGTAGGCTTCCGCTCCGTCGGAGAAGTTGCGCAGGACGAGGGATACGCCTCCCTCCATGTCGGTGAACCAGAACAGGACTGTTTGGTGAAAGCCGTACCAATTGCTCGCGTAGTAGGGGCCTTTGTACCCGTACTGGTTGGAGTTTAGCTTGTGGAAGAGCTGGGCTTCGGGTCCGGTGACGCGCAGAGGCGAGTCGAAGCCTCGCGTTTGCTGGAGCGTGTAGGCGACAGCGTTGAGGAGGTCTTCACGGGTACGAATGTTGGGGACGGAAGGGAGTGTGTGTCCGTCTGCGACGACGTTGATGATGTCCTGGGACGTGACCGTGGCGAGTGACGTTGGAGGGGTTTTGATGGTGGCGGTGAGCGTGAAGCCTGTGCCGTAGTAGCCGTTGCCGTCGGTGCCCCGCACGGTCGCGAGGGGAAGCTGGGTGGGGTTGCCGTCCACCAGCACGAAGATCGTGTAGACGGATCTGGCAGGTTCGTCTTCTGACTTGTCCTCACTGTAGGCCACGTAGGCGCTCATGATACGGGCCTTGCGGTTGCCGCGCTTGAAGGTTTCTTCGAGCCAGTACCAGCCGCTCGAGCAGCCGCCGCATCCTTCGTTGCCGTAGATGTGGAGTTCTGTCCCGTCGTCGAGAGTGATGATGCTGCCTTCGACGCTGGTGACGTAGCGGCCTCGGAGGAGTTTCGTGTAGAGGCCGTCGTCGCTGTTGTGGTCCAGCGTGATTTCCTGGGTGTTCATGTTGGTCCTTCCGTGGGTGTGTCAGGAGATGAGGAAGTTTGTGACGAGGGTGAACAGTCCAATGGCGATAGCGGATAGCCCGTCATATTCGGGGGTTTCGCGCTTCCGCTGCACGAGGAGCGTCCAGGAGCCAAGAAGGCATGGGACAACGCCCATCCCCGTAATGAGAAGCGTGTAGTCATAGGCCAATGCCTGCTCATCCGTAGCCCCTTCTAGGAGTGTGCCTAACAAGTAGGCCATGATGAGGGAGGCAATGATGGCCATCGCTCGAAAGAAGTACAACCTAGCGCGTTGCTCTTCGTCCAGGCCCTTGCGCTTCCTCCACAGGGAGGGAGACGTGAGTAGGAAATGCCAGATTTGGCTTACGTACAGTCCGCTGATGACGCAGAGGAGGAAGTACTGGGGGTTCATGGTGGTTGTTCCTTATCGTTGGGTTCCGACGGTGGCGGCTATCGGCGTTGGCGCGCCACGTGTGCGCTTAGTTGCGTCCACGGACACGCTTGCATATTGCCTCAGTGGCGATGTAGGTCAGGAGTGCTGATAGCGTGAAGGTGGCGGCTGACATGGCGGTGTAGTGCCATGCGCGTGCGGTGACGGTGGGTGTGCACTCAATGCTGTTGGCGGCGGCGGGTGCATCCTCAGCGTTGTTGTTGGCGACGGCAGGGGTGTCGTCGGTGGTTTTGGTGACGACGGGTGTGTACCCTGCGTTGCATCTGGGTGAATACTGTTCTTCCGGGTTTTGCTGGTCTTTTAGCAGGTTGAGTGCTACGTACATGAGTGCGGCGTTCACTTGTGCTGCCTTTCTATCGTTGAGGTCCGATGGTGGCCGGGTCGATGCCGGTGAGGCGCTGGAAGCGTCCGTCGCGTTGTTGGCGCAGGCGTTCCTGCTTGCGGCGTTCCTCTGCTGCATGGAGGCTCATCTTGCGGCGGGCTGCTTCGATAGCTGCCTGAACTGCGCGGGGGCGTTCCACAGGCTCATTGCTGGTGGCCTTGGGGCCTGCTGTCAGCTGCCGTTTCTGTCCTGCTTCGGGGATCATGGTCACGATGTCGCGCGCGGAGACGAGATAGTTGTCCTTTGTGCGGCTTGAGGGGAGGGCGAGCTCGGGGCGGCGGAATGAGCCTGCTTTCAGGCTCGCTTCTGTCTGGTCAAGGATGTCGCGCCATGTGATCTCGCTGTTTGTCGCGAAGTACTCGTTGGCGCGCTCGAGTGCCTGCCTGCCATATTGGTCGGCTGCTGTGTCGCTGCCACCGCCTGCGATGCAGTCGTAGAAGACCTTCTCGTAGAGGAGTTCCCGCTCGTAGGGCGGCTGGAAGTCAATGGCGATGCGCGAGCGTTCGAGCCAGTCTCTCACGCGCTTCGAGCGGGCTTCGCGGATAGCTTGGTTGAGTGCTGCCACGCTGATCTTGTAGGGGCCGTACTGGCCTCCGACCACTGCTGCGAAGGCTTCCTGGAGGTTCTTGTCTGTGGCGCAGGGGAGGATGAGTTCCGCCCAGGATGCGACGAACTGGGGGAACTCCTGGGGGCTGTTCGGTTTCGAGGCGAGCTGGTTGGTGTCGATGGCTCGCTTCATGAGCTTCGCGAGCGTGTCGTATGAGAAGTTCGGCATTGGAGGCTCTTTCGGGGGTCAGAAAGCGATGCGTCGGGCTGCGGCTTCGGCGTATGCAGCTTCGGCTTCTCGGGCGTTGAGTTCGGCGATTCCTCGCTGGTATTCGACGTACTCCTCCGCGGTGTTGAAGCCGAGGCTGCGGTAGAACATCTCCGAGCAGGAGTTGTCGAGCTGGCGGAGGTATTCGGCCTCCTCTGGTGTGCGAGCAACGAGGCCAGTGCCGTTGCCGCCGTTGTATCCGTAGCCGATGCCAGCGGTTGAGTACTCGTCCTCCCAGCATCCCTGGTTGAGCCAGGTCGAGGGGTGCTTTGTGAAGCGCTCGGGTTCGCCTGCGCGGTACTTGGCGTAGCGGGCTGCGCCTGCGGTGATCTCGTCGGCGGTTGCGCCGCTCTTGAGCGCAGTCTTCCATGCCTTGAAGGCCGACTTCTTCTCGATGCGACGCGGGTAGGTGCGCCAGAAGTTCTCGAAGTCGTCGGTGTAGCCGCTGGGCTTCTTGGCCTTCACGGGTGCGGCGGGGGTGGCGATGGCGAGCTCCTGGGAGGCAGGAACGTCGATCAGCGTGTCCGAGGAGGTTTCGTCTTCGACGATCTCCACGTCGATGATCTCAGCGTCGATCACGTCGCCGGGATGATCGCGGATGATGCGCTCAGTGCGCTCCTGGACAGTCTCACGCTGCGCGGGAGCATCGAACACCATGGATGCGCCCTCCGTGTCGTCAGGGCCCCATTCTGAGCCGCCAGGGATGGTGGCGGCAGTAGGCCATGGATCAGACGAGTCGCTGGCCAGTTCTGGGGTTCTCTGCGCATCGTCTTCAAGATCCGCACCATCGCCGAATAGGGGCTGCATTCCCTCGCGTGGGTAGATCTCCTCGCGGGGTTCTTCAACGGGCATTTCTTCGGGGAACCCGCTGAGGAGGAAGCCATCCAGAGAGTCCTCGTCGTAGCCACACGAAGATTCTTCTTCGGGGGCGAGGCTTTCCTTCACTTGCTTCGTCGTGAAGCGCGTGGACTTCCAGCCCGTCGTGTTCAGGTGGCGGACGCGCGCGAGGACGGCACTATCTGACGCACCTTCCTTGATCGAGTGCTTGTAGAGCTCGTTCTCCATGCCGCACGCCTCAACCACGTCCTTCTCGAAGAGGGCTTCGATGTTGAGGAAGTAGATGACATGGCGACGGCCTGCGCTGTCGGTGAAGCGCCGGCGTTCGATGGTTCGCTTCACCTCGAGGGAGTCCAGAGCTGTGGAAAGGGCAGTCTTTCCGAGCCTTGACCGATTCAGCAACGCATCCCAGGTGGGGGTGATAGTGTCACAACCCCAGTAGGAGAGCAGTGCCGCGTAAGCCAGCACTTCTTTGGTGCTGAGTTCGACCTTTACGAGGCCGGGGTTCAGCAGCGCCGCTTGGGCGTTGCAGGCAAAGTAGTTGCGAACGAGATTGCCATGCGCCATATCGCGTGTTATCCTTTCCTTGTCGTTTTCTTGACCGCTCAGGGTAGTTATCCGCCCTGAGCGGTCACTTTGTTTCTTCGAGGGGTTCCAGTCGCCACGGTTCGCCCCTCTTCTTGGGGACGACGATCCTGCGGCCGCGGCGCTTGAAGTATTCTTCCGCGTTTGCGTAGTTCTCGCGCTGGATCTCGTTGCACCAGAACTGGAAGGTTTCGACAGTGTGTCGCATCCCCGGCTGGACGCTGGCCTTCCTCATGCCGATCTCGTTGAAGACCTTCTGCACGTCCACGTAGAACACGTTGCAGAGTTCGATCTTCTCGTTGACGTAGTTGTGCTCCTTGATGACTCCTCGCTCGAGGAGGGAGTATCGAGCGGCCACTACCTCGTCAAAGGTCAGTCCGGTGAGGTCCGTCATGTCCTGTGGTGTGAGGACGATGTGCGAACGGTTCCACTGGGAGAAGAAGGCGGCGAGCCACTGCCGCTCTGCCATCGAGAACTCTTGGGCGAGCAGGTGCGGGAAAAACAGGCATCCGACGGGGCCGTCGTAGTTGTTGTAGTCCCGGATGATGCTCGGGTCTTTATCGTCGAAGCCTTGGCCTCGGATGAGGCGCACTTCCTGCTGTTCGGTTGACATGGTTCACGCCTCCTTCGCGCTTTCGAGAGCCTTCATGCTCTCAAGAGAGTTAACGCTCCCCGTCGTCGGGAGGCTTAGGAGGCTGATCGCCTCCGGGGTGAGAAGATCCTCCCAATCGACGAAGTAGCGGTACCGGGGGAGATTCTTGTTGCCCTTGTAGCCGACGTTCACGCGGAAAATGATGCCCTTTTCCACCAGCTTCGTGAGCATGGATTGGAAAAAGCGGATCTTGCACGGACGCAGGTCTGAGCTTGACACCGGGGTGTCTCGAGGCGGGAGGTTGACGAGCTTCTGGTTTGCTCGCGACAGCTCCATGAGCTCGAAGAGTGCCTGCTGCTCTCCTGTGCGCAGGGGCCTTGGGAACTTGCGCTTGTAGGAGGAAGCGCTGAGCATGATTCCCCATCGGGTGATGCGGTCGATGTCCATGTCGGGGGTGTCCTTTCGCAGTCTGGGTTGCCGTGAGTGCAAGTCTGCGCGTTTTTCGCCTGAAAGTCAAATCCATCTCGCTGTGTCTCTGTCTCCGCAGTCGCGTAGCGGCTGCGCTACCCAACCCGACGACAGCGACAGTACAGCCTCGGATCGGCTTCGTTGGGGGATAGAGGGGGTATCTTTCTTTGAGTTTTATCTTTCTATTGTATTCGGTTCCGAGTTGCGAACTCGGCCGATTCCGCGTTGCGAACTGGGGTACGCCCCCTTCTGGAGGGGGTCCGAGGTGCGTGAACCCGAGTTCGCATCCCGAACTCGCCACCCACCTGAATATGACATGTCAGCTCCTATACCTGCGGAACTCTTAGGGCTTTAGAGCGCTTTCCCTGGATATGGCCTGTCCAGTTCGTGCATGTTTGGGTTTGTGTGGCATGATGAGCACATGTCCGCTCCATGGGTGCGCCGCTACGCTCCTTGCGGCCCCCACGGTGGATACTCAGAACCCAGAAGACCAAACCCGCACCCCCACCCATGGGGGTAGGAAGGAACCTCTCATGTCGATCACCGTTTACTCCAAGCCACGCTGCCCCCAGTGCGACGCGACCTACAGGAAGCTCAAGAAGATGGGGGTGGCCCACGAGTCCGTTGATGTCACCAAGGATGAAGACTCCCTCAACCTCATCAAGGGCCTCGGATACAACCAAGCGCCTGTCGTCGCAGTCCGAGGTGGAGACGGCGCTATTCTGGAGTCCTGGGGCGGGTTCCGCCCCGACCGCATCGAGAAGGCAGCGGCACTCGTCGCAGCCTAACCACCCCAACCAAGCAAAGGAACACACCGTGCAGACATTCCTCACGATTCTCGCCATCCTCGCCGTCATCGCCATCCCCGCCTTCATCGGCTACAAGGTCGGTCGCGCAGTCGAGCGCAGCAAAATCCGCGCCGAAGGCCGCGGAGACATCGCCACCGCTTCTGCTGGAGGTGGCTCCGACTGGTGACCCCAGTCCCCACAGTCCGCACCCCCACCGTTACAAGCTAGTTTGACTTTGCTTGTAGGACGGGCTTGCGGCCGTCCGCTCCAAGCCGGCGTGGTTTCGACTGCGCCGGCTTGGTTCGCGTTTCGTTGGGGTCTGCGTTGCCCGACGTGGTGTCGGCCCGGCTTATGTCCCCTCCGCGCGCGTTTATTGTCTCCGGGGCACTCCCGGCGACTTTGATGTTGATGGCCGCGTTCAGGTCGCGGTCCATGGATAGGCCACACGCATCGCAACGGTACACGCGCTCGGACAGGGACAGTTTGGCTTTCACTGCCCCACACGCTGAGCATGTTTTGCTGGATGGGTACCACCTGTCGATCACGCGCAACGCGGCCCCGGTGCGCGCGGTCTTGTATTCGAGTTGGCGGCGGAACTCGCCGAACGCAGCGTCCGACACGGCCTTGGCGAGGTGGTGGTTTTTCACCATGCCTGCCGCGTTCAGATCCTCGATGCTGATGTGCGAGTATGTTTCCGCCAGCCACGTCGTAGCCTTGTGCATCGCGTCGAGCCGCTGGTTTGCGACGTGGGCGTGGAGGCGCGCGACTTTGGCCCTGGCTTTAGCGCGCCTGTTCGAGCCACGGGTCTTGCGGCTGAGGGCCTTCTGGGCGCGCTTCAACCGCCGCTCGCTGGCCGCAAGGCAGCGCGGGTTCTCAATGACCGTCCCGTCCGAGAGAGTGGCAAGCGTCTTGATGCCCAGGTCTACGCCGACGGCCCCGCCCTTCGGCGGCTTCGTCATCGGATTGTCGTCGCGTTCGACGGTCAACGCAGCGAACCAGCGGCCCGCACGCTGCGAGACCGTCATACGCAACACGCGAGCGTCACCAACTCGTGCCGTGACGTTCTCCATGCAGTGCACGCGGCCAATACGCGGCAATTTCAGAGCCTTCGGGTCACCCTCGATCAGGCCAAATACTCCGGTCGTGTACGCAAACCTGGGCGTAGCACGGTCCTTCGACTTGAATCGCGGGAACCCCACGTGACGGCCCTTCCGCGCGCCTTTCCGGCTTTTCGACCAGTTCGACAAGCCCTTCGCCAGGGCCTCGAGGCCGCTACTGTACGCCTCTTTCGAGTTCTCAGCCCACCAGATCACACCGTCATCGCTGACGGCCAACGTGTCCTTGTTCGAGTTCCACCAGCGGCGCAGGCCATACAGCGACCACTCGGGCTTCGCGTCGGCTTCGATGCAGGCTTTGACATGGGCGAGCCCAGCGTTGTACGCAAAACGAGCAGCGCCAGCATGAGACAACAGCAGGCGCTCCTGGGCGGGAGAAGGGTCTAACGCGACCTTGACCGATTCAAGCACCACGCGACCCCCCTTTCCCTTTCTCTACATATCAGTAACCTATAATGCACAATAGCACGCTGTAGCAGGCCAAAACTACAACGGCTCACAACCCCCACCCCGATACGCCCCCGCTGGGAACGTCACCTATTGCCACCAGGTGACACAACCAGCGGGACAAGCGCTTGATGGGTGGGGGTGCCCTCGTATTACGGGCACCATCCCGCCAGCACTAACACTCACACACTGAACACCTGCGACCACAACGGAAAGGTAGAGTCCTCGTGACCACCTACGACGACACCATCAAGGCCCTCGGAGGCCACTACATCACCGACGGCGACGGCACCGACTACGGGACGTGGACCCCTAACACGGTCAAGACCCTCGTCATCGCCCATGACGGCGTGTACGTGGAACGTCACGGCAAAACGAAGGGCGAGCTCACGCGCGCCGCCGCGAAACCCTCCTCCACGTCGAAGTCTCCGCTGCGCGCCCTCTCCCACAAGCAGTTCGGCGCACTCGAAGCCATCGTCGCCCCCTCCAGCATGTTCGAGGGAGTCAACGTCGAAAGCATGTTCAGTGAAGGCGTGCGCCTTGGCGGCTACTACCAGATCCCCGACGACATCATGCCGCCCATCGAGCAGATCGCCCGGAGCCTGCGCCTCGAACGCGAAGCCTACACGTCGGCCCATTCCGGCGCGAAAGGCGACCCCCGCCCCCTCATCCCCGACGCACCCGAAGGCGCGCGCCTCGCTCTGGCCACCGACTTCGCCACACGCGGCCACTACACGCAACTGCGCCCCTTCGCGCAGGTCGTCGAGTCCTACCAGCTCGCCCCCAACGTCTACGCCTCCGACCAGATCGGCGGTACCCTCGAGACCTACCTGTCCTCCCTCAAGGCCCCCAAGCGCGAGCAGATGCGCGACGACACCGACACGGACGCGCCCGCCCGCATCCCCGCGCCCGACGAGGACAATCCAGGCGACGACCTCGCTGATCGTCTCCGCGACTTCGAGGCCAGCCCCCACCAGGCAAAGATCCTGGCTCTCCTCAAAGCCAGCCTCGAAAAAGGCGAGCCCTACACGGCGGCGATGGCCTCCCAGTGCCGTGACCTCACCGACCTCGACACGCAGCCCGGATGGTGGCCAACCCTCGCCAACCACAAGGCACTCGCCTCCAAGGTCAACTCTCAAAGCCGCGGCGTCCTCCTCGACGCTGCCAGCGACGAACGCTCAGCCGCCCTCTACCTCGCCTCCCTCCCCCAGGATGCGCGCACGAGCCTGGGCTTTGAGAAGATCACCCGCGACATCACCATTGACAAGGTACTCGCAGCCCTCAACGGCGAAACCGCCGGTGACAACGTGCCTGAAGAAGCCATGACCTTCTACCAAGGCCAGATCGTCGCCCGCGCCGACAGCATCCTCGACGAGTACGACCGCATCTTCAAGTCCGGCTACAGCGTCCTCCAGCCCGCCGGTGTCCTCACCTGCGACGAAGAAGGCCAGGGCCGACTCATGGCCCTCTCCTCCGACGGGCGCGCCTACCAGCGCACCCACAACCTCGTCCTCCTGCGCCTCTGGGAACAGGTCCAAGCAGCGCAGCACTTGACCCCCATGCCGACGAGAAACATCAACGAGATCGCCGAGATCCTGATTAACGGGAAGGACCGCCAGGGCAACATCTACCCCAACGGCACACGCTTCTACTTCCCCTACAAGATGCTCGAGTATGCCTTTGGACGAGAGTCCAACGACGGCGCGCAAGACCTCTACCCCCGCCACAGCGACGCATCCTCCTGGGACACCTACCGCGAACGCGAAGTCAAGAAGAGCCTGCAAGCCATGCTCACCGCCGTCGTCCGCGCCCTCCTCAAGAGCGAAGCCGACAACGGCCTCGCCTACCACGACCCCTCCATGATGACCAAGGTCGTCGGCGCGCTCGAGAGCATCTACAAGGCCATGACGACGTGCGTCCTCGTCTCCGCCTACGACAACTCCCCGAGCAACATCCCCGTCAAGGTCAAGGTCCGAGTCCTCACCCCCTACGAAGGCTTCAGTGAGAACATCGTCGAGCGCGCCATCGTCGAAGCCCTCGGCTTCGCAGGCGGTACCACAGCCCAGAACTACGACCCCATCAACGAGGGGATCTTCTGGGAGTTCCGGCACGACATGGACAAGGTGCTCGCCAACGCCTCACCCGTGTGGGCAGGCAAGATTCTCGACGCGATGCAACGCCAGGGACGCAAGCCCAGCGCCAACAACATGATCCTCGGCATCGGCCTCGACGATGACGTAGTGACCACCGGCAAGGAGATCAAGCAGTTCAACGACCACACCAGCCACGGCATCTTCGCGGGCTCCCGATCCGGTAAGGGCTTGACCACGCAGACGATCCTCGCGATGCACCTCATCGCCGGCATCGCCCCCGGCCTGGGTGACAACAAACCTGACATGGCATCCCTCCTCCTGTCGATCAACCCCGACGCTTTCGTCATCAACGGATCGAACATCGCCAGCAACCCCGAAGAGGGCACAGACATGTTCATGCAGTACACGGCAGCGAAGGTCGATGAACTTTTTGCTCGCGCCCACATACCCGAGTACCTGAACAAGAACAACCTCGCGTGGGCACCCGGCTACACGGGCACCCTCGGCACTGTCGTCTACCTGCGATACATGATCCTCGCGCTTGGAATGCTCGCAGCCCGCACAATCAGCCCCGAAATCGCTGAACAACTGGGCGGAAAAGACGGCATTTGCATCGTGTTTGACGAGATCAGCAACACGAACCAGCAGATCCAGACGTTCTTCCAGTCCAACATGCAAGGCCACATGTGCTACACGAACTACGAGTCCGAGTGGGACGCTTGGCAGCAGTCCGGCGAAGACCCGAAGAAGAAGCCCAAGCAGGACGTGAACCCAGGCGAACTGTGGTTCACGAGCATGTACTTCATGATGCGCCGCTCCTTCGAGAAACTATCCCAGCTGCGCAACGCAGGCTTCAACAACGCAGAAGCCAAACGTTCCCGCGTCTTCATGATTGGCCAGGATCCCGTCAACCCCGTCACCGACATCGGCCAGTTCTTCCCCGCAGGCAAACCACTCAACGCCAGCACGAAGAACATCTCGATCCCCTTCAAGGAGGCCGACAACTTCATCTACTCCTACGCCTCCATCGGCAAGACCGACGTGCTCATCGGCCACCACCCTGGACGCAACTACCTGAACCAGCTCACCCCCGGCTCCTACGCCTCCGACAAGCTGTCCTCCACCATGCGATGCTTCGCCTACCTCCCCGGATTCAGCGGCGACAACATCCACAAGATCATGAACGGCGACGAGTCCGTCGCCCGCACCGCCACCTACCTACGCCCCGGCCTCCTCTTCGCCGACGGCAGCGAAGACGGCTACTGCTGGAACAACAGCATCTCCTACATGAAGAGCGCAGGCGTAGACGTAGAAGCAGTCCGACGCGACGTATCCACCGACACCGGCGAACTCGACCCCTCCCTCGGCTTCGAGGGCTACCTCGCGAAAGCCGGAGTCACCCGCGAACAGGCCGCGGCCACCCTCCAGAAGCTCTCCGACGCAGCGAACCTCACCGTCCGCAAACTCGGCTACGAGGGCACCTGGCAAGAATGGGTGTCCGACCTGCGCCCGCAGTGGATCGCCTCCGTCGAGGACATCTACAACGTCTTCCAGGGCTACGAATACGACCCGCAGTCCGTCACCCTATTCCGTCACGTCTACCCCCAGGCCTTCGAGTCAGAAGACACCAACAGCGGCTTCGCGCTCGCGGGCAGCGACGCAGAAGAGTGGGACATGAGTGGCCTCACCGGCGATGACGATAAGCCAGCCGCCGAGCACGCCGCCAGCGACACCCAAGACGCGCACACAGTGATCCCCCAGCCTCCGGCTCCTACTGCACCCGCTGCGCCGATCCCACCTGTCCCCCCACCGCCACCCATGCCCCCGGCACCCACCGTCCCCGACATGGACGACACCACCGACCCCAACGCCGACCGCATGGCCATGCCCGACGAACCAGACGCGCCCGCACCCACATGGGACTACTCCACCAGCCCCGTGCGACCCACCACCGGCGGCGGCTACGAGTTCAACACCAGCACCCCCCGCACCATCACCCCCACGGAGATGACCCCCGACGCAGTGCAAGCAGCGCTCTACGCCGACATGAACGAATGGGCCGGCACCTGGGCTCGCGTCAAGCGCGTCGGAGTCGTCGGCGAAACCATCATCATGAACGGAGTCGCCTACCGCACCCAGGTAACCGACGACTGGCGCAACAACCAAGTCATCCCCCCGTACATGACCGACGCGATCCGTTCCTCCAACATCGCGCCCATCATGAACTGGACCGTCCTACGGGAGATGCCCAACCTGCGCCGACTGTCCTTCGACTCCTGGGACTTCTATTGCTCCTACGTCTGCCCCGACCTCGGGTACAAGCCCGACTCGTCAATCTCCCAGCTCTTCGCTGACATGCCGCTCCTCCAGCACATCAGCATCGAAGGCGAAGAGTTCGACCGCCAGACCTGGAGCACCATCAACGGCACACCATCAGGCGTGCGACGCTACGACGAAATGCAGCGCGCCATGTCCGCCGCCACGCACATCCTCTCCACAGGCCAACGCAACGCCAGCGACTACACGCGCAAGACCTGGCAGCGCACCGACCTCGGAGGCCTGAGCAAGACCTGGCGCATCACCGCAGGCCTCACTGGCACCCTCGCCATGGGAGCCGCCAACGTCGCCTCCAGGGGCGTGCGAAGCCTCGCTTCCATGATCGGCGGCGGCATCGCCAACTACCGCCAGCAGATGAAGAACAAGGAGCAAGCATGACCCCCCGCCCTACTCCCCATGACCTCAAGCTCCTCGGCGTGACCTCCACAGCGACCCTCGCCGACCTCAACCGAGCGTTCCGCGCCCGAGCTCGCACCCTCCACCCCGACAGGGGCGGCGACCCCCACGCCTTCCAAGAACTCAACAACGCACACCAGCGCCTCAAGGAAGCCCTCGCCCGCCCCGTCCTCATCCACGACCGCCACCCACTGCGCTACACCGTGCGCAACAACTGAAAGGCTCCAGCCGTGTTCATCATCTTCACGCCGTTCCGCATGGCGTACAAAACACGCGGCATCGTCCAGTCGATCCTCTCCATCCTCCTCTTCGCCCTCGTCATCTACCTCGTGACCCTCTGGCACCCGTGGACCAGCTCCTACGTGCCCGACGGCATTGTCGGCCTCGGCGAGTACACGGCCACCACCACACAGTGCATGGTCGAGAAGTCATGGAGCGACCTCGACCCCGTAGCCATCTCCCAGATCCAAGACACCCACTCACTCGCCAACGTCGCACCCGACGACCTTGCGAAGATCTACTCCCACGCCACGGAGTGCTCACGCTAGACCCTTCCACTCCAACAAGTCGGCCCCTCAGCTCATAACTGCGAGCGAGGGGCCGATCCTTATGCTCACACAGGGAAGGAAGTGCACCTAGTGCCACATCCGCGTAGCACTAGGCCCACATCCAGGTAGACCCTCGCCAGCATCTAGGTTGACCCTCCCGACATCCGGGTTACCCCTACCTGGTTCTTGGTACTACTAGACCCTAGGTACACACGCAAAATTGAAGATAAAGGTTGCACCTGACCTAGATCATGGTTGTACCTGTCGCGATAGAGGTTATACCTGCGCAGATAGAGGTTGCACCTAGGGGTAGATCAGCACGAGAAAACGTAGATAGTGGTTGTACCTGTCGAGATACAGGTTAACCCTATCGACATCCAAGTTAACCCTGCGTACATCTTGGTACTACTAGAGCTAGTTCTTGGTACTACCAGAGGCCAGGTCCACACGCAATATCAGAGATAGAGGTTGCACCTAGCAAGATCCAGGTTAACCATGCCTAGATCATGGTTGCACTAGACATAGTTCACGGGTGCACTAGCGGACATCTAGGTAGCACTAGAGCCAGTTCCCACCGAGAGAAGCGAGGATGCACACGGTGTAACTATAGGTCCGCACAGATAGGGACCACATCCCACCGACAAACGCCCGGCAGTTGCACAACTGGACAAACCCCGACAAAACACCCTATTCCTGACTCTCGCTCACCCGCGCCCACAACCCCCTCTAGCGCCTCCGTCGCATCCCCAACACTCGACCCACATCTCAATCTGCGACCCTCCGACCGCTCGAAATGATGAAAATTGTTGATCGTGAAATGATGGTTTCAGGCATCGTTTTACGTCCACGCGCACCTCCAAACCGGCGGTGAACCCCTCCAGGAGGCCCAAAACGCCGCCAGCAAAAGCGCGTGGACAAAAAACGATGGTTTTTCCCACATCGACGACCACCCCCTCAATCAGAGGTCAGAAGGAGAGCATCGTGGCGAGGTTCTACACGCAACTAACGAGGCTTGTCTCAAACGCGCGCACCCTGTCCGCCGACGCGCAAACCCTCATCGACCGCACCGTCGTCTACATCAGGGGAGCGTCCTACCGGCAAACCCGCCTCTACCCGCAGGCAATCCGGCTCCGTATCCCCGGCACTCCCGATGGGGCGCTCGCCCATAAAGGCATGAGCTACGAGGAGATCGGCAAGCACCTCAACCGCAAAGAGACAACCGTGCGCATCGAAGTCGAAAAAGGACTGCGCGAAGTCGAAGCTCGCCTCGGGAAGAACTTCCTCACCCTCATCACCACTGACACCCCCGACTCCCTCGCAGCCGCAGCCCGCACCCTCGACCGAGCCGTCGCCCGCGACACCGGCACCGGGAGCCTCGAGGACTACTTCGACTCCGAGTTCATCGCCCAACTCAAAGCAGCGACCAACGGCACGACCTCCACGACCTCGCCAGACATGGACCTACTCCAGCAGACCCTCGCCTACGTCATGCAGTTCTCGAAGGCCCGCATCCACGACGAACTCCACGCCCTCGACGCGCCCACCCTCGCCTACGTCGCAGCACTCATCACCGGCACCGGCGGCAACTCGAACGACCAGTACATGTTCGCCCAGAAGCTTCGAAATGAGGCCCGCCGATGACGAACCCTCAGACCCAAGCCCGACAGGCACTCCCCTACAAGAAGCAGTGGGAGACCCTACTCCACACTGAGAAGCGCCCCCACAAGCGCGCCACCCTCACCCGTGAGGGAGACACGACGACGATCACCGTCTCCACGGAACCGAAGCTCACCGACACGCAGACCGTCACCGCCTACATGAGCGGCCTCGCCCACTGGGCCCGCACCACCCCCACCCCGCGAGCGCTCATCACGCCCCCGGTCGCGCACGTGAAGAACCGACGCATCTTCCAACCCCTCGCGCTCCTCCTCTGGCAACTCAACAACCCCGACATCGACATCGACATCGCACAGGCGACCTACAGGGACATCGACTATGTGCTCTGGCAGGGAGTCACCCGCGAGCTCGACACGTTCCGCCCCGCCACCGTCGAAGAGAAACGCGCCGCCGCCTGGTTCACCACCGGCAGCGTCGTCGTCGTCCACTCGCGCCTATCCACCGCCTCAACGGCAGGCTCCTACCCGCGCCTCACTGGCTGCACACTCGCCGTCGTCCGCAACGACCCCGCCACCAGTGACCAGCTGGACCTACAGGCCTGGCCGATCAACGGCACCATCGAAGACTCCATCACTGACCTGTGCAACATCCCCCTCGCCGACAGGTGGAAGTACACAGACCTTATCGCCCCGCCCCGACCCCACGATGCCTCCTACCGTCTCGCCGACTGCGCCGTCGGCTACCTCGGCTACCAAGAGCCGTACATGATCGAACCCATCGACCAGACCAACACCGTGCCCACAGTCGTCACCCGCGATGGACAGCTCACGCCCACTATCCTGTCCGAGGTAGACCTCGCCTACTGGGTGCTCTCCCAGCACGGCATCGACTTCGACCGTGAACGCTTCCAGGCTGAGAACGCCGAAGCCCTCAACGGACAACCGCCAGCCTGGGACACTCACGGAGAACTCCCCCCACCCGACCTCGCGCAACGAGTACAGCTCGAAGCGACACGACACCTATCCACTGAGGATGACGAATGAACCTCCGAGAGCTCATCAGCTCCACCCCATACACGACGGTCCACGCCCCACACCGCGGCCACGTCGCCTACTCCACGCGCCGACGCGCCGGAGCAACCGTCGAACGAACGGCCCGCATCGACCTGTGCGCCCACCCGTCTTTCAACCGCCTGCACACTCTCGCGCACCTCGCCACCATCCCCCTACCCATCTACAACCGAGAAGGGGCCCGCACCATCAAGAAGGACGAATACGCCCTCCACTACGACGACGGCCACGTCCTCGCCGTCACCATCACCAGCCCCCGCTCTAGCAACGGCACCCGCGCCGCCGAAGCCACCCGAGGCCTGGCCTACGACGCACTCATCCTCGACGTAACCGCGCAGGAGCTCCAGCAAAAAACCAACGGCTCCTACACGTGGGCCAACATGCCGCCCACAGCGCGCCTCCACTACAAAGACCTCAGCCCCCACGCCGCAGTCACCTCCTACCTCGAAAGCCTCAACGCCGCCCGCATACCCGCAGCGCTCCACCACCCCACCGACGGTTGGAGCACCAACCGCTCCTGGATGTGCAGCCTCTACCCTCATGTGCTCGACGAACTCGTGCACGCCACAGCCCAGCGACGCACAGCGCTCACCACCACGACGAAAGGCACCGACCAGTGAAGTACGCAGGCAAAGAACTCACGCTCGAGAACTACCGAGCGATCCTCACCGGCTACCCCCTCGACATCCTCGACGAGGTACGCAGCGCCATCTTCGACGGCACCCCGATCATGCCCTACATCGACCGAGACCCCGACGACCTCCACCAGATCCGGCTCGCCATGCTTGAAACCATCCCCGAGCCATTCTTCGTGCTCCCCGCCCCCATCCTGCGTATCGTCCGCAACCACGCCCATAACCAGGGCAACCTCAACAGCTTCAGGCCCTTCCTTAAGATGGGCCTCACCGTCCCCGTCCTCGCAGCAGTACTCGAATGGACAGCACGCGGATACCCCACCGCAGGATGCGACTTCCGGTACATGCGCGAAACCCAGCTCTCCCTCTACGAGAGCGCCCTCGCACAAGGCATGGACATCAAGCCCTACCTCAACGCGGGCATCTCCTCCGACACCGCCCTACGCTCCCTCCTCAACCTCGCGCGCCCCAGCCTCGCACGCGCAGGCCTCAACGAGGAACAACTCCACCAGATCAGCCGGGCCCCCATCCTCGCCGACCTTCCCCTCACGAGGAACAGCCAGGCCGACACTCTCGAAGCGCTCGCCGACATGTACGCCACGCGCATCCCTGACACGGTTCCCGGCCTCATGCAGCAGCTCTCCTCCCAGAACGAGGACGGTAGCTTCCAGTACTCCGGCACTCAGATAGCCCGCATCCAAGAAGGATGGGAGAAAGGAACCCTCACCCGAGAACTCCTTATGCCAGGCCTCAGCAACGCCACAGTCAACGCTCGAGCTCTCGAAGCGAACGTCGCTAATCAGCGACACAGACACGCCTAAACGCACGTGTAGGCCATTTACCGATAAAATGGTCTAAACAGCGCAGAAAAATCGACAGAAAGGATGCGCAGTGAGTGAGCAGACCAAGACCAAGGTGCAGGCGCGCCTGGTCATCGACTTCGGCAACTCGGAAACCCGAGTTGCTGTCCTCGTAAACGGCAAGGCCAGCCCTATCACGATCCTCCCCAACGCCTTCGCAGCCATCGGGGACGACTACGTAATCCCAGAGCAGTACGTCGCCGATGAGGTGAACGGAAAGCCGAACGAGCTCCGCTCGATCATCTTCCGCGCCCCCCAGGGCCTCGGAACTGGCGAACCAACACACCTGTACGCCGCAGGGCCTCTCGCTGACCGAGAGTTTTCCATGTCGGCAAAACGTCCCAGCTCGGCTATCGCCACGAAGGCGCAGTCCGAGACAACGCTGTGGAGCTTCCACTACGCAGTCTTCGTCGGTCGTGAACTTGTCGCGAAGCTCCTGCGCAAGAAGCCAGAGAGCCTGGAGATCACCTGGGACGTGACCCTTCTCGCCCCGCCCAGCGAGACTGGAAAGGGAGAGACCTTCAAGAAGATCTTCACTCTCGCGAAGAGCGTGGAGATCATCGCCCCTGAGCGCGTCAGTATCCCTATCAAGGTAGACAATGTGTCTGTCCTTGCCGAGGGACTAGGCGGCTTCAGCGCCACAGTTTTCACACCAGCGATGGGCACAGTCGCCGACTATGCCGACTGCGTAAACGAGCCGATCATTGTGCTCGACTTTGGAGCGGGTACTACCGACGTGACCTTCATCAAGGCACTTACCCCTATCGCAAGCGCGTCAGCATCATTCCCCTTTGGAGGCAATGCGATTGCTGAACTTGTGACGCAGTTCGTTAAGCAGGAATACGGACGGTCGCTTTCGCGCGAAGCGGCCACGGAAGCGGTCCTCACCGGCACCATCCGTTCAGGTGCGAAGCGCAAGGACGTGAGCCGCCAGGTTAACGCTGCACGCAATGAGGTTGCAGGAAGTATCACCTCAAGCCTACGGGGCACCTTCGAGGCTAACCGCTTCGCGCCCGACGAGTTCGCCTACCTCCTCGTCATCGGCGGTGGAGCAGTGCGGACGGCGAACGCAGAAGATCTTGCTGAGCCAGTCGAACCACTTGCGGAATCTGTTGTGCGTCAGGTCCGCTCCTTCGCCCCCGACATCGAGCTCCTTCCCGTCAAGGACGGCATCAACCTGCGCACCCTCAACATCGAAGGTGCCATCAACTTCGCGCGTTTCGCCGACAAGAAGAAGTAACCCCATAAGCCCCTCCGCGCCCCACGGTTCACTGGCCTCCTGCTCACCCAGTCGAACAGGTAGGGGCGCGGAGGCCCCACCACACAGGAAGGAGCCCAGCATGTTCAAGGCCTACTACTACGGCCTCCCCGCCTCCGCGGTGAAACTTGCACGCGAGGGCTTCGCTCAGATCTACGGGGCTGAGGATGTCGTCGAACTGTCGGAGGTGCCAGCCGCCAGCCTCAAGCTCCAGTCGCACAGGAGCGCCACGCGCAACGACGTGGTGGCCTTCATTGTCCCTGACGGGTATGCGGATAGCGGACGCATCGCACCTAGCATCGTGAGCACTGACAAGTACATCCCCTACTCAACTGACGCGCGCCTCGTCGAAGCCCTGAACGCTCGAGGTGCTTCTCTCGACGCTCCCTCGGGAGAGCAGCCGCTAGACCCCAATGCCTTCATGCAGGCGCTCGCTGCGCTTGCAGCTGCGCAAGGTGCTAACACGACGGCTCCACAGCAGGCCCCCCCGGCTGTCGCGCCTGCCGTCACCTCCACCAACGCCAACGTAGAGCGCCTACAGGCCGACCTCGACGCAGCGAACCGGAAGCTCGCGGAACAGGAAGCCCTCCTGAACACGCGCGCATCCGAGAGCGACCGTATCGCAGCTCTCGAAGCCGACGCGACGCGCCTCGCCCGAGAAAAGGCCGACCTTGAAAAGCAGGTCATGCACGGTGGTAGCGACGTGGAACTCCGTAAGCGCCTCGCTGCCTTTGAGCGGTCCCCGTTCGCGCGCCTCGACGCATTCTCCAACGCGGACTCCATCCTGACGCTGAGCCTGCCGACGGTCGCGACGCTCTCGCCGACGGTCATCAAGAGCCTGCACGCGCTCTTTCCTGGCACCGGGGGAGCAGTCAAGACGACGTACAAGCTCATCCAGAAGTACGCCGCTGAACTCGCCTACAACGGTCCCGTCTGCATCATCGACCTGAATGTGGACAGCCTCATCGACTACCGCTTCGGCACCAACGATGTGACCGATGGGCGCACATGGCTCACCAAAGGCACCGGCCCGGTCCCCTACACGGACACCAGTGTCAACCAGGTCAGTTTCATCACCATGGGAGCGCGCTCCTACATGAACGACCTCTCCTATCTGCTCGTGGACTGGGCAGCTCGCCTCTCGCAGGTCGCCCATGACGGCAAGCAGATCATCCTCGTCGGCCCACCCGCCAACAGTATGGTCGCGCGCGTCCTCTACATGGCGTTCGCAGCCCACAAGCTCCCCACCGTCATCATCGACGGAGACATCCAGTCGCTACGAGCGACCCTCATCAACCTCGGAGGCCTGAACCCTCAGCCTCGAGCCCTCATCCACAACCCCTCATCAGCAGGACAAGCGCAACAGTTGATCCAGTTCATCGCCAGATCAGTTGACACGAACGTCGTCCGCGAGGGAGATAGGCTGACCGATGTCATCGACTAAACGAACTCTGGTCGTCAAGGGCCTCCCGGAGGACATCTACGACGACGTGATCCGCCCGTTCGCTCAGCAACGGCAGGCATCCCCCCTCGTCATCACCCTACTGACCGCTTACCGCGACAATGAGGAAGTGCGACGCATCGTCAACGTCATGCTCGGCTATGAGGAAGACTTCGAGCGCGCTCAGCTCCAAACAGCCCTGGATGAAGCGCAGCAGGAGAATGAACGACTCCAGTTCATGCTTGACTCACTCACCATGCGCACACAGCAGGGGATGAGCTACTTCGAGCAGGTTGCGCCCGTACAACCGCAGGTCGTCGTTCAGGCCCCACAGGTAGAGCCCAAGAAGGACGACCGTATGGACGAGCTTGAATCCCTCGTCCGAGAACTGCTCAGAACCCAGCAAAAACCCCAAGAACCCCAACAGGTTCAGGTGGAAACAACTGGTTCTAACGCTGTGAGCCCTTGGGTGTTCCCCACGGGTGACAACGAGGACGACTTCGCCCCCCGCATCGACGACACTCCATCGCCCCCCAGGGCAGACGAGCCAGAGCCGGAACCAGAGCCGGAAGACACGGCGAACGCAGATACCTTCTTCAGCAACATATTCGGGTAAGGAAAAGACATGGCTTCTTGGGACACCAACATCCCCACCACCCCCATGCAGAACAACGTGCCCGCGCAAGGCGAGGCCTGGGACTCGTGGGGGTCACCCGCCACGCCCGCAGCACCAGCCAAGAAGAAGCGCGGGAAAAAGAAGGTCCTCAAGCGCACACTCATCGCCCTAGTGCCCGTCGCGCTGATCGGCACCTACTTCGGTGTCATCGTCCCCCCTGCGAAGAGCCTCCCCGAGGCCGCTAAAGGCACCTCCACGTTCGTGCCCTACATGACGGCCCTTCACGACTTCGACACCGACGGACTCAACTCGGTCATCGAGCAGTCCTGGGTGGCGCGGGAGTACGACTACCTCAACGGCAACGAAGCGCGCACCAACGCAGTGCGCGCCATCCTCGCCACCGTCACCTACCAGCTTCCCGAAACCGGGCAGCTCACCTGGACAGGCCAGCCCCACCGCAACCCCTTCACCTGGAAACCCACCACCGCCCCCTCGACGCTCAACAACGGTGAGAACGTGGACTTCCAGCTCGTAGACTACGGGGCAGTCACCCTCGACAAGACCGGCGTGAAGGACGCGCTCGCCAAAGCGAAGCTCACGTCGATCAGCGACGTGGAGTTCAGCCGCAAAGTCACGGATGCGTTCGCCAGCTACATTGCAGCGAACGCCGCCAACCTCCCCACGACAACTGTCAGCCGCCCGCCCGTCATGGACTGCACCGGCACCGGCCTCGGCTCCTCCTGCCGTCTCTCCAGCGCTGAGGACGTGTATATGGATGACACCCTGTTCGCGTCCGACAGCTTCCGCAAGCTCCAAGATACGTTCAGTGAACTCGCCGTAGATGCGCTCGATCCTGAGCGCGCTACCGCCACCACGCGAGACGACGACTCCGAGGACGCTAAGACCACCCGCAAGTACGCGGACAGCTACTACACCGAGCCCAACTGGATCGGTGCACACGCCCTCACCAGTGCAGGACAAGACGGATCCCTGCCTGATACGAGCACACTCCCTCGAGTCGGAGATGGCACCTTCAACGCTCCCGCAGGCCTGAACACTCCCGTCGTCGTCAAGACCACCGACGGTACCGACACCCCCATCGAAGTTACCCTCAGCGCGTTCCTTACCGGCCCCGACGCATTCCGCGCCATGAGCCAAAAGTCTGCACAAAACCGAGGCTTCGTTGAAGCGAGCGAAGTGCAGTATGCCTTCTACACGTTCAAGGTCCGCAACCTCGGCACCGAGACCATCACCCTCACCCCCGACGACACCCTCGTCGATGCCACACGCAACCCCTACACCCGCACTGGCACCGTGTACGGCCTCACGAACAGCGTTACCCTCGCACCAGGCGAATCTGGGACTCTCGAGTCCTGGACCTCCTCTACGCGACTCTCTGAGCTCTACCTCATCTGGGGAGCCTCCTACGACCGATCCACCAATCCGATCTGGTTCCGCGTCCTCGCCGGAAACCCCTCCAGCGGAAAGTGAGCAGACAATGACCATCACCCCAATGACAGCCGTCCCCGCAGCCCACGCACAGCAGCTAGGACTCGCCCCCGTCGAAACCCTCAACGGGAAAGCCTCCCTCGACGGCATCATCAACGTGTGGCGAGCCTTCATCCGAGAAGGAGGCGACTACCGCACAGCAACCGGCATCGTCACCAACGGCCAAGGCGACTTCTGGGTCGCCGTCGCACCACCGCAGGACAACCCTACCTTCAACCTGTGGACCTTCATCATGCCCAAGGTCGCACCACACTGGGCGGCGCTCGCAAACGGCGGACCTCGCCTCGTATCCACCAACCTGTCGCCCGTAACGCTCAGCCAGATCGTTGCCCCCGCCAACGGGCCTCTCGCGACCATCGGCACTCCCGACGCTCTCGCAGCAGCCCTACGCTCATCAGTCAAGGACAAGAGCATCCCAGCCGTCGAGCACTCAGCGGTGGCCGAGCTCGAGGCCATGATGACCCCACAACCCGCACGCAAGTCCCTGTTCGACCGTGCGTCCACCCCGCAGCCGCCAGCCCCGCCGGTAGTAGCCCCAGAGCCGCCACAGCCACAAGCAGCTCTCCCTGCGCCGACGCTCCCTGAACCTCCAGCCCCACCGGTCCCCATCGTCCAGGCCCCCGCGCCGGTTACGCCACCTCTAGCACCGGCTCCCGCGCCAACTCCAGTTGTCGAAACCCCGGTGCGCCCCGCACCTGCCCCCGCGCCCGTCGCCCCTGCGCCTGTCGTACCCAAGCCGGTAGCATCCGCCGCAACCAACGAAGACGACATGACCGGCTTCTTCGACGACGACGAACCCACGGCCACGACCTACAGCCTCCACAGCCTCACCACAGAGGAAAGCTGGCCGATCCTCACCCGCCCCGTCGTCATCGGGCGCTCCTCCACGCGCAGCGAGATCAGCGTCAGCCGCGACAGCAGCCTCAGCCGCAGCCACGCGCAGATCTACGAGCAGGACGGCCAAGTCATCGTCACCGACCTGGGCTCCAAGAACGGCACCCACATCGGCGCACACCGCCTCCAACCACACACCCCCACCATCGTCCCCGACGGCGCACTCCTACGCCTCGGACACGTCGCCTTCAACGTCGTCAAGGAGCAGGCATGAGCGTCCACACGATCACCCACCGCAACCAACGAAAAGAAAACCAGGACACCTACGCCTGGGCCACCTTCACCGCCGACGGCAAGACCGGCCTCCTCGCACTCATCGCCGACGGCATGGGCGGAGTCGCCAACGGCGCACAAGCCTCCCAAAGCGCAGCCCGCACCTACATGGACGCAATCAAGGCCGGAGACATCACTGACGACACCCTCATCGAAGCCGTCACCACCGCCCACCAGAAGGTCACCGACACAGGAGGAGGTACAACTCTCACCCTCCTACGCCTCTACGACGGCCAGTACTGGATCCTCCAAATCGGCGACTCCCGCGCCTACAAGATCCCAGCAGGCACCCTCGAGGGCACACAGCTCACCGAGGACCACTCAGCTCTCAACGCCTTCAAGCGCCGCGGAGTCACCATCACCCCCGACATCGCCCGCACCTACGCCAGCCGCATCACCCGAGCACTCGGCAAGCCCAAAGCCGACGGTCACACCCCTGACATCTACACCGGCACCTACCAGCCCGGCGACATGTTTCTCCTGTGCTCCGATGGGTTTTGGCACGCTTACGAAGCCGTCGGCAACAAGCTCGACGCTCTCACAGAAGCAGGCCTCAACGACCTCGCAACGCGCGCACAAGCAGCGGGGGAACAGGACAACATCACCGCTCTACTCGCCTCAACGGAAGGACTAGCATGACGAACCTGCGCGACACGGGCTCAACCTTCGGCAAGGGGGACCGCTACGTCATCAGCTCCGTACTCCACAACGGCACATTCAGTCAGGTGTACGGAGTTTCCGACGCGAAGAACGGTAAGCTCGTCGTCCTCAAAGAGGTTGCAGCTCCCGTCCCAGATCCCAAAGGCCGAGGCAAGATTGCCGTTGATAGCCTTAAGCGCGAAACGCGCCTCATGCAGCCCCTCACCCACCCCGGTATTCCTCGCATCCTCGACGTGCGAGATCGTACCGACAAGCCGGGTGGCAAGTACTCCGTCCTCATGGACTACATCGGCGGCTACGACCTCGCTGATGCGGCCAAGCGCACCGACAAAGGCCGGTTCAGTGAGCAGTTCGTTGTCTCCAAGATGGTGCAGGTCGCCACCATCCTCCAGTACCTCCACACCCTCCCGCCACATATTCACCCCGGCCCTGTCGTCCACCGCGACATTAAGCCGAAGAACATCATGTACCAGAACGGTTCCATGGTGCTCATGGACTATGGCCTGGCCGAAGTCATCACCCCCGACAATCAGATCAACACCCACGCCCTCGGCACCAAGGGATATGCGCCCCCTGAGCAGATCACCAAGGGCGCGCCGCTCGACATCCGAAGCGACATCTATAGCCTCGGCATGACGATGTACCAGCTCCTTGTCGGCAAACTCCCCGAGTCCGACCGCAGGGGCATCCCCACAGGCCCCGTGGACGCACACGCAGCCAACCCAGAAGTCAGCCGCGCCCTCTCCGACGTGATCGCCAAATGCGTCGCCCTGCGCCCAGATGACCGCTACTCCTCCATGGTTGAAGTTATCGCTGCGCTCAACACCTACAAGACCGCCGATAGCCGTCACCGAGCCAAGCATCGCAGACGCATCCGCACCGTCGGCGCGCTCGCAGCAGCAGCCCTTATCATGTCAATCGCATCAGCAGGAACCTACACCTACGGGGCCAACGCCGACGCGAACTCCTACGCAGCACTCACCAGCGCTGCCCAAAAAGCGGGCACCGTCGAAGCGTGGGAGCCAGTCATCAACGCGCGCCCCTCCAACATCAACTCCTACTTCGACACGATTACCGCCATCAAGCAGGGAGACGGCAGATTCACCTCCGCTGAGGAAGCAGCCTTCATCCCCCTCGTTCGCGAACACATTAAGGACATTCAGGACAACCCGCGCTATCCCGAACTCGCTTACCAGATCGGTGAGCTCTACTGGTTTTTCTACACCAGCGACGCGAACGCCGACGGTCTCGCCCTATCCGCCCCATGGTTCAAGGACGCGATCAGCGGCAACTACAACGTCGAACAGGCGAGCGCTCTTTACAACATGGGCTCGTTCAACCGCGACATCGCATCCGCGATCCAAACCAGCAGCGACACCGGCATGTACCGGGCCTACTGGAACAACCTCACCAGCCTCAACACCGACAGCTCCGGTGAGGTCGTGCAGTTGCAGCTCCTCAACTACATCGTGGACTGCATCAACAACTACACATACAGGCTCCGAACCGACGGCGTGCCCAAAGCCGACGTTGACGCGCAGCTCGAGCGCGCGAAAGACTACCTCACGCAGCACCCCAACCCGACCCCAGGAAGACCGGCTGAACTGTCAGCCCAGCTCTCCACGAAGCTCGACCAGTCCCGCACCCTCGTCGATGCTGTGTACGCAGCCGAAGGAGCCACCAAGTGATTACCGTATTCACCGCAACGGCAATCGGCCTCGCAGTCGCAGCCCTCATCCTGTTCTTCACCGCTCTCATCCTGTTCTTCCAATGGGATATCCCAGCAGCGCGCAGGGAACTCAAGGGACAGGCGTTCACCGACACCGTTGAAACCCTCACCTCGACACTGAGTAGCGACGGAGCCGTCGAAGCGTACCGCAAGATGTCTGCCCTATCTCTCGGTGAACACTCGCCCCTGAACGACGCGACGAATAGCGACTCGTTCGACAGCGGTACACTCGCCGACGACACAAGCGGGGCGCTCTCCGGCGACCTCACCCCCGCCTCGCCACAGCCCACCACAGTCACCCCTGCGCCCATTGCCGCCCCCAAGCCTGCGACAGCCCAGTCAGTCCCCCTACAGGCCACAGACATCCCCACGCGAACCACACAGCCACCCGCACCGGCACCGCTCGAGCGCTCCGCTAACGTCGGAGAGGACGACGACACCACGTTCTTCTCAGATGCGAGTACGGAAACCACCGAAGAAGCAGACACTGCGTTCTTCGAGGACACCGAGATTCCTGCCGCAAACCTCGCGCCACAACCATCCACGCAGTCAACCGACCCGCTCAGTCGCGTAACCTTGGTAGCAGAAGCCCATAGTTGGCAATAAACCCCATCATCGGAAAGGTTCAAGAATGACTCCCCGGAAGACGACCAAGACGACAGTGCGCATCGCTGCCCTCCTGGCATTCGCCACAGCCACCACCACCGTCGCACCCGCAGCGCTCGCCACCAACGCTTTCGGCACCACCCAGCCCGCCGCCACCGTCGTGCCCGCAGCCGTCACCGCCGCACCATCTCCTACAGCGTCCGTTGACTTCGACCTCGGACGCTACAACCAGACCCGCAAGTGGCGAGGCACCGCCACCATCGCTCCACAATCCGGCGCGACGATCACCAGCGTCGAAATGCGCCGCTACGACGCTTCCGGCACCCTCGCCGCAGCAGGCCAGGGGACAGCGGGCGTGAACCAGCTCCCCGCCGACATCACAGCCCCCACGCGGATCGTCTACATCGTCCACACGGATAAGGGTGTGTACGCTGCGGGCATCCTCGCCACCAACACTGGCGCAACCCCTATCACCATGACTGGAGTCATCCCCACGGACTCCGGCGCGCTCGCGCTCGCGGACGGCTCCTACACTGTCGGCACCAGTCGCGTCCCCGCGTCCGGTACCCCCACCGTCACGTGGGACAACACGACCTTCACGCTCGGCGCACACACCACCGTCGGCGAACCGTCGATCACAGCCATGACGCTCGACCCGGCCACCGGCCCCGCCTGGGGCTTCTACACAACCCTCCCCGCCCTCACGGCAACGATCATCTCCGACACGCAGATCGTGTCAGCAACGACCGATGAGGGCTACTCGGTGAGCGTCAGCGGCACCACCGCCACCATCAACCTGACTGGCAAGCCCAGCAAGGCCACACTGCGCATCACCGACGAGTTTGGCCGCACCACCAGCCAGTCCATCAACGTCCCCTACGACGACGAAGGCCCGCAGTTCTCCAACCTCCGCGCAACCGGAGGCCAGGTCAACGCATACGGCGACTACGCCACCTCCGGCAACGTCACCATCAGCGGCACCGCCACCGACAGCCCATCGGGCGTGTACTCCGTGGAGCTCGTCAAGGACGGCGAAGTTGTCACCACCCTCAAGCGCCAGGGCGTCAACTTCACATTCACGATCACCGAAGCAGGCACCTACAAGGTACAGACCATGGACGAAGCAGGCCTCACCAACGAGGTCGGTCTCAGCGCCTTCACCGGCGGCGACACCGACGTGGTAGCCGTGGACTCCACCATCCCCACCCTCACCGTCCCCGACGCGATCACCAACGCCAAGACCCTCGGCGACGGACAGTACTGGCTCACCTCCGCCCCCACAGAAGACCTGACGTTCACATTCAGCGACGACCAGGCCCTCTCCCCGCGCGGCATGAGCCTCATCTTCGACGGTCGCCCCATCGCCCCCACCCGCGAAGCCGACAACAAGTACACCTTCGCGATCCCCGCGTCCGAGTTCACCGACGGCACGCGCCACCAGATCGACTTCTACGGCGCAGACCGCGGCCTCCACCGCACCTCCTGGACCGGCACGATCTCCACATCCACCAGCCAGGCCACCATCAACGCCACTGTCCGCAACCCCGGCGACATGAACGTCACCCCCTACGGCGTGTTCTCCCGCACCCCCATCCAGGTGCAGCTCACCCCACAGGGCGGCGGTGGCCTCGCGCAGACCTACACCGACCCCAGCAGTGGCATGACCGTCTCCCCCGACGGCGTTGCCACCATCACCGGCAGCGTCAACGACCCCACCGTCACCGTCACCGACCCGCTGGGCCGCTCCCAGACACTCCACGTCGCAACCGCACTCGGCTGGCCATCCAAGCACGCAGCCGTGGACACTCAGGCCCCCACGATGACCACAGACATCACTGCCACGGATGGGACATGGTTCTCCTCAACCAGTGGGGCGATCAACAGCTTCACCGCCCACGACGACAATGGCATCGCCACCATGACCGCCACCGTCAACGGCACCCAAGTCGCCACCGTCAACCCCAGCGATAAGGCCGGTGAAGCCGCTACTACTGGCACCCTTGACGTGGACTACACGAAAGCCGCACGCGCGGAGGATGGTTCCTACCAGGTCACCATCACCATGACTGACCTCGCGGGTAACGTCAGTGCCCGCAACTACACGTTCTACGTGGACGACCAGGCACCGACGATCACGAACTTCGTCGTCGTGAACCCGTCCTACGCGCCCGGCAAGACCATCAACGGTTCCGACCGCTACGGTCTGTTTGTCCAGGGAGCCACACGCATCAAGGCTCAGGTCTCCGACCCCGCCCCATCTTCGGGCCTGGGTAACGCCCTCATGACGTTCTACACGCCGTCCGGCACCGTCATCCGCACCGAGTCGGCCCCCATCAACTCCGGCGTGGCCGAGTTCGACATCCCCAGCGGCTTCAAGGGCTTCGTGTCCGCCACAGCCACCGACAAGGTGGGCAACATCAGCGACAGTCAGCGCCCCGACGGCCTCGTGTCTGAGGACTCGAACACGACGATCACCAGCACCAACATTTCTGTTGAACTCGGAGCCCCAGCAGCGACCAACAGCGCTGGCGTGCCCCTCTACAAGGACTCCGCATCCGGCACTCTCACCGCCGTCGCCACACACTCTGGTATCCGTACCCTCACCTGGGGATACGGTGACACAACCCTGGGTACTGCGACCGTCTCCCCCGACGGCCAGGTCGATAACCCCGCAGTCCAGGTGACCGCCACCGATAAGAACCTCGTCACCGGCGTATCCGTCCCCCTGACGCTCGCCGGTGAATACCCCGCTCAGGATGTGTGGATCCACGTCGCCGACAATGCTGGCTACGAGGCTGAAACGCGCCGCACCATCAGCGTGGACGCAACCGCCCCCGAGCTCACGGTCACGTTCGACCAGACCAACCAGTCCGGCTTCTACAATACCGACCGCCACGCCACGGTTACCGTCCGTGACAACAACTTCGACCCTGGTAGCCTCACCACAACCGGCCTCGTCGGCACGTGGGGCACATGGGTTCACTCCGGCGACACCTGGACGAACACCATCACGTTCTCCGACAACACGGACTACGACTTCACCCTGTCCGCAGCGGACATGGTGGGCCACCAGTCCAACACCTTCACGTCGGGCCGCTTCACCGTGGACAAGGTAGCCCCCGTCGTCTCCGTCGCCTGGAACACCACCGACGTGCGCAACGGCAAGTACTACAACCAGGTACGCACAGCCACTATCACCGTCGTCGAAGAGCACTTCGACCCCGCCCTCAACCAGCTCACCGGCACCGGCAGCATCAGCGGTTGGAGCAGCGTCGGATCCACGCACACGGCGACCGTGACATTCCCCGAGGGAGTCCACACCTTCGGGTTCCGCACCACCGACCAGGCAGGCAACCCCAGCAACGAGATCAGCGAAGGCGAGTTCATCGTCGATACCACGAAACCGGAAATCGGCATCAGTGGCCTCACGAAGGGCACCGCCTACTACCAGCTCCCCACCGTCGGCGTGACCTACAGTGACACCAACGCGGACACGAGCAGCGTCACCGCCGTCCTCGTGGGCCGCAAGGGCAACGTCTTCAAGCCAGCAGTCAGCGGCGGCTACCTCGACCTCTCCGAGATCCCCGATGAAGCCAAGTACGACGACCTCTACACCCTCACCATCAAGGGCACCGACCTCGCAGGCAACGACCAGACCGCCAGCGTCGAGTTCATCCTCAACCGCTACGGCTCCAACGTGGACGTGACCGGCACCAACTACCAGGGCCGCTACCTCCAAGCCCCCGTGGACGTTGACCTCGAGGAGACCACCGTCGAAGCCCTCAACGAGGACAAGACCGACATCAAGGTTACCCTCGACGGCGCACCCTACTCCGTTGCCCCAGCGCTCCAGTCCACCACGCGCACGGGCGGAGACACTGGGGACTACGTGTACGCCTACCACATCGACAAGGCAGCATTCCAGAAGGAGGGCACCTACCTCATCCAGGTTGTCTCCCAGACTGAGGGAGGCCTCGACCAGGTGAGCCGCCTCAGCTACTCCTTCGTCGTGGACTCCACGAACCCTGAGCTCCAGGTGTCCGGCATCCGAACCGACGCGGCCTACCGTTCCGAAAGCCGCGACTTCACCGTCACCCCCCGAGACATGACCACCGTGACCCTTGAGGCCCAGGTGGACGGAAAGCCTATGCAGCTCCTCTCCGACGAGAATGGGATCTACACGGGCACTCTGCCGCAGTCCACGAGCGCGCACACGGTTGTCCTCAAGGCCACCGACATGGCAGGCAACGTCACCGAGACGACTATCAGCGACGTGTACGTCAACGCCTCCACCTTCGGGCAGGTCATCAACTGGATCCGCCACCACGTGCTCGCAACCAGCGCCGCAGGCGGCATCCTCGCAGCAGCCGCAGCGCTGATCGTGTTGGCACGCCGACGCAAGAACGCGGACAACTGACCCGCGCTCACCGATAAGGGGGGGATGGGGACCAGCACCATGTTGGATGCCCCCTCCTCCTTCGACATGCCCCGATACAAGTAGAAGAGGGGCACCTGGAAAATGCTAGGATTGTTCAGGAAACATTAGCCAGAAGGAGCAGATATGGTATCCAGAAAGCCGTCCCGACTGCGGCGAGCAATTACTGCGCTCGCAGTTGCCGCCATCGCAGCAGTGGGACTTGTTGCTACCCCCACCGTCCAACAGGCAGCACACGCGGAAACGGTGCCCGCCTACAACACGCCCACCTTCGCGCCCGACGTTTTCTATGTCTACGTGAAGAAGGGTGAATACCTGTGGTACACCTTCCTTGGAAAGCAACCCGAGTACGTCCTCGACGAGGACGGCAACATCGCCAACATGACGGCGTGGCAGGGTGGCATGGCCTCCCACTACGCAAAGCACGACGGCATCTTTCAGGTGTACTACGTGCCCCACATCGACGCGAACAACCAGTACTCGGACAACCAGTTCTTCTGGAACATCCAGGCCGTTAGTCATGATGACAAGACGATCCCAGGTCGCGTATGGGCCGACAAGGTGTTCGTCGGCCAGCGAGCCTCCTTCGACTGGGACAACCCCTCAACCCCGCAGCCGGGCTCTATCGGCGAGGTTAGCCTCATCGCTGTCTCACCGACTGGCTACAGGTATCAATTCGTGGCCCGTGAGTACGGTGGCATCCAGTCAGTCATTGCCGCCACCTCATCCGGCATCAACAAGATCGTCACGAAGGACGGGCAGGATTACTGTGAGCCGACCTACCAGTCATACGACGACTGGGCTATCCGTGACGGCTCCGGCTACGACGCATACGCACCCAACGGGCAACTCGCCGGCTCTTGGGTCAACCACTACCGCACCAACTACAAGTGCGGCGAACGCTACAAGCTGTTCTTCACCACCCCCGCAGCCGACCTCCCCGAGAGTATCCTCCCCACCCCCAAGACGCTGGGCACCCCCACCGTCGAACTGAAAGACCTCGGCAACCACAAAGCCCAGGCAGTCATCACAGGCCTTGACAAGTTCGCCGCCTACACATTCACCGCCGCAGGCAAGGAAACCACCGTCCAGGGCAAGACCAGCGTCACCATCAACATCGACGCAGATAAGGCCGTGGACTGGACCCTCAAGGCCGCATCGAGTAACGAGATGCACCTGATGTTCAGTGACGTAGAAATGCTTGGAGGCCTCACCATCAAGGCCCTCAACGGCCCCTCCGCAGGCGACGCAACCGTTTACTGGGACGACCGTAACCTCACGTCCTGCCGCTACGTAGAGAACACCCGCACCCCATGGGAAGCGCTCGCAGGCGTAAACTCCGACACCCCCTCCGGTGTGCACGGCTGGAACGTGAACAACGCGAACCCGAAGCTCCATCCCGAATGTGCGCTGTCAGAACGAGGAACACACGGCGACGGTCGAATCATCGACACCTGGGCGCGCTCCGGCGAAGCCCGCGAATGGACCGGAACCTTCACCCCCGAAACCCCTTCCATCGCCCTGACTAAGACCGTCACCGAAAAGACCTACGGCGACACGGCCACGGAACTCCACTGGACCTACACGGCCACCAACACAGGCAACGTCCCCCTGACGAACGTCCACATCATCGACGACACCTACGACGGCGGCTACACAGGCACCGACCCGAACACCGTCAACACCGTCACCGAAGCCTGCGCAACCGTCCAGCCCGGCAACACCTGCACCTGGAAGAACATCACCAGCCCCCTCGTGGACTCCGACTTCCCTGACGCAGGCAAGACCATCACGAACACGGCAAAGGCCACTGGCGTTAGCCCCGCAGGCATCCCCGTCACGTCCGACCCGTCCTCCGACTCATCCACCTACGTCCCCGCCAAGCCGGCACTCGAGATCGAGAAGACCGTGGACAAGCCAGAGTTCCACTCCGGCGACAAACTCACCTGGACCTTCACCGTGCGTAACACCGGCGACATCAGCCTGCACGACGTGACCGTCGTCGAGGACTCCTACAACGGCCATAAGCCCCTGTCAACGGTCACATGCCCCGGCACGACGCTCGACGCAGGCGCATCCATGACCTGCACGGCCACATCCGACACAAACGACGACGACATCCGACAGGGCGACGTGACAAACACTGCGCACGCAACCGGCATCTCCGACGGTCGCAACCGAAACGTTGAGTCAGCACAATCTACAGCCAAAACTGTGGGTAAACTGACTCCCGTCACCGTCATCCCGCGTCTGCCCATGACCGGCGGCACCGGCATCATCCTCATCGCAGGCATCGCCACCATCGCGCTCCTCGGAGTCGCAGGAATGACCCTCACATACAAGCGCCGCTCCGCCTCGAGCGACGAGAACTGACCCCCAAAAAGAAAGGAACCTTCTCCATGAAGAAGACGACCCACCGATACACCGTCGCATCCGCGACCGCCGCCCTCGCTCTCGTGAGCCTCATGGGCGCAGGTATCGCCAACGCCGCCCCCAGCCCCATCCTCGACGGTGGCCCCACCCAGGGCACCATCAAGATCCACAAGATTAAGGGGGTGGAGAGTGGTACCCGCGCTGACGGCACGCCGCTCTCCGACCAGGCCCGCCAGGCACTCGGCGAACCCCTCGCCAACGTGACGTTCGATCTCTACAAGATCGACGGCATCGACCTGCACTCCACCGCAGGCATGGCCATCGCGGAGAAGGCCGCGGACCTCACGCTCACCCCGGAGATCGTCGCCTCCGGCAAGCTGTCCATCGACGGCAAGGACTACACGTTCACGAAGGCGACGAGCGTCACCACCAACGCCACTGGTGACGCATCTGCGACCGTCGAGCTCGGCGTGTACATCGTCAACGAAAACCTGGCGAACTACCCAGGCGACGCATCGGCGATTACGCCAGCAGCGCCGTTCCTGGCGATCATGCCTCAGACCAACCCCCGTAATCACTCGGACTGGATGTACGACATCGACATCTACCCGAAGAACACCGAGAACAGCATCGAGAAGACCGTCAAGGACGGCAACACCGGCACCCAGAACCAGGACGGCTACAAGGTCGGCGAGAACCTGACCTACACACTCGCCTCCACCGTCCTCGCAGGCGACAGCAACGGCGACGGCCAGGTCAACGGCGCAGACCTGGGCTACTACTACGTCCAGGACACCCTCCCCGAGGGCACCGAGTACGTGTCCAGCAAGGTCTCCGTCGGCGACACCGCGCTCACCGAAGGCGCGGACTACGTGCTCTCCCAGACCGGCAACCAGCTCGGCTGGTCCGTGACATCGGACGGCCTGAACAAGCTCGCCGCCAACACCGGCAAGAAGTTCACCGTCGAGATCGTCACCCGCGTGACGGCGAACAACGTCACGGGTGAGCTGAAGAACCAGGCCTGGTTCATCCCGTCAAACAACTGGCTCATCAATAACGGCAACAAGCCGGGCACCCCCGGCAACACCCCGCCTGAGACCCCCAACAAGCCGCCAAAGTCGCCCGAGGTCGTCTCCAAGTACGGTGACATCGTGCTCAAGAAGACGGGGACCGGCGGCACTGTGCTCGCGGGCGCGGAGTTCAAGGTCTACCGCGCAACAGGTGGTACCGTTTGTGACGCTGCCGCCGTCTCCGGCGAGCCCATCGCCACGTCTGCACCCACCGACGCTCAGGGCCTCACAAAGGTCTCCGGCCTCCAGCTCTCCAACTGGTACAACGGCGCAGAGCAGACCGACCTGCACTCCTACTGCCTCGTTGAGTCCAAGGCCCCCGAGGGCTACAACCTCCTACCGAGCCCCGTCAAGTTCGACCTGACGGTTGCCGGTGAGGTCACCGACATGGCCGCAGCGTTCGCCGACGCGCAGCGCGACGCAGACACCACGGACAATGCGGGCGGCTCCCGCACCATCGTGGACACAAAGAAGCAGCTTCTCCCGTTCACGGGTGGCGCAGGCATCGGCCTGATCGGCTCTGCCGCTACCATCATGGCGGGCGCAGCTGGGTTCTTCGCCTTCCGTTCGCGCCGCAACAACCAGCAGGGCGAGACAGCCTGACCTGCAACCCCTAAGCCCCGCGCTGACCGGCCACATGCTGCGAAGCGCGGGGCTTCCCCATGCCTCAAAATTGGCTACATAACACGGGACAAACAGCAGTAATTCATCTGGAAAACCTTAGACAGATGATATTCTTTATACGGTAACGTTAATGCAGGAAGGGAAGTCATGAAGGCAGCAACCATGCGACGCTTCGCAGCAGCACTCATGCTCGCCGTCGCTCTCATGCTCGCCTACCCCACTGTAGGTACCATCTGGGAGAATCAGCAGGCACGCGAAGCAGCAGTCCAGCAAGCCCAGCAGGCCGAAACCCTCAAGCGACAGCAGCCCGAGAAGGTCGAACAAGTGCTCCGCGACGCTCACGCCTACAACCAGTCCCTCGCAGGCGTTCCCCTCGCCGACCCCTACACTGCCCCGAGTGAACACGACGCAGCCGCCTACGACAACTACCTGCACCAACTCGCCGACACCGACGTAATGGCTCGCATCAGAGTCCCCAACGTCAGCATCGACCTACCCGTCCACCACGGCACCAGTGACGAAGCTATGCGCACCGGCGCAGGCCACCTCTACGGCACAGCACTCCCCGTCGGCGACACGGGTGCCCGCCCCGTCCTCTCCACCCACACAGGCCTACGCAGTGCCACGCTCTTCGACCGCCTCAGCGACGTGAAGGTCGGAGACGTGTTCTACGTGGACGTGTACGGCGAAACCCTCGCCTACGAGGTCACCAGCATTGATGTCATCACCCCCGACCAGATTGAAGCGCTCGCCCCCGTCCCCGGCAAAGACCTCGTGACCCTCATGACCTGCACCCCCTACGCAGTCAACTCCCACCGCCTCCTCGTCACCGGCGAACGCATCCCCTACAACCCCACAACCGACCCAGCTACAACAACAACGACTCCCGGCCCCGTCGAGTTCATCCTCAACACGATCACGCCCCTGCCCTGGTACATGCGCCTCATGGGAGCCGCATCCCTTGGTGCTCTCATCACGGGCATCGTCATGGCGATTCCCAAGAAGAAACGCCCACGACCACAGGGGGACGCATGAGTAGCATCGAAACCCTCGAAAAACGCACCGTGAGCGCCCTGTCCTACTTCGGGCTCTACAAGCTGCACCTCGCGAACCTCTACCTCGCCTACGCGCAAACCCAACCGTGGATCCTCAACAAGACGGAGCTGCACGACGTTGCGCGCTCCATCATCCCCACCCTCAGCTGGAAGCTCGACGGCACAGCCATCACCACAGCAGCCCACTACCGACTCGCCTACTCCATCATCAAAGACGACCCTTTCATCACCGACGACGATAAGCAGATCATCTACGACGCATGGCAGGCCCTCCGCTGGCGCACACACCTCCTCGACCTGCACACCAACCAAGAAACACTCGACGCAGACAGCCGCCTCGAACGCCGCAAAACCAACACCCCCAACTGCCGCTGGATCCTCGAGGCGCGCACCTTCGGACAAGGAATGCCCACCTTCCATACATGGTGGGAACACCCCGACGTGCAAGAACTCTTCCACAACACCATCGGCACCACCACACCCATGATCGAAGCCCTCGACGCGCTCCCCGCAGGCTTCGACATGTGGGTAGCCCTCGACGGCCAATTCTCCACCGGCCAACACACGCCCCTCACAGACGCATCCCTCAACTGGATGCGCACACACGACGGGCAACCCTGGCAGAAATGGGCCTGGGAACACTTCGCAAACGACGATACCCCACTACCGGCGCGCCTTGACGAGAACGAATGGCGCTCACGGGACGGATGGTGGACCATCGACCCCACACTAGGGCGACAGATGGTCGCCTTCCCTGACGAGTACTCCAGCCTCGAACCCACCGACCTGTTCGCCCGCCCCCCATTCATCGACCTCGGGCTCGCAGGACCACTCACCTACGGAGACAGCCTCACTCTCCACCTTAATGGCGATACCATCAGCATCGACGACCCCGACCTCGCAGGACTCCCCTCATCCGTCCCTCTCCCACCACTGGACCAAATCACCGTCGAGCGCGCCGCCGAACCAGGAATTACGCACGCCGCACCCGGCCATGTCGTCACTTACACGATGACACCAACCGCCACCCTCGAGGAGTACAACAATGACCTCTACTAGCATCAAAAGTGCGCTACGAATCTTCGCGCGCCGCAACAAAACCTTCACACTCCGCGGCCCCCAGAGCGTCCTCTCCGGCCCGGTTGTCCCTACAGCGCCCATCCCGCAGCCCCCAGCAATGGGGCCAGCCGGTCCAGGCAGCACGCCGATCCCCCCAACGCCAGAAGCAGCTAAGGATCCCCGCAACCGCCCCTACGGGCACAACAACGCAGCCCTGCGCTCAGAGTTCTACTACGTCGCCTTCCAAGACCACGCGCTCAGCCCCTTGAAGCACACGGCCCCCGACACTCTCCTACCAACACGCAACCCCTCCACCTGGTACGCGCCCGCCCTCAACATCCTCCACAACGCTCCCTACAGCTCCACCTACACGGACCTGTTCTCATGGGTGGACCTAATGGAACCAGCACTCGCTATCGACGCTGACCTCCTCCAATGGGCCAAGCTCCCACCCCAGGGCAAACAGCAGGCACTCACCGCCCACATGCGCCGACTACGTGCCCTCATGGACGCTGGACTCCGCGTCGGAGCAGTACGCGAAACCCACGCAACAGGCACCGTGAACCTCAACCTGTCAGCCTACAAGCGCCAGGGCTACTCCTTCGCAGAATGGGCCGAGAACATGGCCTCCGGCAGCGCCCACATCCCCCTGCCCCTCATCGTCGCGATCCTCAACGCGCACCCCGACTTCACCACACCCCAGCAGGTGATCCTCCACCTCCAAGCGCAAGTGAGAGTGAGCGAACTGTGATCGACGACTACACGAGCCTATGGGTCGCCCCCATCAACGACGTAGGCCTCCCCGCGCGCGCCGCCGAACAAGAAGGCCCCCACGCCCTCGCTGAGCTCGCAGAAGCCCGCGACATCCTCACCCCCGACCCCGCAATCAATCCGAAAGCCGTCCTGCGCCAAATCGCATGGCGCAAATACGAACAGGCGTGCAGGACCACACGCCGATACGGAACACTCAGAAAGGACACTCCCAATGGACAACAACGATGACTTCTGGGATCTCCCAGTCGCCGACGAAGACACCTACGAGACAACGACACTCCCCACCGCAGACGAGCCAGCTCCCGAAGTGGAGAAGAAGCGCAACGCGCGCACCGTGATCCTCGGCAGCATCGCGCTCGCCCTCGTGATCCTCGTGGCCCTCGTGGTCGCTATCGGCCTCAAAAACTGGCACAGCACACCCGCCAACGCAGGGGCAGAAGCCTCCACGCCGCAAGCAACCATCGCACCCACAATCCCCACATCCGACACGACAGCAGCCCCACAGCCGGCACCCTCCCAGCAGACACCCACGCAAGACCCTGCAACCACAGCACCAGCCACCCCCGCGCAGCCGACACCAAACGCGACCATCGACCCCAACAGTCTGACGTTCGCACCGGCACAGCAGGCGCGCGCCGTCGTCATCGGGAAAGACATCACCGCAGCCAACGGCCAGCTGATCTTCACCCTGCGCATCAACATCCCCAACATCCCCCAAGCGACGCAGGGAGGAACCGTCGCATACGTCGTCACCAAGAGCCAGTACGACTCCTACGAATCAGGCTCCCTCATTGACGTGCAGTACCGAGTCGATCAGGACGGTCGCATCGCTATCGTCCGCTAACGAGCGCCGTACACACCGCAACACGATCCCATAGGGTTTAATGGAGATAAACACGCAGAAACTATCTCCGCACGAAAGGCCGCACTCATGCCGACACCAATCACACCTCCACACATTGCCCGCTCGAAGGGCATGACGAAACGAGACGTGCTCAAGCGCGTCGAAGACGCTCCTGCCGCCCAGAACCTCAAGGCACTCGCGGACGAGATCTACCTCGTTGGCCTCATCACCGACCCATCCAAGGTGATCCCCGGCAAGAAGAACCCCGACGGCACGCCACAGCGGGGCACGGTCGTCGGATACAGGTTCCACACCAACGTACCGCTGCGCATCCCCGACTTCGGAACAGGAGACAAGTTCCGGCGCGACGCTTACGCAGTCGAAGACCCCACACGCTACAAGAACATCGAAGCGGACACAGACTTCGACCTCACGCGAGGGGAACTCGCCGCATTCGCAGGAAAGGTCGGCACACGCATCACCGGCCAGAACCCGGACATCGACCAGGAGCAGGCTCTCATGATCGAGGCGCGATGGGGACGCGGCTCCGGCCCTGACAGTCGCCCCAGCGCAGTCCTCCTGCGCCCCGACACTCGCGCCATGGGAGCCAAGACGCTCATCGGCCTGTATCCCGAGATCCCCGTCCTCAACTACGTCCAGACGGAAGGATACGAGGAAAGCGAAGGGGTTCAGTATTTCAAAGCCAAGGGCTATAGAGCTCTACGCCCCGAGTTCGAGGGGACCAAGTTCGCACCACTCGGCTACAACGCCGCCGACAACCCACCTGCCCCCAAGAAGAGCCGAGAACAGAAGGTGGCTGAGGAATCAGCGAAGATGTCGAAGCTGTTCTCCGACCTCTACCCCGACAGCGGCGACTGACAGAGCAAGACGTATCCCCGCACGGTCGTCAACGCTCTTACCCCACACCCATCAACCGCAAGAAAGGAACGCCTGCCGTGAAACTCGCCCCCGCGATCACACGCGCTGCTCTGACATGCGCCCTCATCGTGGCCCCAGCAGCCACCGGAACAGCCGTTAGCGCAGCCCTCGCCGCCCCCACGCAGGGAGTCGTCGCCGCCTACGACAGTGACGCGAACACCAACACGCCCACCCCACAGCCCACGCAAGCGCCCGGCACTACTCAGCAGGGCACGCAGCAGACCCCCAACCAGCCGCAGCCCACGCAGGGTAGCAACGGCCCATCCAAGCCCCAGATCGACGTGACTACACCCGGCACCGATCCATTGGTCAAAACCGACCACTCGAAGGACAAGGGAAAGTGGTTGCCTAAATGGAGTGACGACGAAAGCCTTAAACAAGGCGCAGAGAGCGCCCACCCAGCCGCAGCTCTCTTCTCCTTCATTACTGGCTGGTTGCTCTCTCTTCTGATCGCGGTCTATGCGCTCATTAACATGCTCGGCCTCTTCTACGTTTCAGTGAGTATCGGCTTCATCCGCACGATCCTCTCGGGCGGCATGTACGGCAACGGCACCGGAAGCCAGTCCGGCGCGAACTCCATGGGCATGGGAATGGGAATGGGCGGCAACCCAAACGGCGGCGCGAAGGCCCAGGGCGGTTGGCTCAAAAACATGCGAGTCGTCCCCGCTGCCGCCATTCAGGCCGTCGAGATGGCCGAGTCCGGCGAACGTGGAGGCCCCTCTGGCAACCAGATGGGCGCAATGATGCCTGGCAGCTTCGGCGGTGCCCCACAGCAGGTTGGAGGCAGCGCGAAACCCATCACGCCGATCCGCTACTACCTGCAAAAGCAGGCACTCGAACTCATCGCCCTCGGTGCAGCAATCATCCTCCTGGTCCTCTCCCCGGTTCTCTTCGACACCGGCATCGCCTTCGGCAACGGACTTAGCCAGATCATCTACTGGCTGACATCACAGATCTTCTAACACCCTCCGGGGCGACGCTACTCCACCAAACAGCAGTGGGGAGCGTCGCCCCCGCACCCGCCAGAAAGGAAGCCCATGAGCACCTTCAAGGAAGTGTTCAAGCAGCGCTTCATGCCTAACAGCCGCCGCCAGGCTACCGAAAGCGCGCGCGTCTCCGCATCCACAGCAGACGCACTCCTCACCATGCTCAAGGAACACGTCCCCACCAACGGAGACGTGCTCGAGTTCGACATCACCCGGACGGCAGAGGAAGCCGCCGTCATTCAGGCCATGTCCGACCCCAAGATCATGGCCACCTATAACATCTGGCAGGACACGGAGGTACGCACCAAGTACTACGCCTCCATCAAGACCCTGGAGTTCGCATGACCGTCAGAACCCCCCGCATCCGACAGACAGCGGAAACATGCCAGGTCAGCCACGCCCTCGCACACGAGATCATCACCCGATACGGTGAATGGACAGCCAGCCAGGCAACCAGCGCCACCCAGCCGACCACCGTCAGCTACCTCGGCATCATCGAGTTCTCCAACGGCACCCCCAGCTACGGGTTGAACGAGCGACAGCCCCTCGAGGCCCAGTACGCAGCCTTCGCAGCCGACTACGACTACGACATTGAACTCGCCCGCATGGTGCTCGCCGCATACGCGAACGCCATCATCCGAGAGCTCGCCACGTCGGGGCGCGCAGTCCTCCGCGGCATCGGTGCGCTGCACGTCAGCGACACCGGGAAAGTCCGATTCAACCGGGCAACCGCCGTCGCCAAATGGGACGGCACCGACACGACGTTCCGCACATGCGTTAACCCTGCCTTCCGTCAGCGCTTCAACGACCTACAGGAGGCCACAGCCTAATGCAGGGAGCAACCCACCGCGCAGGAGGCGCAGCAGCGTGCATGATCGGCTACACGGCCCTCGCCGCACACCACGCGCCACTCATTGAAGCAGCCCCGCTCGCCTCACTGGTCGTCCTCTACCCCTTCGCCCTGTGGGGATCCACAGCAAGCGACCTTGACCACCACCCCGGCAGCGTGTGGGATGAAGTAAAGCTCGCCGGCGAACGCTCAGGCCACACGATCCCCTCCCAGGATCCCGTATCCAGGACAATCAGCCATATCCTGCACCTCACGCGACCACTGCGTGACATTGCGCCCCGTAAGTCACGAACGGCGCAGATACTCAGTATCCTTGACTGTAAGCACAGGTCTTGGCAGACCCACAGCGAGTTGCCATTCCTGCTCCTCTTCGGAGCACTCACGCAACTTAATCCACTCACGACCAACCTAGGGGAGGCTCTAACCCAGCTTGTACTCACCGGCATCATCATGGGCCTCATCGCCCACCTCACCCTCGACCTCCTCACCCCCGAGGGACTACCGTTCGCAACGGGACTCTTCATCAACCGAGTGATACTCAGGAAGAAGATCCTGCCCGAACGGATCAAAATAATCCCTCACGTCAAACCCCGACGAAAGGGCGAGCCCGGCTTCTTCTCCACTGGTGGCACTTGGGAGAAGAAGATCGTGTTCAACATCCTGCACGCAGTCAACCTAGGACTCCTGGGCTGGCTGATCTACAGGCTCGGAATCGCCCCGTACACATCGTTCCAGATCATCTGAATCGACACAGAAAGACACCGAAGAATGAAACTCTCCCCACGCATGGGCATGGGCCGAGCGGCACTCGCAACACTGTTCCTGGCCGTCGCCCCAATCGTTGCCACCACAACCGCTGCGACAGCGGCTCCCGTCACTGCGCCCGCGAGCGCGTCGATCAGCGTCACTGCACCCACAACAGTCGGCGTGCTGCCCGCAGCCGACGGCAACGGCGCTGGTAACGCCACACAGGAGGCCGACAAGGCTCTACGCACCACCGTCGCTAAGGATCTGGCTGGGAACACCTACCAGCTCAGCGGCGGCGGCACCGTCAACGGCTCGGACATTATCAAGCCCGAGGGCACGATTAACCAGGCCATCTACGAACAGCTCACATCTTCGGCACAGAGCCAGTTCGCCAACGACCTGATGGCCAAGACCGACAGCTACACGGAGCCGACTGCTCAGGACTACACGCCGTCCCTCGCTAAGTCCGCTGGCGTGAGCTCTGAGACGAAGCAGAACTGGTTCAAGGAACTGCGCTCCAACTCGGGCCTCGGTTCGAAGCTCCTGACCTCGACGCTCGCTCGCGGCGTGTATGCCGACCTTGACGGCGGCGCGCGCTGGTTCGCGCCGTTCAGCGGCCCACTGTCCACCGCCCTGGGCTTCCTAGCTATCCTGATCCTCGCGGGGACAACAATTTCAGCGGTCATCGACCTGGCGTACATCAGCATCCCCGCGTTCCAGGTGCTTTCCGATGCCGTCGCCAACGGTGGTGGTAACGGTAGTGGCGGCGGCGGTGGCCTACGTCAGGCGAGCACCAAGCTCGTGTCCACAGCAGCCCGAAAGGCCGTCGAAGCTGAAGAGAACGGCCAGAACGCCGTCTGGGTGTACTTCAAGAAGGCCTTTATGAAGTACCTAATGGTTGGCCTTGCTCTGTGCTTCCTTGCCTACAACCTCCTCTGGAGCCTTGTCGGCACGGCCATGGACCTTGTGACCGGAAGCCTCTTCTGATCCGCTCGAGGGCAGGGGAGCAACATGCCAGCTCCCCTGCCCTCATCGACATCCACAACACGCACACGCTCACGCAAAGGCAAATGACCCAATGACCCCCACGCAGACACTTGCAGGCCCCCGCAAGGCGCTCCTGACGCTCCTCGCTACCCTCGTCGCGCTCATCATCTCTGTCGGGCCAGCCTTCGCGGACGACAACGTGCGCGCCACCACCTACATCGCCAAGAACGATGTCAACATCTCCGCCATCGTTACCGAGGCGAACCGGAGCCTCAAAAACTCCCCCGAGATCATGGCCTACGATGCCAAAGAAGGATCCGTCAGCTTCGACTTCACGACCTATAACAAGCTCGACAACAAGGACAAGCAGACCTTCATGCAGGCCGCACTGTCGGCCACCAGTAAGAGCGGCCTCGGTGGGCAGCGCAAGTCCAAGCTCTATTCCTTCATCAGCCAGCAGGACGGCAAGGTCTCAGCAGCGGTCAGTAACCTAACGACTGACGCATCCGCAAACTTCTACAGCGCCATGGCGCTCCTCAAGCCCTTCACTGGCCCATTCAGCACATTCTTGGGGCTTGTCGCGATCCTCATTATCGTTTTCGTGACGACGAGCCTCCTCATCGACCTGGCCTTCATCGCGATCCCCGTGTTCCAAGTCGGCGACGCGGACAAGGGCATCACCCGCAGGTTCATCTCTTCCGCAGCCCGACGAGCGGTGCGCGAAGAAATGGACAGCAATAAGAGCGCCGTGTGGATCTGGTTCAAGCGGAGAGTCTTCGTCATGGCTGGACTCGCCATCGTGTTGGTCTACCTCGTGAGCGGCAGTATCTATGAGATCATGGGGTGGTTCCTCCAGGTCGCCGGAGTGAACTAAGAAAGGTTAAGCAAATGAAGAAGATTCGCAGCGTTATGCGCTCGACTGTGCGCCGCATCAAGAAGGCAGCGCCCCGCGTCGTCATGTTCCTCATGGCACTCGTCGTCACGAGCGGCGTTATCGTCGCCCCCGCAGCGTTCGCAGCCGATGAGAAAACCCCCACGGGCGGCAACGCGACGAGCCGTACCGCTGCGATCATCAACCTGGCGAAGAACCAGAAGCTCGCAGACACCAATGCCAGTAGCCTCAAGCCGGAAGAACTGCGGATCCTCGGCACCTTCGCATCGAACTTCTACGTGCCCTTCCAGAGCCAGTTCAACTACAACGGCTCGATCATGAAGAAGGACAGCGACGCTCGCGACGCGACACAGAAGTCCGTGTCCAGCGCCCTACAGTCCACCGTCGGCATGAGCGCCGACTCCGCCGACTCGGTTGCCGCCTACATCATCGGCAACGTCTGGCAGGGCGGCACCGACCTATCCTTCGCATACTCCGACGGCGACTACTGGGACCAGAACACCTCCTGGACAGTCAAGGACTCCTACCCGACCGACTGGCGTTCCTTCCTGCGCATGGTGTCCGGTGGTAGCCTCACTAACCCCAACTACACCTTCCTCAAGGAAGATGACCCGGCGATGAAAGCCAAGTGGAACGCCCTCGTCTACCAGGTGGACGGCAAAACTGTCCCCGCGTTCGTCTGGGATCCCACCGGCGTGAACCTCACCCCCTCCACCGTCGCCCTCTACCAGGCGCTCTCCATGGCCGACCTCGGCAACGGCTACGGCTCCAGCCTGTTCGACCTCTCCACCGCCGACGCAGACCTCTCCAAGGGCGAAGCCGACGCATTCACCGACGGCGTTGACGCAACAGCAGCAGCCAAAGCCCTCGCCGACACCGCCCTCGACCAGTCCAGCTTCTCCGGCAAAATGGCAATCAGCCCCTTCGGCGACATCGTGTACCGAGGCCCCAACCACACGTGGGTCGCGATCCCCGCATCCATGAACCCCGGCACCTGGACCAAGGTAGACTCCTCCGGCACCAAGTATGGGCCCGCAAGCGCCTACAACACCGTGAACTTCCAGAACCTTGTCCTGTCGAACATCGAGCAGCAACTCACGACCCCCTGGGAAACCTCAAGTGGCTACAACACGAACTACGCCACCACCAAGATCAGCGGAACCCTCGATGACGCGAACGGCTCTGGCTTCATGCCGATCTCCGGCTTCTTCGGCAAGACGCAGCCAGGCTCCGCGAGCAACACCACCGCCAACGACGGGTTCTTCACTGACTCCTGGACCACCACCAAAGAAAAGCTCGAAGAACAGCTCAAAGAGAAGTACAAGACAGCAGGCGTAGCCTCAGACGACTACGTGCACAACATGTTCGGCGGCAACAACCAGAACGCCTTCGCCGTCATGCGCTCCGCGACGCAAACCACCCAGTCCCGCTCCCCGTTCATCTACAAGGAATGGGTCGGCGCACACGAAGGACAGGCCTCCACAACCGTCTACACGACCAACAAGATGGTCGTTCTCGACGACATCCAGGCATTCAAGGGCGACGTGCCCGAAGACGGCATGTACCAGGATGCGATCACCGCTCCCTCCGGTGAGGTCTTCGCCAAGGCAGGCAACCTCGACAAGAACACGACCTCAAACGCCTGGCAGAAAGCCCTCGACCCCGCGTCGAACCTCGCCCAGACCGCCGCATCAATGCCCAAGCCCACCGCCGTCAGCCTCTACGCCAGCTACGTCATGGCCGCATTCGGCGACGACAAGGTGAATCAGAAGATGGGATGGAAGTACAACGCATCCCTCCCCGCCGTTAAGTCAGACGTGAAGCTCGAGGCCGACCCCGCGCAGGTGAAAAACGAGAAGGCCGACGCGATCACCAACTACCTGTACTTCTTCCTGTCCCCCAACTGGCAGCACACGAACTACGCAGCCCAGCTCATCACGAGCAAAATCTCCGGCCTTCTCATCCGCTGGCACGACGACATGACCGGCACCCAGGCCATCAGCATCGTCCAAGGCACCACCCGTTACACCGGCTTCGCTGGATACGTGTCCACACCCAACCTGCACGATCTGTCCTGGACCGACACCCTCATCAAGGTCTACAACGACTACGTTGTCTACCTGCTCCTCGTCATCCTCATCGTCCTGTGCGTCTACACCGTCATGAGCATGATGAGCTGGAAGCAAGCACTCGGCTCCTTCGCCGTGTTCGTCGTCATCGCCCTGTCAATCTTCCCCGTCATCAACGGAGTCGTGGACACGACAAACAGGTTCAGCAACGCCGTCTACAGCCAAAAGTTCACGTACTGGGCCGTCATCACCCACCAGACGTACTCCACAGAGATCGACAAGGCCGCAGCAGGTGACGACTACTCGAACTACCTGCAAACCGTGTTCAACAACAGTGCCGACATGGGCTCCTTCGTGTCCGACGGCACCGACGGCAAGGCCAACTCGATCAGCAACCGAGGCGGCGAAAACATTCTCCTGAAGTGGCAGTCCCCCAAGAAGCGCACCGCTGTCGAATACGGCAAAGACCTCGCCAACGCCACACAGAACAGCCCCAGCCTCTCCAAGCTCCTCAACAGCGCCACCCAGCAGGCCTACGGCGGCGAAACCTACCTCGACGACCCCAACTCCACCTACCTGTACCGCTCCTACGTGGACATCTCCAACTCCTCCCGCTACACCTACCTCGGCGTAGCGGCCCGCGGCGACGGCAAAGCCACCGTCAACACCGACCCCGCCACCGACACCTGGCCGCAGGGCCTCAAGGACAGCTACGGGAACTACAAGGCGGACCTCGACACCTACATGGGGTCCGGCTTTGCGAACCGCCCAACCGGCGACTCCAACCCCGCCACCCTGTCCTACATCACGCCCGTCCTGTCCAGCAAGATCGTCGCCGACCACTTCGCCGACGTGAACAAGCTCGACAACCTGTCGTACAACGACCACGTGGGTATCCCCGGCGGCGCATTCCAGTTCAGCCTCGGCACCTACACGCAGGGCAAGTCCGCGCGTGAGCAGATCAAGACCGCCAACCCCGCCGGATACAACCCCGACGACGAGACGTACACGGATGCCGACTACAACGGCCTGGGAGCCTTCGCGCTCGCATCCGAATCCCCCTACTACCACTTCTCCTGGTACACCTACGACCACGGCCTCTCCGCGAAGAACAGCGCATCAGGCGGCTACAAGGACATGCTCCTGAACAAGCCCAATCAGGGCTTCTTCTACAACAACGCCTCCGGGGAGAACGAGGACGAGACCGCCGACAACGACGGCGAACTCAAGGACTACCTGGGCATGAAGGAACTCTTCACCTACACCATCCCCTACCTCAAGGCAGCTAACAACGTCGTCGTCGAATACGACAAGCGCTACAGCCTCAAGACCTACCCGAACCTCCCGTTCGAGCCAGGCCACGACTCGGAGTTCCGCGACGACCCCGAGAACCGCCAGAAATACTGGCAGAACGTCAACGTCGCACAGCTCGCCAACATGCACTCCGCATGGGTGGACCAGCTCTACGACGCTTCCTACGCCAAGCAACAGACGATCCGCCACAACGGCAAGACCTACACGATCACCGACCCCCTCGACCCGACCTCCTACCCCGAAGAGCGCCCCATGGTGTTCTCCCCCTCCGAGATGAACGCCTACGGCCTCACCAAGGCCGACCTGACGAGCGTCGAATCGCGCATCATGAGCGTCCTCGAGAACAGCCGCAAGCCGTTCAATGAGATGCTGAACTACTACAGCTTCCAGGACAGCGTGCTCAACAGTGCGACCTCGATGCTCACCACGTTCGAGTTCAACCGGGCGTTCTCCGATACGGAGTTCTTCGGCATCAAGCAGGGCGTGCAGCTCTACCCGCAGTCCTACGAGCTCAAGAACTTCTCCTACGACTCCTACCTGCGTCTCATCCTGTCGAACTCCCTCCAGAAGGATGCTCTCGAGGCCGGCGACTACAACTTCTACAAGCAGGTCACGCAGGAATCGTCCATGACGACCTCCGTCATGCTCATCCTCACCGACTTCCTGAGCATCTACGTGGTGCCGCTCCTCAAGTACGGGACGCTCCTCGCAATCGCCGTGTGCGCCCTCGTGTTCCTCCTCGCCGCGGTCTTCCAAGCGACCGATGGGAAACTGGTCTCCAAGGCGTCCAGAGCGATCCTCGCGCCACTGGGCAAGTTCCTCCTCATCACGCTCGGCATGACGTGGATTATCAGCCTCCTCATGGGCGATCCCGTCGATGGAGTGACCGGACAGCTCAGCTCGTCCGTGCGTCTCGGTGACCCAGTGTTCGTGCTCCTCGCGATCTGCGCGCTCAACGTCATCGTGTCCCTCCTGTACTTCCGCACCCTGCGGGGAGTGTTCAAGGACATGCGCCACTACGCCACGGCTGCGTACAACAGCGTCTCCGGCGTGTTCGGCAGCGCCCTTTCGAAGATCGCAGCAGTGGGCGGCATCGGTGCAGCAATGAAACAGGGCTTCTCCAACGCTGTCGGCGGGACCGTCAACGCAGGCCAGCAGGTCATGCAGCGCCGACAGGACAAGAAGACGCAGGCTGCGCAGGACGAAGCCACTGCAACCAGTACGCGCCAGACGAAGATTCAGACAGCACAGGCCGAAGCCGAGATGCAAGAAAAGCTCGGACGCTCCGACCTTGCCGACAAGATCCGACGTGACGCTCTCACCGATACCGTCCAGTCGTCCAAGAAGCAGACTCAAAGCACTGCCTCCAGCATCAACTCCAAGATCAAGGCAGGCGCTAAGAAACTCGTGGGCGGCAAGAGCTCAGGGGGTGCGAAGAAGGGGGAGGCGAAGTGATTCTCTCCTTCCTCCTCCTGTGCCTGTCGATCTCTCTCAAGATCGTCGCCCTCACTGCTCGCGTCGGCCTCAACGCCGCCGTCGCTACAGCAGATGTCGCCTCCAAAGCCGCCCTCGAGGGGACAGCGAAGGCAACGGGCAGCGAAAACAGCGACACCACCAAGATCATTCGCATCGCCCGACAGGCAACCCTCGGGGCAATCAAGTTCGCCGCCCGCGCCGTCGATGCGCTCCTCAGCCTCGTCATGATGGGCTGGGTGACCGTCCTCGCGATCTTCGCTATCGTCGCCCTCGTCCTCGCGGGCGGCGGCTGGTTCTGGCTCACCAACCTGTCCGATAAGGTCTCCCCCGAGGTCATGGGCATCGGCAACAACGGAACCGTCAGTGCCGCATCCGCTGTCAACGCATACGACGGCGGTAACGGTGTCCCCACAGTCGCAGCCTCCCCCGGCCAAATCGGCCCCGCCATGCTCGCGAACGCCAAATACGCCATGGCGAACCTCCCTGCACAGGGCTACTACTCCTACGACTGGGGAGGCCGCGGCCCCACCGGCTACGACTGCTCCGGCTGGGTGAGCGCCCTCATCCTTATGGCCGGGTGGACCATGGACGACTCTGGCAACCCCGTACAGCTCGGAGCCGACCAGGACCGCATCGTCGTCGGACAGTCATCCTCCGCGCAGGTTACCAGCCTCCTATCGGCCAACAGCGCCTTCTTCGCCGCCCACGCCACCCCCTACAACGGTGACGAGTCAGTCCTCACCCCCGGCGACATCATCACGGGCCCCGGCCACGTCGGCATCTACGTCGGGGACGGATGGATCGTCCATGCCTCTGACTATGGCGCAACCGGCCTCAATGTTTCCCCCGACGAGTCCTCCGCAGCAACCCACGATGTTGGCTTCCAGAAGGGCTACCTCAACCAGTGGGTTACCGGCTACGTCCATTTCGGGTAAACACGCACCCACATACCAGCCTTTACCGTCAAAAACACAGTAAAATAGGGGCATGAGCACGAGAAATGACATGCGGCCACAGGTGGGAGACGAGTCCATCTCCATCCCCCTGACACTCGACAAGCCGCAAGTGAACGGCAAAGAACGGTGGCGCAACCGCCTCTACATGGCAGCAGGCGCAGGCGCAATCGCATTCTTCCTGGACCTCGCCTACCTGATCGGCTCAGGCGCGGGCCTCGGAGCCAAGCTGATCGTCTGCATCGTCCTCATCCCATCGGTCGCGTCGCTCATCATTCGGCACCTCATCCTCGAGGAACGCGAGTTCCGAGCCGACCTCATGGAACAGCTCGCCAACGACTACCGGATGGCCACCAGTAACATCTGGGCCATCTACCGGATCGAGAACACGCCGCCCTACGTCTGCTACTTCAAGACCGGCGGACGCATGGGAATCTTCATCCACGCCAACAAAGGCTCCCGCGTCGGAAACGACACCGCTCAGGCGGTCTTCGACCACTACGAGGGCTACGCATACGCGATGCGAGAAGCCGGCAGGCGCGGCATCATGGTCGGCCACATCGACTACATGGGTAGCATCGGCAAAGACGAGCGCATCGAAGGGCTCAACGAAGATCTCGCCAACACCGAGAACCCCTCACTGCGCAATGACGTGCTACGCCCCACCTACGAAAACCTCGCAGCCCTCCAAGAACACGCCACCACCCCCGGCGACGTGTACCTTCTGGCCACCACCAAAGGCACCGGCAGCTACGAAGATCTGCACGAGGCGGCAATCGCCTTTAAGACTGCACTGTGCGAAGAGGCCAACTGGGCATCAGCCTCCTACATGCCCCCGCACGAGATCGGTGCCCTCGCGAAGAAGTACTTCGCACTCCTGACGTTCTCCGCATCCGACGCGATCCGCCAATCCACAGGCCAGGTCAACTACAAGCGCTTCCTGCGCCCCACACGCATCCTCCACGCCGACGGCACCACCACCCCCATCCAGTAACAAACGCTCGAAAGGTTATAAGAACATGAAAAAGGCTATGAGCATCGCGCTCATCGTTGAGAAGGCCTCCGCAGACGCGCTCCTGCGCAGCGCACGCAACCAGGTTGACTCCAACGCATACGAGGTGTTCAACTCTGTTGTAGAGCTGAATGGACGCTACTCCAGCACTGACGCGAGCGCCATCGGCATCGACCGCCTCATCATCTTCGACAGCGATACCACGCTTGGTACCGGCAACCTCCTGGATACCAACCTACAGATCCTCAACATGTTCCTCGGCAAAGCCGAGAAGATCGAGAGCATCGCCCTCGTGAAGAAGGCGCGTGAGGACCGCATCAACCAGTATCGAGCAAACGTCAACCACCCGCACAGCCTCATCATTCCGCTGTCAGATAGACTTGAGGCTTCCTTCCTCGCTGACCTCCTCACGCTGTCGCTCAAGGACATCGCCGACACCTACACCGACACGCGCATCACCTCTCCCACCCTGACCTCGCAGCCCATCAGTGACGACCGCACCTACAGCGCCGCCAGCGCAATCCCCGGTGACATCCTCAGCCTTGGCGCAGCAGGCGCAAGCCACGCAGACACCGGCTTCTTCGACGACGAAAACCTCACCGTCGAAGACCGCCTCGCAGCCTGCCCACCACCGCAGCTACGCGACTTTCACCCGCTTAGCGTGCACGCCCCACAGCTCACCCCATCGGCAAACCCAGACATGCCGATCTTCCGCACCGGGGCCCGCGTCAACGCCGTCCTATCCGCTGACAGCCAGCAGACGGCCATCTACAGCGCTGCGCTCGCGGATGCCTACGCCCAGAGCGGCCACACCGTTCTCTACATCGACCTCCAGTCAGGTGAGCACCCGATCCTCGCGTTCCTGGAGAACGCCGACGGTTTCGCAGCCACACGCCCATCCATGAAGGAGAGCTCCCCGTTCCTCGACGGCGGCATCTACTTCATGTCCAACGGGGCAGCAGAGGACAAAAACACGAACCTCGACGACCTCGAGGCCGTCCTGCCATTCATCCCCTACTTCGACTACACGGTCGTTGATGTACCCCTGGAGACGACGGGCAAGACGGAGGCATTCCTGACTGCCCTCAACGATGCGCACCCCACCCAGACGCACTTCCTCGCCCCCCAAGGGTCACCTGAAGGGTTTGCGGCCCTCCTGAACACGATCTACGACTCAGACCAGATCAGTAACAAGCTCTGCCGCCTACTCTCCGAGACAGCATGGCTGCACCCCGGCGGCGCGAACCCGAGCACCCTCAACTTCCTCGCCAGCGTCGCCCCCCGCATCGTGTGGGACCGCGACCCGTTCATCCGACAGATCGAAGCCCTCACAGGATCGCAGCGATGAAAGCCCTCATCTCCACGACGATCCAGCCAGACAGGTTCCCTGACTGGCTCATCGCCGCATCCGTCAGAGACTTCCTCGCGACAGTGCCGAGTGCGCTGACCGTCGAAGCTGTCGTCATCCACGACACGGAAGAAGAAGCGCCCGAAGCAATCGCCGCCCTCAAAGACCCGCGACTGCAAGACGCTCAGCTCATCTACGTCAATGACGAGCCAGACACGGCACTCGCCATGGCCATCACCGGCCTGAACGGCGCGATCCACACGGACTCCTACCTCCTCGAAAGTCCAGACCTCCTTGAGGGGATCCTGGCAGCGGGAACCGACCTCGTACTCGCCGACGACGTATCCGGCGACAAGGACATCCTGCACGCCTTCCGCGAATCAGTCCGCGAGGGGAAGACTCTGCCGAGCGCAGCCCTTGCGCTCATTGCGGAGTCATCATCCAACGTCATCGCCGCATACGAGCGCTCCGAGGAAGAGCGCCGTGAGCAAGCAGAGGTGTCTGTCGGGATCCTCAGCGACATGAACGACAGTCTCGCCACCCTGAAAGAGCACGCGCGCAGGTCCGAAGCAACGCTCAAGGCCGCTCGCGCTCAGCTCCAGAGCGCTCACACGAGCGGAAACGGTGGCCCGCGCATCACGAACTTTCCGCCGGTGGATTATCAGGGCAACAAGCCCATCTACAGGGTCAAAGACCTCGGTCACATGAAGTACCTGACCAGCTTCATGCTCGGGTTCCGCGACTACCTCCAAGACCGCCTCAACATGCGGCCCCGCCTCATCTTCATCGAGTCCCCCTCCGCAGTGACCCGCATACACTATCGAGAGTTCCCCTGGGTTGACGACTCCATGTCCAGCGACGACCCTGCGCTGCACGCCCCCGTGGTCTTCACGAGCAGACCCACCGCAGCGCTTCTGCACGACAAGCTCATCCAGGACAACAACTACAACGCCGTCATCTGCGTGGACCGCACAGTCCACAGTCACTCGCACATGGTGACCGGCTCCGCGTCGCGGACGGTGTACGCAGCGAACGGCCTCAGCTCCGTCGCGGGCTACACCAACTTCCCCCTGGGACGACTCATCACCTCGCACACCCTCTACGCGGATACCCTCACCTACGTACCCATGTTCACCCAATACCCAGACAACCCCAACCGTCGCGTCAGCTCCTACGCTCAGCTAACCAGCCAGTACGAAGACCTCATGAAGGGCTTCGGTAGCCTAGCCGCCCGCTCATAAGGACACAACCATGGCAGCAACAAAAACGAAGAAGACCAACCCGCTCGTGCGTCTCCTTTTCGGAGGTCGCATCCACGAACCCGGACGACCCAAGAAAGTGGGCCGCTGGGATCTGATGAACCGCATCGCCTGGTACCACGTGTGGGCCGACGTGTTCACGACGAACACCCAGATGCGGGACTCTCGCACATTCCCCGAGCGCGACTACAACCTCTACACGAACAACCGCGCCTCTTTCTCCGGCAAGGACAACCTCGTCGTCTTCCTGTCCTTCGACGGCTACAGCACCACGCTCCCCATGCGGTTCCGCGCCGAGATGCGCAAGCGCCTCCACCCCACGATGCGCATGTTCTTCACGGACTACAGCATCCCCACCGCAATCAACTGGGAAGACCCCAAACTCAAGGCACTCCTACGGAACTATCAGAACACCGCTGAGGAGAACAAGGGCCTCGGCGACAATGCCTTCGAGTACCAGAAGAATGCCACCGACCTCGCACGCGACCAGTGGCGCGAAGAGAGCATCGTCTACCTCTCCAACGCAACCAGCGCCGACCGACAGCTCGAGTTCTTCGAGTACCGCTGCCACGCAATCGTCATGGGCATCCGCGGCGAAGACTTCGACGAATCGCTCGAAAAGATCGAGCAGTTCTGCACACGCAACGGCATCACCGTCAACCGTGTCGTCCAGCACCTCGCCGACTTCACCGCTGCGTTCTCCCCGTTCAGCATGGACCACAGCCGCAAGTCCTTCGGTCGCGTCGGAAAGAACGTGCTCTCAGACGAGATCATCGCCCGCTTCACCGGCTACGACCAGGGCCGTATCGGCACACACGGCTCCTACATCGCCCGCGACGTGAACTCCGGCTACCCGATCCTCTACAAGTTCCGTGAGAACGACGTGGACGCGGAAAACTTCGTCGTCATCGCCGAAACAGGCGGCGGCAAGTCCTTCTTCGTGAAGAACCTCCTCAACGAGCTCATGAAGTACTCCCGAGTCCGACTCACCATCAACGACGTGGAAGGCGACGAGTACACGCCGCTCGTCAGCTTCTACGCCAACCACGACTCCTGCCTCATCCTCAACATGGCCGAAGGCCAGGGCAGCTACTTCGACCCCGTTGAGATCATGACCTCCGGCGACCTCGCAATCGACGCTGAGAACGGCACCTACGGCCTGGGCGTGAACTACACGCTCTCCTACCTCAGCGCCCTCATGGGATCCCACCTCCACACCTACCAGTGGGCCGAAAGCATCCTCAAGAACGCCATCAGTGTCGTCTACCGCGACGCGGGCGTGCTCGGCGACGACGCGCGCACCTGGAAGAACAGCAAGGGCCTCACCCTCTACCACGTCTACCAGGTCATCAAAGATGGCCATGAAGCACTCCGCACCGGAGCCGCCATGGGAGACTACCGCGCCAGCGACGAGGACTACATCAAGTCCCTCACGTTCGTGCGCGCCCAGCTCGCCGAGTACTTCGAGCCCGACGGCTCCCGCGCCAGCGTCTTCTCCAACCGAGTCTCCACCGAAGACGTAGCCAACGCCCGTGTCGTCCTGTGCTCCTTCGGCATGAAGTCGAAGGCCACCGTCATGGTGGACGAGGTGCAGCTCCAGCTATCCCAGCTATCCGCAGCGTCGATCCACCACGTGCGCTCCCTGACCTGCAAGCGCGAGGGTAAGTTCAACGTCACCGTGTGGGAAGAGCTCCAGCGTTGGGCCGAGTTCCCCAGCGCCGCCGGCATCCTCGGTACCGCTATCACGGGTGGCCGCAAGATGGGCGACATCAACCTCATCATCAGCAATCAGCCCTCGATGTTCATGGACGCAGGGTCGAAGCTCAAGATCTTCGAGAACGTCCAGTCGGTCGCTATCGGCGCGATCCGTGACGCGAACGTCCGCAACGAAATCGCCGACAAGCTCAGCATCGGCTACCTCAAGGACGAACTCACCATGCTCGCCACAGCGACCAGCAAAACATCCGAAGATGGCGCAGAATCACCTTACAAACGCGCGTTCGTTATCAAGCTATCCACCGGAGAGGTTACCCTGGGAAAGGTGGTACTCCCCGACGGCATTGCACAGTCCGAGCTGTTCAAGACCGGCTCTGTCGAAGCGGTCGAGGACACCGCCATTGAGGAAGCCTCGAGTGGCGCAACAGCGTTCCAGGATCCCGACGACCTCCAACGCGAGATCGACAGCCTCCTCCAACAAGGGCCACCGCTACGCCGACGCTCACGACGCACACAACAAGTCGCCGTCGAGCCGCCTACAGAAGCAGCACCCGCCTCGGACGGCTGGGACTTCTCAGCCCTCAACTAACGTATCAAATAAGGTTGCATAGCCTACTTTTGTAGGCTGTGTCACCTTGTTTGAGAGCCGCCTTGTTGGTCCCCAGGGTGCCGTGTGCACCTTGGTCCGCTAGTACGCTGGCCTCCAAGCGTGGTGCTTGTGCCCTAGCGGGGCATGAAGGAAGAATCACCCCCTTAGAAAATGGGTGGTGGTTCTTCCTTTTTGGCGTGGGCTTGCGTTTGGTTCTGTCTCTGCCTGGGTACTTCAGTGAAGCCCTGGTGGGCGGTGTCCTGAGCGGGGCCTGGGGGTGGAGTTTGCGGTTTTTCGCGCGCGTCACCCGCGCTTTAACGACGCGGGGGACAGCTCTGGCGGCGATGTTGGCTGCGGCGTTCACATCCCTGTCCATCACGCCATGCTCGGTGCAGATGGATAGCTTGTGCGTGGGGTGGGTGACCTGCTGGTCGCACATGTGGCACTGTTGCGATGTGTTCGCAGCGTTCACGGCCACGACCCAGCCGCCGTTCTGTGAGACGTAGTGGGTGAGCCACTGGATGAGCGCCCCACGATTCCACCGCCCGTTCTGCATGGTGTTCGCAACCCAGCTCAAATCTTCAACGGCCACGACGGCGTTGCCCCACAGGTGGGAGAGGTCGGCTATCTCTTGTGCGGCGAGGATCGCCAACTCGCGCTTCTTGCGGGATGCCGCCTCGCGGTGAAGCTGAGCCTCATCCAGGGCGGACATTCTGGTTTGCCGCTGGGAGAGGAGCCGGCCAGCCTTCCGACGCAGGGCGCGGACCTGCCGCTCCGACGCGTGAACACTGTTCCACAGTGAGTGAACCCGCTGGGAGAGCGTCGTTTGGTGGACTATGCGCCCGGTCTTAATGTCGCGTACTGCGACGGTGGCGTAGTCGTTGAGTCCCACGTCCACGCCGATCACCCAGTCGCCTGAGAACTGCACGACCGGGTTATCGGTCACGACCGTGAAGACGAAAACAGGCAGGTCGTCCTGAACACGGATGAGCGGCAGGGCAACCTTCCCCTCCGTGAACCGCTCGTTATCGAAGTCGAAGACCAGCCGATACCATCGCCCTTGAATAACCATCCTGAGCACGATCTCACCATCGGCAAAAGGATCATTCTCAATACGGGCATAAGCGCTGTCCACCGCGCCCAGATTCACGTAATCCCCGCCATACGACGGCGCGGCGGCGCTCACAGTTCGTTTCCACCCTTGGCTCACGTACTTGGAGCTTTCACCGCTCGCAGCCTTGATGCGCTCCTGCCAGGAACGGTAAGACGCAACAACGTTGTACTGCATCAGCCGCTCTTTACGCGACCTGCCTGTTCGCCCGGTCGCCAGAAAATCAGGCATAGTCACGCCTGCCCTACAGCCCGCCACAGCGGGAACCGTCGCAGAAACGCGCGCCAGCTCGTCACCTAGAGCCTCGTCGTTACGAACCACGTAGGTTGCATAAGCCGAAATGTCACGAACCTCAGACACAAGCCCCGCCAAAACGCGAGCGCCATCTAGTAGCTCACCGTTCAGGTCCAGAATATGGGTCGGGCGCGCGACAAAAGCCCTGTAGGTCTGGTTCTTAGCCAACGCGACCCTCCTCCTGCCTTACTTGTCCTCTAGATTCTTGCTTACGTTGTCAACGAGCTTACGCTGTTGCTCCCAGCCTCTTAGTCGGTAGAACTTGCCGCTAAAAGAAGCCCAGAGGGACATGAAATCTTCGCTAGAATAGTAACAGCAGCCTCCACTATCAACTAACCAGCTAGACATACTAGGGAGTCAAAATGAAGGTTACGGCCTCCCCCTCCGGTCAGCAGCGCCCTCCACAGCGCCCGCAGGCCCCTACGCCAGCCCCCCGTCCCGCGCCACGCCCGCAGCAGCCCGCAGTGGCCGACAACATGCGTGACGAGGAGGAAGACCTCACCGCTTCCGAGCGCGTCATCAAGTTCGTGCGTACCAAGTGGAAGATCATTCTCCCCGTGGTCCTCGTCGTCGTCATCGGCGTGGTCTACTGGTTCTCGCACTCAGCGTCCTCAGCGCGCGCGAATGAAGAGCGAGTCCGCGCCCTCGCTCAGTCTGGCTCGACACCATCCGCGTCCGAGTCTGCTGGCCCTGACGGTGTTGACCAGCTCCTCATGAACCAGCAGCCCACCCTGCGCGAGAAGTACGGCACCCCGAAGTCCGGGTTTATCTGGGATGTGGACGGCACCCTCCTCTCCCTCGGCAATCCCGACACCCCGCCCGATGAGGTGACCTACGCCTACCTGCGTGCCCTGAACACCCTGGACTTCACCACCGCCGAAGCGAACTCGCGCCGCTCATCCGTCACTACGACCTACGCGGACTTCTTCGACACCGACACCGCCTCGAGCACCGACTACAAGGACCAGTACCAGCGCGACCGCTACCGCCTCGGCCTCCTGTCCCTACAGGTCCAATCCGTCACCCGCGGCGCGAACTTCTCCACCGACAAGCAGGTCTACACGGTGCGCGCCAAGATGCTCGACTTCACCAACAAAACCTTCTGGAACAAGGACCGCGACACGATCTTCCAGAATCTCCGCGACTACAACAAGGGCGAGAGCGATACAAGTAAGGGCGATCAGTACGTCTACACGTACATCACCAACGCCTACCAGCAGGCCGTCGATCACCTCCAAACCACTGGCCCGCAAGAAGGTGACGCTCCCATGCGTGACGTGACGTTCGACCTCACCGTCCAGCGCTACCCCGCGCAGAACAGCGGGTGGCTCGTGTCCATCGACAAAGACCTGGACAACCTCCTACGCAACACCGACGGCGTTGACGTGGCAACCTATATCCGCGAGCAGTACAAGGACGCGAACCGATGATCTGGTCAATCCTCACCATGCTATTGATCCTCACTAACGTCGGAGTCCACTCCCTCAAAGACCTCGACGAGAAGTACCGCAACGGCTTTCACGCGATCTCCTGCATCGTCGCAGCCATCGCCCTCGTCATTGCTCTCATCACTGTCCGCTAATCTCACAGAAAGGCCTAAACGGTTATGGCCCTCCCCACCAACGGCGACGACGCGCTCGCACGTTTCAACGCCCGCAACCAGGAACCCGAGTTCGCGCCCGGCATGGGTGACGAGTCTATCTGGGGCATGGACTCCGGCCCGTCCAGCAGTTCCTTCGACGATCCCTTCGGTGGCCCGTCACGCTCATCCTCGTTCGACAGCCCCTTCGGTGGCGGCGGCAATGACCCCTTCGGTTCCTCCCGATCCGGTTTCGGCGCGCCCTCTCCGTCGCCGTTTGGTGGCCCGTCCGCTGACCCGTTCTCTCCATCCTTCGGACAGCAGGGTCCGCCGCCCGCAGCCTTCGGCCAGTCAGGGCAGCAGCCGCAGACAGCATCCGAGGCGATCAGCCAGGCCGCACATCAGGCAGCGTCGAAAGCCGGGCGCAACTCCTACGAGTTCACAAAAGCCGCTGTGGTCGCAGCGAAGACCCACACAGCAGCATCCGTGAGCGGCATGGGTGCAGCCACCATGAAGACCAGCGGCGTTGTCTCAGTAGTGGGCGCGGGCATGTGGCTCCTGTCGAACTTCCTCCCAGCGCTCGCAGTCGGCTACTACATCTTCGTCGGCGCAGCCGTTTCCGCCCTCATTGGCATCGCAACCTTCGCCGGCGGCTACATCATCGACCAGAAAGACGACGTGCGCGAGCAGCTGCGCCGCCCCGCCCCTGAGCCGGAACCCGCCCCCGTCATCGAGCCGCAGCCCCTCCCCGTGTTCGACGAGCCTGAACCCGCGAGCGCCCCCGCCCCCGAACCTGAGCAGGAATCGGACAGCTGGGACTGGAACGACCTCATCCCCGACGAGGAACCCGCCGAGGACGTGGACTACGACTCCCTCGAGTCCGACCTCGAGAACCTGAACATGCAGAAGGGCACCCAGACTCGCCAGTTCATCTACGAGACCCTGACGAAGGGCCTACCGTCCATCAGCCCCAAGTTCGCAGACATGCGCAACCTCCGTAAAGGCAGCGCCGAGTGGGCGATCTGGGCTGAGCTCATCCGCGACGCAGCCAAGCAGGTCGGTACCCGCGACGATCTCCTCCCCGACCTCGAGGATGCCTCTGAGAACCCCTTCATGTTCAAGCTGACGATCAGCCGCACCCCACGCATGAAGACCCAGGCAATCGCCGATGAAGTCGCGAACACCTACAAGTACGACGACAACGGCAACCTCGAATACCCCAACGCCTACGCCACCAGCGCCGAGTCCGGGTCTCGCGCGTTCATCAGCGTCTACAAGGGAGCCAAGATCGACATGATCTCCCTCTCCGACATGTACGCCGCGTCCCCCGACGTACAGAAGTTCGTGCGCGACCCCAAGACTGAGATGCCCGTCGTCATCGGCACCACCGGCGACGGCAGCGTCAAAGCTGTGGACCTCCTCAAAGCCCCCGCCATCGTCGTCTCCGGCGAGCCCCGAAGCGGCAAGTCCTGGATCGTCAAGCTCATCCTCAACCAGATGTGCGCCTACATGAGCCCCAACGACCTGCACCTCTACATCGGCGACCCAAAGAACCAGATCAGCGAGTACGCCAACTACAACCTGCCGCACGTGCGCCGCAAGGAGTACACCGTGGACTCGGTGATCGACATGCTCCGCTACCTCGTCAACACTGAAGCCCCGCGCCGCAAGAACATCATGCAGCAGTACGGGTACGTCAATGTCCTCGAGTTCCGACGTGACCATCCCGAAGTCACCTTCCCGTTCCTCTACGTCGTCCTCGACGAGATGATGTCCCTCGCCAACGCCATGGGCAAGGAAGACGCTCGCGAATACCGTGAACTCATCGAGCGGTTCGTGTCCGAGTTCCCGGCCCTGGGTATGCGCGCCATCTTCATCCCCCACCGAGTGAAGAATGACGTGATCCCCAAGAGCGTGTCCGAGCTGATCTCCGTGCGCATCACTGCGAAGTCAGCCAGCGACGCGAGCGCCGCCGAAAACCTCGGCCTGAACTCAGCCAGCGAGTTCCCCTACAAGCTCTCCAACGCCGGTGACGTGGCAGTGCGCATCGCCGACATCAACGACGGCGCACCCACGTACCTGAGAGCAGCAGTCCTCGCCCCCGACACGAAGGGCATGGAACGCCTCGAGTCCTACATCGGCCACTACTGGGACAAGCTCGACCCCGTTAACGAGGAGGCCGAACCCCCGGCTCCCGAGCCGAGGCCAGCTCCAGCAGCCCCGCGTCCTTCTGGTAGGAAGCGCAGCAGCACTAAGGCCATGTTCGACCGGATCGGCGCTGCGCACGCAGACAGCTCACCCTCAACGCCCGCCCCGGCAGAGACCGACGCTTTCTTCCCCTTCGGCGACCAGGACGACACCGACATGATTCCCGCACGCGAGGAGACTCCGGCGGGTGACGATCCGTTCCAGTTGGCATTCCAAGGGGATGACACGGGCGACGAGCCGGAACCGCCAGCGCTGAGCAGTGAGGAAAGCGCCAACCTCGACCGCGAGTCCTTCTGGGACACCTTCTAGGAGGCGTGAATCATGATCCTGGACATCGACCCCGAAGTCGCGCAGCAGCTCCAAGCCGCTCAAACCACCTACCACCAGAACCGGGTGATCGGCACCGGCGACTACGAAGCCCTCATGCAGGAGATGTTCGACGAGTTCGAGCAGATAGAACGAGAGCAAGGCTTCGCGTTTCTCTCCCACCCCCGCCCCATCACTCCGGCCACCCGCTCGGAGTACATCGAGCCGCTACGACGGATCCAAGGTGAAGCGCCCCTGACTGGCGATGCCCTCACGGCTCTGGTCAGTAGCTTCCCCGACTCTGAACTGGAGGCCATGAGTGCTGATCCTAACCATCAACGGCCAGCGCCAAGTGCTCCCGACCGGAAGGCCACCCGCAGCCGTGTCGCACAGACCAAGGCGACGGGCAGCAAGGGCTCTCGTCGTGATGCTGATGGTGAGCGTCGCCGTCGCACTCAGCAAGCCCCACAGAGTGCCGCAGGGTGCACCAAAGGCCCAGCGGTAGCGTCGAAGCCTGTTCGTGCCGCACACGCGCCTACAGGGGCCGTCACGGACTCCGTGTACGAAGCGCCCGCCACCATCAGCGAGTTCCTGCGCGCCCACCCCGGCGCAACCTTTGAAGACACTATCCGATACTTCCCACGCGCCGCCGTCGAAAAGCAGATCCGCGTCGGCAACATCGTCAGCAGACAAGGACGGCTCTACCTATGACACCGGAAATCACGCGCGTGAAGATCACCCACATCCCCGACGAAACAACACGCGGGTTCCTCTGCGAAGCAGCCGCCTATATCGGCGACTTCCTCGTCATCACAGACATGCGCCTCATCAGAGAACCCGACGCGACCTACAGCCTCCGAATGCCCTCACAGTACAACCACTCCAAAGGGCGACGCTACGAGGTCTACCACCCCATCAACCGAGACTTCTACACCGCCCTACGCGACAGCATCATCGCCGCATACGAAAGCACGAAAGGCGCTCGCACATGACGCACTGGTTTACCAGCGACCTACACCTCGGCCACGAGAGCGTCGCCCTTGCGCATCGTGGCGCGCGCAGCGTCGAACAGCACGACCAAGCTATCGTCAGCAACCTCCTACGCTGCCTCCAATCCGGGGACGACCTCTACATCCTCGGTGACCTCTCGCTCGGCAGGAAACGCGACATCGACCATGCCGTCGCACTCCTGGCCCCAGTGTCCAAGCGTGTCGGCTACAAGCACATGCACCTCGTCCGCGGCAACCATGACCCGAAGGCCAAGTGGGCGTCACTGCGTCTCACGGAAGTGTTCTCCACGATCACCGACACGATGGTCCTCCAGGTCGCCGACATGCCGACACTCACCCTGTCGCATTACCCGTCCAGACAGGTTGCCAACATGGTCGCCCACACAGGCGTTCCCGCCGGGTGTTCATCCAACGCCTTCGACCCGAAAGTCCTCTACAGCAACTCACTCACCCGCGACGAGCCCCACGTCCTCCTCTACGGACACACCCACGACCAAACACCCACCCGCCCCGAATGGGGGAACCTCGACATCAACGTCGGAGTAGACGCATGGGCCTACCAGCCCGTCAGCCTCGACCAGATCCGCGCCCACATCAACCCGAAAGGAACCCGCGCATGACCGCCACCCTCACCCCCCTTACTCCCAGCCGCCTCGCCCATATGAACGCCACAGCGAACCGTGCCTATGAGATCGCCAAGACCGTCTTCGGGAAGACCGAGGATCGGGCGCGCGAGCTCTACATCTTTGGGCTCCTACACGACGTTGGATACGCCTTCGACCCTGACGACCACGCTCACGCAGGCGGCAGGGTCCTCATCGGCCTGGGAGTCGCAGCAGATGCCGTCTACGATCACGGAGACCCCACCGTCGGCTACATGGATGATGAGCTCCTGATTATCAACGCCGCCGACATGACAACCTCACCGACCGGCGCGCCCATGCGCATGGAGGACCGCCTCAAGGACATCGAAGAACGCTACGGAGCCGACAACCCGCGCCTCGCCCTTGCGCGCGAAGTCGCCGACCGCATCAAGTACGAGTTCGCCAAGCGAGGCCTACCAACATCCTGGCTCTGACCTCACCACCCCCTGCCGCATCTCGCTTTGGGAACGGCAGGGGGTTTCCCATGCCCCGAAACATGCTCACAATGGGCTATTTCCCGTGGTTTTGCCCCAAAATGCGATAAACTATGAGGGTAACGAAACGACTCACAGGAAGGAGTGAGCCGGTGCCCCTCATCACCGAGGTCGCCAAACGCCTACGCAGCGTCGCCCCCAAGCTCGCATCAGCCCTCCCCTCGCAGTGTCCACGATGCGAGTGGCCCCTCGCATCCAGGATCGACCTCGCAGCGATTACCTGCGTCAACCCGCGCTGCCCCGCAAAGATCGAGGACTACGCCTACAACGCCATTCAGGGGATCGGCGTGACGACCGTCAGCCCTGACGACGTGCACAAGTACGTCGAGCAGGTAGGCGCTCGCAACCCGCTCTCGATCCTCACAGTGCAGCCAGGGGAACCTCTATACGAAGGCGCGGACCCTGCGCTCGCGGACGACATCAGCGAAGCAGTTGCGCTCGCGGACCTGACACCGGCTGAGTTTGTTGCCCTCCCGCATCTCCCCCACGTGGGCCAAGATGAAGCTGACGCTCTATACGCCGACGATGCGCCACTCGAGCGAGCCTACAAGCCCATCAAGGACGGCGGCGTGCCCTACGTGCAGGCCCGCCTCGCGATCCCCAACGACACGGTATCCCTACACGCTGGCCGCGTGTACGAAACCCTCCTCGAGTTCGAGGAAGACCTCACGACAACCTGGAAGCAACTGGAGAAGAAGTGACCACACCCCGCAAGACCCCCCGCAACCTCATCAGCGTCTACACGAACGCCGCCGGGCACACGTGCGTCGCCCTGTTCATCAAGGGCGTTAAGGAACCTGTCTGGTGGCGCGCATACCGCCCCTCTGGCGCGGAGAACGTCAGCCGCACCGGGGAACTCCTAGCAAAGCTCAACCTCGCGCTCCCGGCGCTCGCGAAGAAAGTCCAGTACCCGGTCATCTTCCAGGTGCGTTCCCCCATCATCGCGCGCATCCTCTGGGAAGGTCATCAGCCTGAGAAGTACCGGAACTTGATCCGGCCCCTCATGTGGCAAGGCATCGACCGTCTCCCTCAGCCCGTCGTCGAAGTGGCGATCAGAGCAAACCCGAAAGCCAAGGCACTTCTCAACGCCCCGCGAGAAGCCGAAGAGTACGTCAGCATCATGCCAGACGAACCCGACCAGCCAGACAGCACAGAAAGACAACACCCATGACAAAGTACCCAGACCTAGACCCGGACGTTCAGGTCACCGACATCCCCATCCCCCCAGCCCTCAAACGCGCTGGCTCCATCGTCAAGAACTTCTACACGCAAGCTCTTGATTTTGCTACGCCCATGAGCCGACGCGACTACTGGCCCACCGCAGGCTTCTACGCCGCTACAACCCTGATCGTGTGGTGGTGGTGGACAACCGGCCTCATCTACATCGCTACCACCCGCGGCGACTTCTTTCACAACCGCCACGAGGCCATCGCTCGAGCGATCCCCATCATTCTTGGGTTCTCAGTCTGGCTCATCATCCAGACGTTCCCGTTCCTCGCCGCTACAAGCCGCAGGCTCGTTGATGCGGGCTACCACTGGACACCATCGCTCCTAGTGGTTGTTCCCGGCATGAACCTATTCATCCTTGCTGCGTGCGCGCGCCCCACAGTCGTTGCGGTAGAGGCCACTACGAAGAAGATAGGGGAGGGCTCATGAAGCAGACAGAGACCGCCACGTACTACGACTTGGCCAAGCTCAAGGACTTCCTGCGTGAACAGCGCCTCAAGCAAGTCGCAAAGAAGGCAGCGTGAAGTACTTCCCCCGCGTGCGTCGCCCCAGCCATCACCAGGTCTGGGGCATCTTCGCCAACATCGACACCATCGCCAAGCATGTTGACGTTCCAACCGTCGAGATCATCACCAGCTTCCTCGCCAACCCCGACAAGGCAGTGAAGCTCAACGCCGCAGCCTACTCGCGTACCGTCGCAGTCAACGCTGGGCACAGGCAACGCAGCATGTGGCAGCGCGACATCCCCCTCCTAGCCGATCATGCCAGCGATGGCAGTCCCCTCGCTGTTACCGCATACGGGCTCACGGAACACGAGCTCATCAACCGTGCCCCCGAAGCGTACAAGCCTGATCGACACTTCGGGATCTATGACGAGGACGCAGAACTCGCCCGAGAGATGCAGGCACTCACCAAGCGGTACGAACGCGAAGGCGTGAACCTGACCGTCATGATCGAGAACGCCTCCACCCACCCGGCAGCAGCGAGCAACCTCTGGGAGTTCATCACCCGACACCCCCAACACCGAGGCCTCATTACCCGCTACCTGGGAGCCGTCAACGCCCCGACAGAAAGAGACACACTATGAGCCCTAAGCGCATCCAACGCCAACGCACTCGCGGATGGAAAGCCCCCGCCGGGGCCGTCTACGTCGGCAGGGGAAGTATCTACGGCAACCCGTGGAAGGTAGACCCCGCAGCAGCACCACAGCCGGGGATCGTCGCCACCCACGAGGAGGCAGTCGCCCTGTTCACCAAATGGCTGCGCTCCACCCCAGACGGGCAGGCAGTCGCACGCCAGGCCCGCAAGCACCTCGCCGGACACGACCTCATGTGCTGGTGCCCAAGCAACAAGCCATGCCACGCCGACGTGCTCCTCACCGTCGCCAACCCGCAAGCCGCCAAGTCTGCGGTCCACGTAGTGAACGCAGTTCGACGTGAAGATGCCGACTACACGGCCTTCTTCGTCACCGAAGCGTCCATCGAAGAACTCGCAGAGAAGTACTACCAGTCGTTCACCCTGAACCGCGACCAGCATGGCTACTACCTATCCCTCGGACACAACACGGGCCTCGTCGCACGCCCCGGCACCGTGATCGTCGAAGGCCCCCACGGGTGGGGCGACTGGGAAGTCATGACCACAGACGAGTACAACGCTCAGTACGAGACGGTAGGAGACGCGCAATGAGACTCCCCCGCAGCCCCTACAAGCGCGCAGAAGCCGCCATCGACTCCTGGGACTACGAGAGCGAAGAAGGACAGGAGAAAGCCCGCACAACCGCCGTGTTCACGATCCCCGCAGCTCTCATCCTCCTCGTTATCGTCATCGTCGCTATCGTGATGCACCTGGCCGGAGCGTTCAACCCTGAGCGCGACGCATACCAGGAAGCCCAATCCCACGTCGAAGACATCACCCGCCGGTCAGAACGAGGCCTCGACAAGACCCGCACCGACAAGCCCGCCAACGCCGACGAGACCGCATGGACGCTATTCCCGTCACTCCCCGACGGCGCAGCCTGGAACACCAGCAACGTCACCTACCACGACACATGCCTCTCCCAACGCACACAGGTCCAAGACGCGCTCACCAGCCGCTACCAGTACCTCAAGACAGGCATCTACCCCGTCGCCTACGCCCCCACACTCACCGACACCCCCACCGACTGCCCCACCAGCCTCGACGGGTACGTGTTCCTCTCCGACGGCGCAACACCCGTCCTCTACGTCGCCCACATGAACGCCGGAACCCCAGACGCAGACAACGTGACGAACATGGTCACCGCCAACGCCTCCATGGCCACATGGGAGGCCATGTTCCGCAGCCTCGACGCAGACAACCACCTCCAGGTCCGCAACCTCCCCGACGGGTGGGACATCGCCGCGCTCGTCTACCCGTGGAACCAGACCCCCACCACCCCCGTCGCATCCATGTTCGACCTCGCCACCCTCAACGCCACACCGACCCTCTACGTCGCCGGCTACCGCACCCCCGCCCAGCCTGACGACAACTACCAAGCAGCATGGGCAGCAGCAACCGCCAGCAGCCCCGGCCCCAACCGCACGCCCCCACCCGTCACTGTTCTCGACGCGACACAGGCGAAGCCGCTCCTAAACGGACAAACCACCTGGTTTACGACGCTCCACAAGTAAGCCAGCCAGAAAGGACACGCCCACATGCTGCGCAACGTCACAATCAACACGAGCGTCGGACCCCTCGTAGGTATCGCCGCCGACAACGGTGTCGTCTACATCAACGGCACTCCGCACACGCTCACCATGTACGGGTACGACAAGCAGACAGTCCGATGCGTCATCCCGCTATCAGGCACCGTCGTCCGAGTCCCCGACGAATACCAGCCACTCCCCGAGACCTTCCCCGGCATCCCAGAGACCCTGAACATCAACCACCCAGATCAGTGCATCGGCTTGCCCGATCCGATCCACGGCATGTTCATCATCGTGTCCCGCGTCGCCGCCGAAGCCCTCAAGATCTACCACCGCCCAGACATCCGAGTCCCC